GTAGGTCATGATCGCGTTGTACGGCAGGCGCATCTTCGTGCCGTTGTGCTCGAAGCGAAGCATCTCCCTCACGTCTTCGAGGGGGAACTCCACCTCGTACTGCTCCATCTCGATCTTCTCGACCGACACCTTCGTCATGACGGGCCTCCTTCACCTGGTCGAGTGCTGCGCGTGGTCAGGCGTGCGGGGGACGGTCGGCCTCTGGGAAGAGGGGTCGGTCCTTGATCGAGGTCCGCTTCAACTCTTCCTTCGAGCCCGGCTCGGCGCGGCGGCGCAGCACCTTGTCATCGCCGTCGTAGCCGAACTCGTAGTCACCTTCCACCATCAGCTTCAGGGCGTCCCGAACGACCTTCGGTTCACAGTGCAGGTCGGCGGCGATCCAGCCGATGTTCTTCTCGGCGACCCGGACCTGCTTCTTCCTCTTCAGTTCCTTCTCGATGGCCATGATGACCTCGGCGGTTCCGACCACCACGACCTCTGCTGGAGATGGCTCATCGGACACGTCGAGCAGGGAGCCCTGCTCCGGGGCCTCCTGGGTGCTCTCCTGCGCGGGAGCGGATTCCTCGGACGCTGGGGCCTCCGACTCTTCGGGGCTCTCAGCGGGCTCCTGGGGGCCTGTGACGGTGAGATTTATGTGGGTCGTCTCGTGGCCGTCCTTCGGGACGACGCCGATGGTCGTCGAGAAGGTCCATGCGCCTCGCTTGCCCTCCTGGATAAACACGCCCTCTTTGGCGAGCCCCTGGCAGGCGGAACGGATGCTCTTCTCACGAGCCCCTTCGACGCGCCCCTGGATGAGCGTGACGATCTTGTCTTCGGTCCAGGGGTCGCCGATGACCATCTCGCTGGCGAACTCGCGCACGGCTTTCTTCACGCCCGTGACGCGCTTGGTCGGCACCGATTCCTTCGAGGGGTCGCCCTCGTACTTCGGCACCACGCCGATCTGGGCCTCCAGCATCTTCTCCAGAGCGGCGATCTCCTGGTCCGTGTCCGCGATGGCGGTCTCGACGGTTTCCCGTTCACGCTCCAGTGCCTCGCGCTTTGCACGGAGTCCCTTCAACCCGTCGTGCGCCTCTTGCAGCCACGTCTCGAAGTCGAATCCTTCGGTCATCTCCTTCACCTTTCTCTAAGCAATCTAACACATGAGAACCGTGTGTCAATCTTCTGGCGGGGTCTCGATAATTGGTCCGATCATCGACTTCTTCGGTCCATCTTCGCGCTTGGAGAAGCCGTATCTGCGCTTCTTTCGGTCCCATTTGATCTCGTGGGTCCTGTACTTCGCCTCCGCCTTGCCGTTGAGCCAGCGCTTCCACCCCTTACAGGTGGACAGGTGGCCCTCGAAGCCGATGGTCCAGGGCTTCCTCAACTTGTGGTGCTCGGCGTAGTATTCGCGCTCGGCCTCGGTGGCGGCGCGGCCCAGGACCAGCTTGCCGGTGTGCTCCTCGAAGAGCGTGATGGGCTCCTTCGGTAGGAGGTCCACCTTCTCCTCGCCGGTCTCCGGGTCGGTGTACTTCTTCTTCACCCATGGCCCAGCGAAGACGATGAGCCGACGCTGGATCTCGACCATGATCTGGCCCTTGCCGTACTCCGGGTAGGGCAGCAGGATGTAGATGGTCTTGCCGCAGGCTGGGCACTCGTATGGGTCAAGCTCCTGCTTCGGGATGTTGCCGGGGCGTCGGCGCTTCTTCTTCCGCTCCTTCTTCGCGCTCTTGATCCCCCAGATGTCGAGGTTCTTCATCCCCTCCACGTCCCGCTTGCCGACGACGGTGATGAGTTCCTTGTCGGCGAGCGAGGCCATGTGGGTCTGCTGGTTTTTGATGATGCCGCAGGCGCGCTCGATCTCGAAGGCCGTCAGGCCCTCGGAGGACCGCTCGATGCAGTCGTAGATGCGCCTCGCGATGGTGTTCTTCCTGGGAAGGTTGGGGTTCTCGGCCATCCTAGTCCTCGAAGGAGACGGGCGCGTCTTCGCAGCCCGACCGGCGAAGGAACGCAGCCATCTCGGCCACGGCCTGTTCCGACGAGTCCCGAACGTGGGACCAGTCCCAGCACAGGGTCTCGCACAGGGTGCGGAGATCCACCTTACCGAAGCCATCGGCCATGAGCCACGCCTGCTGCCGCGTGTACTCGTCGAGCGTGTGGTAGAGCGCCCCACGCCCTGACAGGCAGCGGACCACAAGGTCCCAGTTCATCTGCTGCACGCGGGTCATGCAGCCCATCTCGTAGGGGGAAGGAACGGTGAAGGTAGCGGTGTTGGTGTTGGTGTTGGTGTGGGCCATGGTGTCCTCCGTCGCTGAACACAATCTAAGCACTGGTTTTGCACTGTCAACATGAAATCGACAGGAATCGAACAAGGGGCAGCAGCCGCCCTATATAAGGTAGACGAAAGCGAAAGTGACTTTCGCTCTGGATGGTGCCAGACGAGAACACGCTGGCTCGTCTCTATCACAAGGGAAGGCTGAAAGCGCCAAAGAAAGTTTGTTGACAACGCAATCCCACGGCATTAGGTTGATGGAGTCATGAGCAAGCGGCGGAAGAAAAGCAGCAAGGCAGCCAGGCGGAAGCGCCAGCGCGCCGACGAGCGCATGGCCGGGGTCGCCCTGAAGAAGTGGCTCGCCGTCCAGGAGTCCGCTGTGCTCATGAAGCAGGACTGCGAGGCAGAGGAATACAGGTCTGTCGAGGACGGGCACGTCCGCATGTACGGGACGTCGGTCTCCTTCGGCCAGCAGTCCGCGTCGTGGCTCGCCAACGCCGTCTACAAGGGTGTGCGCGAGGCCAACGTCTTCGTCTTGAACCCGGACCAGTACGGTGCCTACTACAACGAGGCCGACCTCTACACGACCAGGGTCATCGCGGAGCAGGAGTGGTGCGAGCCCATCGGTCACAAGAGCCCGGCCTTCGCGTTCGCGATGGCGCTGACCGGCGTGGGTGTCCCGGACGACGCGCGCTCTGAGAAGCGACAGAGAAACCCAGAGGAGTGGCGCGAGCACTTCGACCGCATCGTGGCCGAGGGCAAGCATGTCCCCGTGCCCGACCCGGAGAAGTGGCCATTCGAGGCAATGTGGATTTCCTTCGGTGAGGGCGTTGCCCTGCCATCGACAGCGGTGGAGTCCAGGCTTCGCCCGGAGTTCTTCCACAGCTTCGACCCCGTGTCCATCGGGCTGCTCGGCCAACTGTGGGTGCTCACCGAGAGAGGCCCGCTCATCGCGGAGGCCATCGAGTTCATCCAGGAGATCGACGACAACGGCGCGGGCGGTGTGGGTCTCGTGTGGTCCGTGACCTACCTGCCAGAGGATGGGACCTGGAAGCACCCCTACGACATGAACCCGTGGATATGCAACGCCATCCACAGGCATCTGCTCGACTTCCGCACCTTCATCGTCGAGAAGGAGTGGAAGACCCCTCGCCGTCGCCCTGACGATCCGCCCCCGGTGGTCATCGAGCGCAGGCCGATCCCCAGGCCGTACTACCTGGTCAGGCTGAAGAGCCAGACCATCACCCAGAATTTCGCGTCGGCCATGCCCCCGCGCCGGAAGTTCGAGTACCAGCACCGATTCCAGGTGCGCGGTCACGAGCGCGTGCGCGTGCGCCGTGGAAACCTCCCCCTCCCGGCTGATGTCCGCGAGGAGTTGGAGCGCCGTCGCTACACCATCTACACCATCAACGAGATGTCGCAGGAGCACGCCAGGCTTCTCTTGGAGCGTGGCATCCCCGTGAAGAGGTCCAGCGAGTGGCTGGCTGTCCTGGTGTCCTGGGTCAAGTCCCACGAGAAGGGACCAGAGGACGGCCCATTCGTGCCGTCAGTGAGGTTGGCATGAGCTACGACTTGGAGGCGAAGAAAAAATGACCCTGAAGGATGACCTATTGAAGCAGGTCAGGAAGGACATCAGAGACGAGGCTCCCGCCACGCCAGTCGATCCAGAGGAAGCCGACGACACGACACCGGACTGGGACACGAAGTGCTCTGTTTGCGGCGCTGTCCCGACCGTGCCTGTGACCGGGATGTGCGGACCTTGCACCTTCGGTGAGGCAGATACCTATGGAGGCAACTGGTGAGCAGCGAAGAAGAGCGGAAGGCAGGAGACTTGGACGTCATCCCGATGTTCTCCGACCACGACGTGATCAAGGCGGCGAAGGCCGAGGCGGAGCGCATGAACGCGCACCAGGCCGAGGAGCAGCGGAAGATCGCGAGCACGATCCCGGAGAGCGCCATGCCGTGCCCAAGGCTTGAACTGCGCTGGGTCAGGGTGGGCTACGAGACGCGGTGCGACTACAACATCGTCATCCCCATCAACAAGAACGACATCAGAGAGGGAAGCCCGGTCAACATCGGGTCGGAACTTCGCTTCTGCATGGGGTTCACGACGACTCACACGTCGCGTGACGGACATCCATTGTGGCCCAACGGCGTCATCGACACGCCCTACCGCGACGGCAAGCACGCGGCATGGGACAGCCACCGCACCGGGTTCCCGGCGTTCGTCGTGTGGCAGGGGCAGGCCCAGAGCATTCTGCCAGAGGAGCCCAACGGCGAGCCCATCGAGGACGACCCGCCCGACGAGAAGCCTGGGGGCGGCAAGGACTGGGCTCACCGCTCATCTTCGCGCGTTCTGAACGACGCAAGGGACATGATCAAGCGGCACGCATTCAAGGTCCAGGGCCTTCGAGATGGGCAGCAGAAGGGGTCGTGGCCGTGGCTCTACTTCGACTGGATCTACGAGACCATGATGGTCCAGGCGAAGCGGATCGATGACGATGGATTCACCGACTTCGAGGACTGGGTGCGGTTCCGCACGAGCAAGATCAACATCGGGGTCGTCAAGCGCGTGTGCTCGAAGTGCGGCGCGGACGTTCCGAGGGACATCACCCAGGCGTGCGAGCACGTCTACGGCGACAACGCGAGGGAGTTCGCCGCGAAGGAGTAACCATGGGCAGCAGAGGGGCCTACGCGGGCCAGCCCTACAGCTTCATGTGCAAGGGCTGCAAGACCAAGCGCATCGAGGTCATCCACACGACCGGGAAGACGCGAGCACAGAAGAGCGAGGGCATGAACTACCACAACTGGGGAGACGTTGCCTTCGAGTACGAGTGCTCGCACTGCCATCACAAGGGCTGGTCGAGGCACCCGGACATCGAGCGGAAGCACAGGCTGGAGCACGGGTCATGAGACGGGACCAGATCGAGACCGACGACACGCGGTGGGTGCGGTTCTGGCGGAGCTTCAGGAGTGGGCGTAACGCGACCACGTTCCAGCGGCTCTCCTATCACGGCACGACCGACGAGGACTACCTGCGCCACGAGGCAGAGCGCTGGGCCTCGGACCAGGGTCCAAACAGCGAGTTCCGGTACGGCTGGGAGATCGTGGACAAGCCCCCGCTGGAGTGGCTGATGGAGCGCATCGACCAACTGGATCAGAGCATCGACTACGCCACCAGCGAGGCGGCTGCGCTGCGAGAGCTTCTGGGCGAATGAAGGAGTGAGGCGATGGCGAAGAAGAAACCGGGTGGCATCGCGCCGTCCGTGATCCTCATCAACCCGAAGTTCGCGCACAATGTCGGCGCGGCTCTGCGAGCTTGCTCCTGCTTCGGCGTGCGGCAACTCACCTACACCGGGGACCGCATCGAGGGGGACCTGGCGCTGAAGGGTCGGCTCCCGCGCGAAGAGCGCATGAAGGGCTACAAGGACGTGGACCTCTGCGCCTGCGACTACCCCTTCGAGCGGCTTCCAGATGACGCGGTGCCCGTCGCCGTCGAACTACGTGAGGGCTCGACTCCGCTGACCTTCTTCGAGCACCCGGAGAACGCGGTCTACGTCTTCGGCCCGGAGGACGGCAGTCTGCGGAGCGTCCAGGTGCGTGAGTGTCACCACTTCATCGTCATCCCCAGCGCCCACTGCCTGAACCTGGCAGCGGCGGTGAACGTGGTCCTGTATGACCGCAGGGTGAAGAGGCAACTGCTGGGGCTGGAGTCCGTTACGCAGTGGGACATCCTAGAAGAACATCGAGGTGCGTTATGACTGTCAATTCGTTCGAGGAAGCACAGGAGCTTCACAACACCTACCGAGGACACCTGGTCGAGTACGCTCGCTACCTGGGCGTCAAGCTCGCCTTGGAGAACGGAACCGTTCACGCGAGGCAGGTCCGAGAGATCATGAAGCAGCGCGGGATGCTGCACCAGGACATCGACGAGAGATGGATGGGGACGGCGTTCAAGGCCCCCTCTCTCTTCGTGTGGACCGGGAAGTACATCGAGGTCGAAGAGGCGTCACCCAGGAAGCGTGGCGGAGGGGGCGGCGGCAGACCGATCCGCGTGTGGAAACTCGCGCCAGGCGTGACTGCGCTTCCAGAGCCGGATGCGATGCCGAAGCCCATCGCCTTCGCTGACCTCGAAGAGCCACCGAAGCCACAGAAGAAGGACTTCCAGGCGGCGCTCGACGACCTGCGAGAGATGGCCAGGTTCGCCAAGGACCACGGCTTCGAGTTCTCCAACCTGGATGCCGGAAAGAAGCTCAGTGCGTGGTTGCGCTACCAGGCTGCGATGGGCGACAAGGAGTGATGCGCTGGCTGGTCGTGATCATCCTTGGTGGCTGCTCGATGTCGTCGCCGTGCTCCAACGATTGCGACTGGACATGGCTCGAAGAAGAGGGCTGCATGATGGACACCTGCGAGCTTCAGCTTCTCGACGTCGAGCGAGATCACTCCTGGACCGAGTGTCGCGATGGCGAGTGCTGGTGCTGTACAAATCCGCAAGGCACGCGAGCCCAGCAAGCTCGGTGCTGGTTCTCTGGCAGGGTCTTCGAGCCGTGGTCTGACGGCGACAGTTGACGGGGGTAGGCGGAGTCGTCTACCTTCACAGATCGCGCCTGAAGCCAGGCAAACCAGCCCCTTCATCTGTTCACCGAGGACCAATCGGAAGTTGATGAAGGATGGGTGGGGAGCCCTTGGCTGGCGTCAAGGAGACGTGACCTCCATGACTGTTGGGAAAGTATCCCCATCATCTTGTGCCTGTCAACCCGCAACACCACCACACGTAGCGTCATCTTCGCCTCCCGCCGCAAGCTCCGAGGAGCCCCAGGGGGACGGCCATCTTGCTTCCCCCCATAAGGGGGAGGCTGACATCTCGCCATCTGATTGGCATGGAAAGGGATTTCCCGACACGCCTGACCGCTACGAGAGGTGGAGGCGAGGTGGCTGGGTCTACGCGGACGGGGTAGCGAAGGAGATACGTGTTCTGAATGGAGACAAGCTGAGAGCGAGAGCCCGCGCCATCGAGTCGTGCGGGCAGGTGGTCGCGGTTCGCGAGTGCGAGTGCTGCGGCGAGAGTCGGCCAGGGAGCGGGACGTTTCGCGAGGTGAAGCGGACCTGTGGCGGGCGGACGTGCCCGTATTGCGCCTGGGTACGCGCGACGGAGAGGGTCGAGCTTCTTCGCTACGCGGCGGAAGAGGCGATAGCGGCGGTTCCTGGCTACGAGTGGCAGATGGTGACGCTGAACCTTCAGTACGACCCGGACAAGCACAGCGCGGACATGACGCCGGAAGGGCTTCGGGCTCGGGCGCTGATGATGGCGAAGGTGACCCGCAAGCTCTGGGAGCGCGGGCTGCGCGCCGAGGGGGCTGCGCTGCTTCGCTGCACGGAGATGTCGGAGTACGGGCTCGTCCACGTCCACGCCATCTACTACGGCTCTCCTGTGGACAAAGAGTGGATAGAGGACGAGGCGAAGAAGCACACCAGGGGGCGCGGAGTCTTCGCGACGGTGAAGCGGGTGAAGGGCGGCGCGAAGGGCGTTGCCACGGCCACGCGCTACGCGGCGAAGTCGGTGAAGAACTCGGCGGCGGGCTTCGACGAGGACTTCCTGACTGGCGAGAAGGACCGCCCATTGATTCATCCACAGCTTGCCGCCAAGTGGGAGGTCGGCTCGTACAACCTTCGGATGACCGAGGTGTATGGGGCGCTCCGTGGGCTCTCTGTGCCCCGTCCTGACGAGAGGGGCGGTCCCCACGATGATGGAGACGTCCCGTGCTCCTGCGGCTCTGTGGGGCGCTACAGGACCGTCTACAGGGGTGTCCACGATTTCCTTATCGAGTGCCACCTGAAGGGGGAGGCAGGGATGGAGGGAGGGCGGTGGCTGCCCTACTGGATGCGGGAGAACGTGCGGCGGAAGAAGAAGCGAATGAAGAAGCGAAAGCGAAAGTGACTTTCGCTCTGTTATCGAATGGGCGGCTCGGTGTGTGTATTAGTTCAGGAAGGGGGCGTTGGGCTTGGGGTCGTCATCGTCATCGTCATCGGACCAGTCCTCGAACAGCGGGCCATCGCTCTCGGGCTTGGGCTCCTCGCGGAGCGTTGGGACCTGATCGTCGGCCTCGTCGCGGACCATGAAGGTCGGCTCCAGACCGGCCTCAAAGATGAAGGGGCTGGCGCTCGCGGGGCGCACGCGGTCGCCGACAGCGATCTCGCTCACGCAGGAGACTTCCAGGCGCTCCTTCGCTCGGGTGACGCCGACGTAGAACAGGCGGCGCTCTTCTTCGATGTCCTCGCTGCGAGCGTGGGGCAGCACGTACTCGTTGCAGCCGGTCATGAAGACGTTCTCCCACTCCAGACCCTTGGACCTGTGGAGCGTGGTGAGGATGACCTTGTTGGGCTTTTGACCCTTGCGGTAGGCACCCTTCGATGCTTCGGCCAGGTCGTCGATGAAGTCGAGCAGTTCCTTGACCGTGGGGAAGCGGCGCGCGGCCCGAATCAACTCGCGGACGTTCGAGACGCGGCTGTTCTCGGTGGTCTCCTCGCCCTCGTCCTTCACCAGCCAGTCGGTGTAGCGGGTGGCCAGCACGATGTCTTCGAGGATGTTGACCGGCTTGCCCCGGTCCCAGGCGTCGGTGTCGCGCTGGGCGGTCTCCTGCTCGGAGATGCGCTCCATGCAGTCGGCCAAGATGTCGGACCACTCGTTGGCGCTGATGCGCTGGCGGTTCTGCACGCGGGCCATGTTGCACGCCTCGCGGACGACGCTCGGCCAGTGGACTCGCTTGCCCTGCTTCTTCGCTGCGCGGCGAGCGTTCTTGGCCACGCCAGTGACCTTCTCCACGAACGCCTTGCCCAGGAACCTGAAGGGCGCGTTGATGCAGCGGCGGACGTCGTCCAGGGTGCCACGGCCCTCGGCGATGCGGAGGTACGCGAGCAGATCCTTGACCTCCTTGCGGTTGTAGAAGTTCGTGCCGCCCACGACCATGTAGGGGATGCGACGGGAGATGAGCGCTTCCTCCGGGGCTCGGGACTGGGCGTTCGTCCGGTAGAGGAGCGCGCAGTCCTTGGGCTGGGTGCCGTCTTCGATCATCTCCGCGATCTGCCCGGCGATGGCGTCGGCTTCCTCATCGAGGCTCTGGTACTGGTGGCAGACGACCTCGCCTTCGGTTCCCTTCTCGTAGACCATGTGCATGTCCAGGCGAGTCGAGGGGTCCATGGCGTCGAGCACGCGGTTGGCGGTGTCGATGATGGCCTGCCCGCAGCGGTAGTTGCGGCTCATCTTGACGACCTCGGCACCCCAGCGTTCCTCGAAGGAGAGCAGCATCGAGGGCATCGCTCCGCGCCAGGCGTAGATGGCCTGCGCCGGGTCGCCGACCAGGAGGTAGTTGCGGTGGTCCTTGGCCAGTAGCTCACCCAGCACCAACTGGACCTTGTTCTGGTCCTGTGCCTCGTCCTGAAGCACGTAGTCCCAGCGGCGAGCCCAGCGCTTGCGGACGTCTTCGCGCTCCTGAAGCAACTCGGCGGCGTCGATCATCATGTCGTCGAAGGTGACGAGTTCTCGGTCGCGCCGAATCTCCTCGGCCCGCTCGTACACGCGGTTGAGCATGGTCGGGTCGGCCTTCGCTGGACCGTACTGGTAGTAGTAGCGCTCCTTCGCGATCTCCATGGCATCATCGGAGTAGGGCCGGGCCATGTTCGACTTGCAGAAGGAGATGAAGTCGCAGGTCATGTTGACGTCGCAGGACTTCCAGTTCAACTCGCGGAACCCGGCAGCGTCCTTCACGCAGTAGCGGTAGCGGTCCTTGCCGTCTACCTCGCCCAGGTAGCCACGGATCTCGCTCTTGCAGATTTCGAGCGCGACAGAGTGGAAGGTGCCGATGCGTGCCCCGGAGTTGGGGAGCATCTTGGCCAGCCTGTCGTTCATCTCGTCGGCACCGGCCTTCGAGAAGGTGACCGCGAGGATGCGCGCGGGGTTCACGTTGCGCTGTGACACGAGGTAGGCCACGCGGTGGACGAGCGCACGGGTCTTGCCCGCACCGGCCACGGCGGCGACGAGGATCGGCCCCTTGCCGAAGACGACGGCTGCTTCCTGCTCGGGGTTGAGCCCCTTCAGGAGGGTCTTCGCGTCGATGGCGACGGCTGCGGCTGTAGCGGTAGCTGCGAGGATCTTCTTCAGGCCCATGGTGTACCTCCTGCTGGTTCTTGCCAGCCCGTTCTTCGGGTGCGAGCCCCATGGTTGAGCACCGCACCCGGTTCGTTGACTCCCCCTCAATTTAGGGGATGGTTTGCGATTGTCAAGCCCTCTTCGTGGCCTTGCACTTCGGGAAGTCGATGCACCCGTAGAAGGGGGTGAACTGCTTCTTCGCGCCACGCTTCGGTCGGCGGAGAGCCATCGGGCAGCCGCAGTCGGGGCAGACCTCGATCTGATGGGCCTGACCGTAGCCCTCGCGAATGGTGTCGGTCAGCCGGTCCAGGCACGCCTGGGGGCGGTCTTCCGGGTGGAGGTTGTTCGGAGCGGTGCGGAGCACCTTCCGAGACTTGCCCAGGGGCCGGAACTCGCCGTCGAAGATGACGCCGACGACAACGCGCATGGCGTCCGAGTCACACACCCGGAGACGGTCTGCACCCTCGGTCAGGGTGGTGTACACGCGGAGCGCGCCGCGCCCGGAGTGGTGGTTGTACTCGAAGACCACTTCGCGACCCTGAACGGTCTCCTGATAGGAGCCGCCCGCGCTGACGATCTTGTCGCCGACCGCGCGAAGAGCGAGAAGAAGAGCCTGAGCGGTGATTTCAACGAATCTCGACTTTGCCATGGTGTCCTCCGTCCTCCCTCACAACCTAACCAATGGTTTGGCTCTGTCAACAGGCTGGAGGACAGATTTCTGGCAAGGGGGTTCGGAGGCCCTGGGCTGTCGTGAGCCCTACGCTGCGGAGGCGGCTGCGGGCTCGATGGCGAAGATGGCGGCGGGGTCACCAACGGCGACGAGGAAGCAGTGTTCGTGCATGTAGCCCCACACTGTCTTCTGCTCGAAGTCGGGCAGGTCTTCCTCAGTCACTTCGTGAAGGTGTCCCTTGCCGACCTCCACAACCTTGTCCGTGGGGGCGATGCGCCCGCCACAGCCGCGACACTTCCGGTGATCGTTTTCGGTCGTCATACCTAGAAGTTTGACCATATAGGATGACGCTGTCAAGACTGGCGAAACTCAGAGCACGACGTCGCCGACGCAGTTCCAGGGTCCTGATGCGATGGTCTTCGACTGTCCACGGTAGAGGTTGTAGTCGAGCCCGCTGGCCGTGGTCCAGCCGGTGAAGTCAACGGTCATCGAGGTGGGAGAGAGCACGGAGAGGATCATGTAGTGCTGGTTATTGATGTGGATGATGTCGCCGAGGCCAACCCCGGCAGCAACGAAGTCGGTGCCAGTGCCCTGGACGACACGCTGGCCAGCGACAACGGTGACGGTCCCCGGAGCTTCCGCGATGTGCTCGACGGCCTTCGTCAACTCCAGGTCCCAGTTCATGAGCCCCAGCGGGTGCTGGTAGGTGTCCGACTTGCGGATCTTGATTCGAGCCCGGCCAGAGGTCTCGTTGACGAACTCGATCTCGGCGGGCAGCGCGGAGGACTTGTAGATCTGGAGCCCTTCATTGCCGACCACAAGCTCGCTCGCGTTGAAGGTCGTGCCGTAGCCCTGCTTCGCGCCGAAGCGGAGGATGGAGCGGTCGATGGAGACGATGCCTGGCGGGTCGCGGTCGTCCTGGACCTGCACGTCGATGTCGAATGAGTCCCCGCGCCGGAACTTGATCTCCTGGCGGTGGGGGATGACGGTTGCTGAGAGTGCTGGGAACACGCCGATCACCTCCACGGCTGAAGGAACCACGCCAAGGATGCCAACCGACGCGAAGCCGATCAGGATGTCGCGGTTGCGACCTTCTTCACCTTGCGGGCAGCCCATCCTGGTCCCTGCTGACGATCTGCACGGTGACCCGGATGTCGCGCACGGCACCGGCAGCCATCATCATCGTGCGGATCGCTTCGGCGTGCTTGCCCCGGCGACCGATGAGAGTGCCGGTGTCGGTGTCGTCGCAGATGACCTCGAAGGCGATGAAGCCACGACCCTGGGCCGGGTTGACCACCACCTCTTCGGGCCTGTCCACGATCATCTTCGCCATGTGGACCAGAAGCTCTTCCAGTTCCACGAACGGGTCTGGTTGCTCCCTCATCACCTTCTCCTCGGCTGCGCCCATTGACCTCTCTCCTTCGGCTCGGTTCTATGGTACAGTACCACCAACCCTTGGCGAAGGAGAAGGTGACATGCCATCCAAGACGAAACCACAGGACATTCTCGACCGAATCTCGTGGGTGAAGAACCTCCCGGACGGCGGCGGCTCGTGGGGGCAGGGCATCACCGGGACTGGTGAGGCCACTGCTCGCGAGGTTGCAGATCTGGAGAAGACGAAGGCCAACATCCAGGAGCAGATCAACAAGCGCCTCCGCGTCATGCGAGCGCTCCCAGGCCGTGCAGAGCGCGAGGCCCCGCTGATGTACGACGACAAGGCGGTCGCCAAGGCACAGGCCGAGGTGGTCACGAAGGCACCAGAGCCAGACCCCACGGGCGAGTAGCCCCGCACAACACAGTTGACAAGCGGAACCCATAGCACAATACTGCTATGGTAGAAGGAGTCCTGCACCCTGGACCTGTCACCGAAGGCGAAGGAGGACGAGATGGGCGGACAGGCATTCGATGCACCTCGGAAGCAACTCTTCATGTTCAGGCCGGAAGACCTGGTCATCGTCGGGCTCGACCCGCCGTTCGAGAACGCACCCGAGGACCACGAGCTTTACGACAAGCGCAAGGACCGCAAGCTGGAGCCCACGTTCATCGAGGACATCTGCCTGAACAGCGTCATGCAGAGCGTGGACGTGACGAAGGTCGGCGGCATCCCGTTGGTCGTGGACGGAAGGCAGCGGACCAGGGGCGCTCGTGAGGCGAAGAAGAAGCTCATCGCGCGAGGTGTCCCGGAGGAAGAGGTCGAGGAACTGATCCGCGTGCCCGTTCGGTTCATCCAGATGGAGGACCCGGCGACGATGCTCGCCAGGCTCATCTCGGCGAACAGCCATCGTCACGACGACGGCATTATCGAGAAGGCCGAGAAGGCGGCGCGACTCATCAACCTGGGCAAGACCCAGAAGGAGGTCGCGACTCGCAACGGGGTGAGCACCAGCACGATGTCGAACTGGCTGAAGGTGCTCCAGTGCATCCCTGCCGTGAAGCGGGCGGTGGACCAGGGCGTCATCAGCGCCAGCGCGGCTGCCGAGCTTGCCGGGCTCGACCCGGACGAGCAGAAGCGCATCCTGGACGAGATGATCGAGGAAGGCGCGACGACCATCGCCGACGCGAAGAGCAGGTCCGCGAGTTCGGCGGGCGGCTCCGCGCCGAAGAAGCCGGGGAAGAAGATCGTGCGCTTCATCCTCGACAAGCACGACGATCTCATCGAGTCCAACCCAGTGGGGGCGGTGAAGTGGGCCATCGGAGACCTGGACCCGGAGGACGACTGGCCCGACCTCTACGATGCCATCCAGGAAGCCGAGTCGGTCTCGTGAGATCTCTTCGGTCGAATGGGGGTTGACAGAGGCTCAGGATGCTGTAACTTGCCTGACACATCCGGGGCGCAGTCAGGGTGCAGCCAAGCCGAAAGGCAGGCAAAACCCGGCAGCAACGCCACCTCGGATAGGGCGGGTCCTACCGCTGACTGGCGTCGTTGAGGGTGGCTGGCACCATCCAAGAGAGGCGTCGAAATAGGGCTTGGGGCTGAAGCGCCATCCCGGTCCAGAGGGACCGTAGACCGACAGGTGGAGTTGAGGGGAAGCGCCCAGAGCGGACCCCGGACACTGTGAAGCCGGTCGGCCCCTCACTCGTTGACCCTGGTGGGAACCCGGTGGGAACCCGCTGGGGTTTTCGTGTATTTTGGACCCGGATCATCCTGACCCGGTTGACATATCCATTTGACGACATAAGATGGACACATGGGCCGGAATGGGGGCAACCCCAAATGGCCCTGCTGTCGGAGGCCATGGCCTGCTAGCGGTTCACACTGCGACAGCGAGGCTCTAAGACGCTTGGGCCGCGAGGCACGTACAGTAAGCCCTCGTGCTGGGGATCGAGGCCCCAGGTGGGTAAAGGGTGGTTCGACTCCCCCACGGAGCCCTGTTTCACTGGGAATCACCTCCCGGGGTGTAGCCCGGGGTCGGACGCCTCATCCGGCTCCGGGCATTTTTGTGCTACCGTGCGACCCGTGGACACAGAGAGCACGCACATCCTGGCGGAGTTCTGGGACTGCAAGGAAGACCTCAACGACCAGTGTCTCATCCGAGATCACATGCTCAGGGCGACCCACGAGGCCAACGCTGACCCGCTGAACGTCTTCTCGAAGAGCTTCGAGCCCCAGGGCGTCAGCGTGCTCATAGCCGTCTCGGAGAGCCACCTCTCCATCCACACCTGGCCAGAGAAGGGGTACGCAGCGGTGGACGTGTTCACCTGCGGAAAGACGACGGAGCCCGTCAAGGCCATCGAGTATCTGAGGGAGGCGTTGCGCCCGAGAAGGCTCGACATCGCCAAGCTCAACCGTGGCCGAAAAAGGGGCATTGGGATGACTTCTTTCTCGAAGTCGGGTACGTGTTGTAGACTGGGCTAACGTCGGGAGGAATCATGGCCGTCAACACGACTTTCAGCATGTTCCAGCAGTTGCTTCGGAACAGCGTGAACAACGACTCCTCGCTGGAGGCAACGCTGAAGGCGGCGCTCCTCCTGCGAATCGACTACCTGTGCCGAGACGAGCCCCACATCATGGGGTCGGGCCAGGTCAACGCCATCAGCGGCGGCACGGTGGACGAAGCCACCGACTCCATCCTGGTCCCCAGCGGCTCCGGGGCGGAGATCACCTACGACCTCATCACCTTCGGCACGCCTGTCAGCATCGACGGGACCAAGACGTCCATCGGGCTGCTCCTGGGGAACATCGGCCAGGGCTCGAATCCCGCCGTGGCGGAGTCGGACATCACGCTCCAGTACCGCGAGAGCGAGTCCGATGCCTGGAAGGCGTTCGGTCGCACCGTGGTGCTCGACAACATCTCCAGCGTCCAGTTCAAGGCCACCGTCGCGGTCCAGGGAGCGGACGCGGACATGCCGCAGCTTCACCTCGTGGCGGAACAGGACTAGGACATGGGTGACTTCGAGAAGGCATTAGCGGAAGCCATCGAGGCGGACGGCGGTGAGCTATCCGAGGTCAAGGACCAGGACGGCAACATTCTGAAGAAGGGTGACATCGTCGGCTTCAAGGCCGGGATGGAGCAAGAGGGCAAGATCGTCAAGATCCGTGGGAAGCAGATCACGGTGAAGTCGCTGGATCGCGAAGGCTTCAGCGGCGGGTACGCTGCTGGCCAGGAATACTACGACGTGATGGCCGACGACGTGTGGCAGGAGGAGTCCGTCGAGCCCACGGGCGTTCCCATTGAAGAGGTCCAGAACCGCTACGTGCGAGACATGCTGGGGTTCATCGACAACATCATGAAGCGCGGTGAGGAGGCGACCTGGAAGATCTGGGGCCTTACCAAGGGAAGCCCACCGGAGGAGTACGAGCTTCACGTCTCGGTTGACCCCTATGGTGTCACCATCGAGGACCCGACGCCTGGCTACACGCCGATGCGTCTGGCTAACACGGCGAACAAGGGGAAGATCAAGGCGTTCTTCGACAAGTGGATCAAGACGCTCTCTTGGGATCGCATGGAGTCCGTCGAGCCAACGGGCGTTCCTGTCGAGGAGGCCAAGGGGCGCACTTGGAGCGCCAACGGCTATCTGGAGATCAAGACCTTCGACAGGCTCACCTCGAAGGACATCAGCGCCATCAAGCGGTACGTGATGCGCTGGGCCAACGGGGCGGAGAACGCTGGTCCCTCGATGCTTCCAAAGAACAAGCGGTGGAAGGCCACGGACGCCAGACTTCTTGGCGGCAAGCTCATGATCGTCTTCGAGACCGACGCTCCCGCCAACAGGACGACCTTTCAGGACATCGAGAATGAGGTCATTGGCAGGGATGGCACGGGCGGGATGCTCTGGCAGTTCGCCGTCAAGGACGCATCGTCGCCAGACAATCTGGAGAGGCGTCTGTACGGTGGCAACTGGAACGCCGACGACCATATGTACGCTCTCCGTGTGGTGAATTTTGACATCCAGCCCAACGTGGGCTTCGGCGAGGAGAGGAGAAGGCCCATGGCACGTAATCCATTCGGACACGCCATCAGCGAAGACGCCCATGACGAGCTTGCCGCGCTGGTCGGCGAGAAGGGGGCCAACGCCATCGTCGAGTCGATGGACGCCAGGCTGCCGGTCGAGCCCATCGAGGAGAACCGGCCCATGGACAAGGGCCTTCGCTTCGAGGTCATCAACTACGAGCCCGGCGACTTTGGCGGGATGGGCAAGGCCCAGGGCGAGTACGCCGTCTACATCATCGGCGAGACCTTCGCGATCAAGGACCGGCTGAAGAAGCTGGGCCTGCGCTGGGATGGCACTCGGAAGCAGTGGGGCCTCTGGAACCGCTACACCAGCTTCGGTCGGTCGCAGCGCGGCAGCGTGTCGTCGAAGCAGGTCGAGAAGGCCATCGACAAGGTCAAGACGTTCGTCAAGGACTACAACGCCGAGGTCGAGAAGGGCAACCAGGCGAAGCTCTCCGGTGGTGGCATCGCCGACGACCCGAAGCCGATGACGATGCGGGGCCAGGTCAAGGCCATCATGTCGGCCCAGCGGCTCAACAAGCGGCTGAAGAAGAACGGCCTGGTCGTCACCTACGACTTCCCGCACAGCGTCGGCGGCTTCTCCGAGGCCGGGGCCTACAACGCCTGGGTGGTCGGCAAGACCTGGCTCGTGAAGAACGCGCTGAAGCGGTTCGGCTTCACCTTCAACCGCACGGTGCCTGGTGATGTCGCCAGGCGCGCGAAGGAGGCTGGGCTGAAGAAGGTCGATGCCGGGTGGATGATGGACGGCGCGACCTACGACCGCATCTCGAAGCAGGTGGAACAGCACCTCCTGCGCGTGGCCGAGGGCACGATGAGGGAGGCCGAGGAGATGGACTCGAACCTGGACGAGGCCGGGTTCGTCATCGGCGCAGGCGGGCTGGAGAAGCCCGCTGGCGAGGGCATGAAGCTCCAGCCCAACACCGCCTACTACTACGGCGCGTCGTCGAGCCCCGGCCTCATCATCGTGGACAGCGTCAAGGGTGGCCGCGTCACCTACTACGACCCCTACTCGAAGAAGCGGCGCACGGAGCAGGAGTGGATCTTCCGCGACCTGGCAGAGAAGGGCACCCGGAACTGGCTGAAGGTCTACGCCAAGTACCAGCCGGAACTCGCGCGCAACATGAAGGCTCTGCTGGCCGGGAAGTCGGCCAAGGCCAACGGTCAAGACTTCGACCGCTTCAAGGTCATCGTGACGGTGGCGCAGCGCAAGGGCGATATGTGGCGGGCAGCCGAGGAGTTCGGCAGCGTGGGCGGATTCGCGGACGACCCCGACCGCTACGAGATCGAACTGATGCGGTCCTCGCTCAACCGGCTCCGCAAGGACCGGCGCTTCTCCATCGAGAGCGAGACCAAGCTCTAAAAAGGCCGGGCCGAGGCGGCATCGAACAGCCACCGTTGCCCAGGGGCGCTCTGGAAGGCGTCCCAGGCAGCCTGGGCCAGGTCGATGTCGCGGAGGTCGCAGGCGTACCCCTCGAACATCTCCAGACCGCTATCCTCGATGCGATAGACCTCCAGCTTGCCACCACGGAACGAGGTGACCTGGAAGGGCCGACGATTGTAGGTGAAGTGGGCTTTGGTGATGTCGCTCATGGTGGCCTCCTACAGATCCTCGTGCGCGGGCACGGGGGTGGTGTCCTCGAACACGTTCCAGTAGCACTCCTGGGAGCAGAGCCCGGCGTAGGCGTCACGGTCGCCGACCGGCTTGCCGCACTCCGGGCAGGTGTCGGAGTCGAGCGCCGCGCAGAAGTCCTCGACCTCCTGGGGCACGTCGATCTCGACGGTGCGGGGGTTGACGATGGCGATAGCCTCGTCCACGGAGTGACCCTCGGTGATGAGGGCCATGATCTTCAGTCCGTCTTCGCCGTTGTAAAATTCCATCGTCTCCATCCCTTCTACAGAGCCACGCAGTCCGCGATGGCTTCGATGCGGGTGCTGTTGCGGTACGCCCACTCCATGATTTCGACCACGCTGGTCCCAAGGGAGCGGACCTCGTCCACGGTCATGCCGTAGTCGAGCAGGTCGCGAGCCATGCTCTCGGCGTGGGACCAGGTCTGATCCCACTCGTAGCCGTAGTCCTCGCAGTCGTAGTCGTCGTCGTGGGACGACGGCAGGGGGTAGACCGCGCAGAGCGCGTCCATCACCACCTCGGCCATCATGTCGATGGCGAGCGCCTGGGGGGTGGGGGGAGTGTAGGTGGTGATGGTGTTGGTGTTCATGGTGTCCCTCGCTGCCATGCACACAATCTATGGTCTGGTTTGCGATTGTCAACATCCTCCTGTAAATTAGGTGGAGAAAGTTACAGGAGACAGGTGGTACGATTTCCTTATGAGGCAGTGGAAGCACAGCCCCCAGAAGGTCCAGTGCGCTGCCTGTGGTGTCGAAGGGCTCCGGGTCAACGACAAGGACAAGGAGTGGGTCAACATCGCGGGCCAGTGGTACTGCCGCAAGGACGCCTGTCAGCAGGTGGCCAGGATGCCCCTCATCCGGCACCAGTTGACAAAGTGAAAACGACACCATAGGTTAGACGCATGTCGGTAATCAACGAGACGGACAGGTACGTCTACGACGCATCGGTCATTCGGGTGGTGGACGGAGACACGCTCGACCTGCTCATCGACCTCGGCTTCCGCGTCTTCACGAAGGTGCGCGTGCGCCTGTTCGGCGTGGACACGCCCGAGACATTCGGCGTGAAGAAGGAGAGCGAGGAGTACCAGGCAGGGAAGGAGGCGACACACTTCGTCGAGACCTGGTTCACCGAGCGAGAGAATGTGCTCGTCAAGAGCCACGACGGCAAGCCATTAGGGCAGGGCAAGTACGGACGCTGGCTGGCGGTCGTGCTTCCGAGGGATGGCGGCATGTCCCTCAATGAGGCGCTGTTGAAGAATGGCCACGCAGAAAAGGTCTCCTACTGAGCGGAAGGTCCAGGACGGTCGGGTCACGAAGATCTGCCCCATATGTGGGCGCGGCATCATCATGGACCACAACCTGTCGGACCTGAACTACGACAAGCACGTTGACGCCTGTCCGAAGCAGCAGATGAAGGCTCGACGAGCGGCTGGGCGGCGGTACATCAGGAAGCTCGCCAAGGCGGGCAAGGGGACGGACGCGGCGCTCCCGGGGATGGGGCAGCTTGCGCTTCCATTCGTCGAAGGGGTGCCACAGGAGGTTGGTGGATGAGCGCTACGGGTCGGGGCAACAAGAGGGTCTTTCTGGATGACTACCCGACCCCTGCGTGGCCGGTGCATCGGCTGCTGGAGAAGGTGAAGCTCCCCGCTGGCACCTGGATCGAGCCCGCCTGCGGCGCGGGCAACATCGTCAAGGCCGTGAACCAGGCGAAGAAGGGGGTGAAGTGGGTCACCATCGACATCAACCCGCAGTACCCAGCCGACCTGACAGGCGACTTCACCTGGTTCGACGGAGCTATCCTGAAGGGCCTAATGCCCGCCAAGGGGCTCTTCGACGTCTGCATCACCAACCCACCCTACAAGCTCGCCCAGGCGTTCGTGAACCAGGGGCTCCGTGTGGCGCGCTACGTCGTCATGCTGCTCCGCGTCAACTTCCTCGAAGGCGATGACCGGCAGCCCTGGATGGCGGAGAACACGCCGAGCTTGGCGGTGCTCCCCAACCGGCCCAGCTTCCGCGAGTTCATCGACCCGGAGACCGGGAAGAAGACGACGACCGATGCCTGCGCCTACGCCTGGTTCGTCTGGGCACAGGACGGCGAGCGGCGGCTGGTCAAGGACGGGATCGTCATCCTGAACCGGACACCGGCAGCGGTGCGGCGCAGGGAGAAGGAGATCCTGTACAAGGAAGACATACCGGGCGACCTGTTCTCAGGAATCGAGATCTGAAGCTGTCAGAAATCGACATCGGACTCCGTCCATAGTGTTGACAACGCAATCCCATGCGCTAAGATTATGGGAGCGGAGGCAACATGAGCAACTGGACAGAGGAATGGGTCAACTCGGTCGGGCGGCGCGTCCGTGTCGTGATGGACGACATGAGCGTCGTGACCGGCGAGGTCGTCTCCGCGCGAGTCTCAGGGGACGTCACCGTGATGAGCGTCAGGGCAGAGTCGGTCGAGCCCGCTGGGATGCCCACGCAGCCCGGTGAGGTCGTTCACTCTCACCCACGCCACGTCAGCCCGGTCACCTGGGAGCCTTCGGAGGAGTCATGAGCGTCACCTTCTTCATCACCAACTCGCCCACCCACGTCGTCGATGCCTGGGAGTGCCAGTGCGTCGATGACGGGAAGGCGTGGCCGACCTGTCTCCACTGCATGGGCACCGGAAAGGTGGAGTACGAGGAGCCCGTGTGGCCGAGCGTCAACATGGCCAACACGAACGCCCTGAACGTGCTTCGTGCCATCGGGTTCGCCCCGGAGTACGACGGCATGTGGGAAGGGGAGACCTTGGAGAGGGCTATCTCCGGGTGCCTGGCCGCGCTGAACAGCGAGTCTCGGCGGGCCGTGGCGACCCGCGAGGCGTACCACATCCCCGGTGGCCACGCTGGCGTTCGCGTCACCCACGAGGGCAACGTGGCGCGCGTGGAGCGCATGGGTGCCGAGGTCCACGGGTGCGCGTACACGGATGACACCGTTCGGATGCGCGTGGGCCAGATCCTCGACATCTGCCGCAAGGCGCGTGAGGAAGGCGAGAAAGTCTGCTGGGGGTAGTTGACAATCGCAAACCAGTGGATAGGTTCTAGGCACGGACGGAGGACACCATGGGCGTTTACACATACACTCTCAGGACCAAAACTCAGAACCTCGAACTGCCTGGTGGCGAGGTCGTGGTGGCGAACGTCATGGCGTACCTCTGCCGGTCGAACGACCACGACATGACCTTCATGTGGCCCGGCGACTACGGCTACAAGGAAGGGCTCCTGCTCAACGCCGCCATCGAGCGGTGCCAGGACCGCTTCTGGAACAAGGGAGAGGTCTACATCATCCACGAGGACTCGAAGCAGGGCTACGAGGTCTACAAGGCCGAGGACGCCCACAAGGCGTGCGTCTGGTACGACTGCGATGCGATGACCTCCATGGAGGGCGTCACGCTCGTCGGGCGGCTGGGTTCGCGCGTGCGCCGGGGCCGGAAGTTGGTCTGGACCGTCATGGCCGACGACGAGGCCGAGGCGTTCGACAAGGCCGAAGAGGAGAAGCGCCGGGCCGAGCGCGCGGAGCAGAAGCGGAAGCGCATCTTGGCCCGCGTGAAGGCGTACCAGGAGAAGATCGCGCAGAGACAACGGGAGGCCCAGGACGCCTCCCTCAACAGCGCTGGCCTGTAGGCCGGTGGAGAGGAGAGCATCATGGGACTCGGAAATCTGAGCAGGCGCGTTGGCATGAACCAGTCGAGCCGTGACGACCGCACGAAGCTGGCGGACCACGAGAACCAGACCCTCAACGATCAGTCGAGTGCCTGGGAGCGCGGTGAGTCGGACGGCGAGATCATCGAGGCGTCCAAGCGGCCAGAGAAGCGCGAGCGCAAGGAAGGGGCCGTCACGGACCTGACCGAGGAGATCGCGGACCTCGTGAACGAGTTCGCCGAGGTGGAGGCCGCGCTGAAGGTGCTCAACGAGCGGCGTGCCGACCTGAAGGTGAAGGCGACGAAGCTGTCGCTGGAGCACGGTGTGGACGACTTCAGCGGTCCCCAGGGCAAGGTCCAGGTCATCGTGACGAAGCCTCGTGTCACCTTCGATAAGAAGAAGGCGAAGCAGTACATGACCGAGGAGCAGTTCAAGTCCTGCCACAAGACCGGCAAGACCCCGGACCCGACCGTGAAGTTCGTCCCGGCAGAAAAGAAGTAGTGCAAGTCACTTTCGCTCTCCGTTCCTGTTGACAACTCAAAACCAAGCCTTAGATTGTTGATACGGACGGAGGACACCATGACACTTACCAAGACCATCACCATCACCGAGACGGCAGCGAACGGCTGGAAGCGCGAGACGACGAAGCGCGTCCCTATCGAGGCTGACGACTCCTGGGGCATGTTCACGACGGCGGGCAACAAGAGCCTCCAGAAGAAGGCCCAGCGGCTCCTGACCCGCGTGGAGAAGTTGCTCGACCAGGACAAGGCGAGCCGGAAGAACGTGCGCGCGGCGTGCGTGACATTCGTCGCGGGCTGGGAGCGCATGTCCTACTCGAAGACGATGGGCGAGGCTGGTGACTCAGATGTCAGGGGGTGCGTGGCTGGCTTCGTGGACGAGATCTGGGAGGCCGTGTTCGGCGAGAGCAACTGGGACCTCTGGGACGAGGTCAGCAGCGAGGCGTATCGGCGAGTGCGCGCAGAGCGCAACAAGTAGGACGGAGGACACCATGGCACGACTGAAGGTGACGAGCATCGAGCAGAGGGATCGAGACTGGCGCGACCGCGAAGAGAAGGTCCGCGTCTACATCTTCCCCGAAGGGGAGGGCGTCTTCTCGAACCTCATCAACCGGCACGACCGACCCCACAAGCTGTACCGGGCCGAGGTGATGCCGAAGGTGCTCGAAGACCTGGGACTGGAGCCCACGGCGAAGTACCGCTGGAGCCAGAAGTGCGGGTGCTCGTGCGGCTGTTCCCCCGGCTTCATCATCAGCGGCGACTTCCGGCGACTGGATGTCTACGTGAAGTGCGAGCCCATGGACGAGGAGAACGACGTGGACGCCGCGAAGCTGTCAGACGAGCCCGACCAGGCGCGTCGGCTCTCCAGAGCGGCGGACCTGGATGCGGACCCGACAATCCCCGTGAGCCTCACACCGGAGGCCAGGGCCTTTCTCGACGAGGTGGACAATGCGACGACGGACTGAGCAGTGGGAGATGGAGATCGAGGCCCCAGAGACCTGTCCCGTGTGCGGAGGCGACAACAGCGAGAGCGCCAGCGGGTTCTGCTCCCTGGCGTGCGAGAACGCCTACATGGACGAGCAGCGCAGGCGCGACGACGAGTACGCGCGGGACCTTCAACTGGAGATCCAGGAGTACCCGCCCGACGTGGTGAGAAAAATCATGGGAGGGTGTTGACAATAGCAAACCAGTGCTTAGATTGAGTTCAGGCAGGGAGGAACGGAGGCCGACGATGAGCTAGAGAAAAGCCGATACCCCGCCAGCCAATGGACAAAGTGATGGCTGGGGCGAGGCGGGGTGGCGAGATACCAGCCGACTTCAACCATAGAGCCCCCAACGGGCGGGGCAGAAAGCGAGAGGTTCGACATGGTCTAAGTCAGGGGCAGGAGAGCGGGTGACCCGGCACCTTCCTCCACAGCCCCATCGCAGCCGGGTGGCCGATATGCCCAGTAGAAGCAGCGACGGGTCAGCGTTGCCCCCTAGCCAGGGGCTTGAAAGACCCGGTCACCACGCGAGGATTGTTCCACGCGGGTGGAGGTGGATGGCCCCACTTTGTAGCGGTGGCGCGAATGCTTCGTCCATGAGCCTGGCTAGCACATGGATTCGGTTCAACTCCGATGCTGGGCACCAATGAGGTCTTTTGGCTCGTGGAGCAGCGCATCGCGCAAGTCTGAACGCCTTGGCCAGCGGGAGGATGCGGTGCCACCCGGAGGGGTGGAGAAGGGGCTGACCTCTTCTTCTCGTAGCAGGGGCGAATGCTCCAAGCCCACCCGTGCAGGTCAGCAGGGGGTGGGTTCGCCGGGTTCGATCCCCGGACGGGTCACCATTATGGTCTTGGGAGCAGGTTGACGGTCAGTGCAGGGTGGAGCGCGACGGCGCGGAGACACCCGGCTGCATACGGACCTGGGCAGGTGTAGCCTTCTCCCCCTCTCCAGCCCTGCCTGGAAGGTCGTCGGGTTGATCGCCGATGGACGCCTTGTGGGTCTGGCGGAAGCGTGGGTTCGAGGCCCACGGGGGCCACCAGTTGACAAGTGTTTTTGAGTGTGTAGGTTGAGAACGCTGCGGTTGTCCTCCGCAGTAGGTGATCCGACGTAAGTCTCTATCCGTCGGATTCTCCGTCCTAGAGCCCCCTGGGGTGGTGCCCGGGGGGCTCGCTTTTTGTTCTGGGTGTGGACCCCATGGTAGGGTGCGGGGCTTTGTGAAGGGAGGTGGTCCATGTCTTCATGGTCATCAAAGGCGAAGGGGGTGATGGTGGCAGTAGCGGTGGTGATCGCTACCGCTGTGCTCGTCGCGCTCATTCCGCTTGTCACCTGCGAAGAAGAGGCCGAGGCGGCGAGGCCCAGCCTGACCGAGCAGCGTGAAGCTCGACTCGCCAAGGCGAGGGCCGAAGCGCAGGCTCGACGAGAGGAGTGGGCTGCGCGTGACAGAGAGCGCGAGGAGCGCTGGGAGAGGGAGCAGGCCGAGGCAGAGGAAGAGCGAGCCCGCATGGAGGCGGAGTTTGCTGCGAATGCCGAGAAGCGGGAGCGAGAGCGCCGTCTGCGGCGACGGCGAGCCAGGGACAAGCTCTGGCTACTCCGAAGCCCCCAGGCCATCAGAGAGGCGCTGTGGGCCATTCCACGCGAGGGAGGCCACGAGGAGACCGTGGCAGCGCTGCACCGCATCTGCATCTCCGAGGCTGGCTGGAGGCCCGAAGCTCTGCGCGACTGCGTGTGGATCTGGCAAGTCGTTCAGAACATCCGGTCCAGGTCGTGCGACAGAGACCGTGGGCTGATGGAGTGCGACGAGAACGGCGAGACGTACCTGTCGGCGATGCGGCGGCTCTCCGGTCGGATACTCGATGAGAGCAAGGCCAGGACGGTTCGGCAGCGGTTCATCTCGAAGCTCGACCTGACGTGCGAGCGGCCCATGTTCTTCCCCCGTGGCGATAGCTGGGAGCGCAACCTGAAGCGTCCCTGTGAGCGCATGGCGAGGGAGGTCAGGGCCATCGTGCAACTGAAGGCCGACCGGAGGCTGACGAACGGGGCGAGGCCCATCGCCTGGGGTGGTCGGTGCGAGGACAGCGGTGGAGCTTGTGACGACGAGATCGCTTGCAGGCGCGGGCTGGCTCGCATCCCTGGCTCGAAGACCTACAACGCCTTCTGGTGCCGACCCGGGACGTCCGGGTGTAGGGACACCATCGATCCGGTCTGCACGCCTGGCGGCAAGCGCAGGCCGGTACTCGCCTCGAACCCCTAGACCTGTTGACCAACCGTTGTTACAGTGTGAGTTGTCATGCTGTACTTCACCGACGACCAGGTTCACGTCTGCAAGGAGAAGCACCCCTGTGCCGAGTGCCGTGAGCGCAAGGCAACCTGGGTGACCACGCTCCTGGATGGCAGCGAGGTAAACGTCTGCGCCTTCTGTCTGCTGTACTCCGGGAAGACCGAGTGGGGGCACGACAACCGGGCCGAGCTTGTCGAGGTGGGCCGCGCCGCACAGGAGCAGGCCGCGAAGTTCCGCAAGCCGCTACCCATGCTCGACGACAGGGGCAGGCTTCATCCAGCCGACGCCGAGAAGTTTGTCATGGGGGTGAGCTTCACCAGCCGGATGGTGGTGGACCGCTTCGGGGTGGGTCGTGACCTTTCTGACTGAGCAGTACCCTCGGCCCAAGGTCGGCCAGAGCGTCAGGATGCACAACGGCAGGGTCGGCAAGGTGGTGACCGTCTACAAGGCCGACTCCGTGCTGAAGATGATGAAGGAGTCGGAGGCCATCGGACTGGCGACCAACGCCCAGGCGCGCTTCGGACAGAACTGGCGCGACGTCTACTACCAGGCCGACATCATGTATCCGTCCGGGGTCATGGACGTCATCGACACCGCAGAGGTCGCCGAAGTCTTCGACACCCCTTGACTATCCCTTTTGACGATATAGAATTGTAGGTGATGGGCTCGAAAACCCTCACGCTCGCCACCCTCGCAGCCGCCCAGCGCGACAAGGGGGTCAAGGCGAGAGCACGGAAGGTGCAGAAGAGAAGGACGAAGAGCCCTGCGAAATGGTTGGGGAAAGAGTGGGCGGCGTTGTACCGCCAGGCGTTCCCCGGGGCGAAGGTGGAGTGGACCGGCGCGGAGGCAGCGCTGGCGAAGAAGCTGGTTGACGAGCAAGGCTTTGAGGGAGCCCTGTCGATGATCAAGCACTTCTTCGGCACATGGGACAGGAGGAAGGCATCACGTAGCGGGACACCGGAACTCAGGCTGCTCTGGGTTATGCGAGAGCGCATGAAGGCCGAAATGGAAGGCAAGGTCGCCGTCCCGGAGCTACGCGAGACAAGGATTGCCTCTGGGGAGTTCTCAGAGGAAGCAGCCGAGGCCAGCCCAACGCAAGGCTGGGGCGAAGTCGAAGAGGACATCGATCCCTACGAGGGCTGCGGGAATGGCTGGTAGGCTCGAAATAGGCAGAGCCATGCGAATCGTCGGACTCAGAATCAAGCTGACGAAAGCCCACATGGACCTGATGCGGATTCCGCGTCGGTTCTGGGAGTCGAGCTTCGACGCGATCCCCGAGTGCGAGGGCAGGGACGTCTTGCGCTCCTACCTCCGCAACATCGAGGACATGCTGGACCGTGGTGAAGGTCTCCTGCTCTGGGGGCCGAATGGTCACGGCAAGACGTCGGCTGCCGTCATCGTCATGATGGAGGCGCGGCGTCGTGGTGCGTCCGCTCTGTTCGTCCAGGCCGAGACTCTGAGGGCCAGCGTGCTCGACGGCACCATGTTCTCCGACGAGAAGACCCTGCTGGAGCGAGCGAGGGAGGTGGACTTCCTCGTGCTGGACGACCTTGGGAAGGAGCACGCCGGGGAGACCGGCTTCTCCGAGAGGCTGTTCGAGAACCTGATCAGGGGACGGACGGCGAGCAAGCGAACGACGCTCGTGACGACGAACCTGCCGGTGAACCCGCCCAAGGGCGGCGGAGCCTCGTTGAAGACCAAGTACATCGCCTCCATGTTGGAGGTGATGAGGGAAGCCATGTACCCTGTGCTCCTGAGAACGCACAACTGGCGTGACCGGGCGCAGCAGGACATGGAAGCCCGACTCACTGGATAACACCAGGTAGGACCAACCTGGAACCCTGATACCGGGGGTGTAGGGGGAGTTTCGCCGTGGACCTTGACGCAGCCGCCATCGGACTGGCGACGAAAAATGAGTCTGGGTACAGGAAGGCAAGGGAGCTTCTGAGCGACACCCTGCTCCTGAAGCCAGGCAAGAGAGCCTGGGCTTTCGTCCAGGAATACTTCACGGCCCACGGCCAACTCCCCCCGCCTTCTGTCGTCAAAGAGCAGACCGGCGTCAACGTCGAGCGGGTCGAGGACGGCACCGCCATCGACTGGGTGGTGGACCAGCTTCTCGACCGGCACAAGTTCAGAGCGTTGGAGTTCGGCTTCTCGAACGGATTGGAGCACCTGGAACAGGGCGACAAGACCGAAGCCGAGGCCGAGGTCCACAAGCTCTCGGAGCATCTTCGTGGCCTGAGCATCCAGAAGGCCCGCATCCACACGCTGGCAGAGATCGCACCGGAGGTCCGGGAGGTCTACGAGCGCACGAAGCGCGGCGAGACCGGCATCCAGTTCCCCTGGGAGACGATGACGAAGATGACCATGGGGATGTGGCCGGGCACCCTGACGATGTTCGTGGCCCGCCCATCGGTTGGCAAGACCTGGACGATGGTGCTGATCTGCATCTGCGCCGCGTTCGAGCAGAAGAAGAAGGTGCTGCTCGTCAGCCCGGAGATGAACCGGGTCGAGATGGGCGAGCGGTTCGTCGTCAAGCACGGCGGCTTCAACTACGGTGACGTCGTCTCGGCTACCCTGGGCATGTACGCCGAGCCCCAGTTCTTCAAGACCATCGAGGAGATCCAGGCGAGCCCGGAAGCGGCCAACCTCTTCATCCTGGACGACGAGGACAAGCTGGAGCCCACCTTCATCGAGGAAGCCATCGAGGCGACCGACGCCGACCTGGTAGGCATCGACTCCGCGTACATGCTGAAGGTCGCGCAGAAGGGGATCAAGAGTGGGCCGGGCTCACGCGGCGACCGCCAGGAGCGCATGGTCCAGACGGTGGACTGGATGCGCTCGACGTCGCGCAGGACCCAGAAGCCCGTCTGCGCCATCAGCCAGCTTGCTCGCGCCGGGAAGGTGAAGAAGAGCGCGAAGGAGACGCTGAAGAAGGGTCTGGGCACCGGAGGTCTCGAAGACCATCTCGCCTTCTCGGACACCCTGTTTCAGGACTGCCACAACCTCTTCGCTCTCTTCCAGGACGACGACATGAAGCTCGACAAACAGATGCTCTTCGTGCCGCTGAAAGCGCGGCGTCAAGCGCTCTGGTCGGCGGTCGTCTCCCGCTGGGACATGGACGAGATGAACTTCGAGGAGATCGGGACCTCGGTCATCAGCGACGACGATGACGACGACTTCGATGACAAGGGGCACGACTACGTCTACTGAGCAAACACTATTTGCGAATGGTGTTTGTATAGTGTACAGTCCTGGTATGGACCGCAAGCCGAAGGGCTACTGGACCGAGGAGACGATCAGGGCTGCGCTGGTCCCGTATATCGAGATGCACAACGGACGGATGCCATCGCTGAAGGAGCTACAGGCGCAGGGGCGCAACGATCTCTCGTGCGCCATCGTGCGCCAGGGTGGCTACCGGAAGTGGGCTGGGCTCATGGGTGTGCCGCAGAAGGGGCACAACACCCACCGTGGCCAGAAATGGGAGCGTCACGAGGCGAGCTTCTTCCGGGGCTTGGGCATGGATGTTGAGGAGCAGGCCACGCTGGCACCGTTCGATCTTCTCGTGAACGGCTACCGTGTGGACGTAAAGACATCGACGCTGAAGTTTCCTGGAAAGTGCGCCAGGAATGGGTGGTATCAGTTCGGCTCGACGAAGATGGGATCTGATTGTGACGCATTCGACTTGCTCTGCATCGGCGGTGATGCCGTGGTGGCTCGATTCGTGGTCCCGTCTGCGTTCATAGGTGGGGCTTCGTCTATAACGCTCGTGCCAAGCGCACTGGACGGGCGCGGGAAATACGGGCCATGCCTTGACGCGGTGCATCTGCTTGGGCACGACTGAGCGAAAGTGACTTTCGCTCCGAGGAGAAGGTGATGGACATCCAGTGGTGGGAGGTGGTCGGCCTCATCGGCGTGACCCTGGTGGTGACGGCGGGCAAGATCTTCGAGGGCCTTCGCGACTGGCTCAACGGCTTCCGCAACTGGTGGAGCCCGCTTCGTATCACCGGGAGCTTGCTCTCGTGCTCGATGTGTAGCGGCATCTGGGTCGGGTTCCTGTGGGGCTGGCTCGCCAAGGGCTGGCCGTGGTACGCGGCGCTCATCCTTGGAGGCTGCATCAGCATCGCGGCTCTCGTGACCGATGAGACCGTTGGGCTCCTCTCGCTCTATCGGCTGAAGTGGAAGAAGCGCAACCAGGGCTCGATGACGATGGAAGAGCTTGTCGCGGCCAGGCAGCAGCAGGCTGCCATCGCGAAGCAACGCAAGTCAGATGAGATGGCGCTCGCACGGGCGCGCAGACGCGGGACTCCGAGGGACATGACAGAGGACGAGGCGGAAGCCTACGCTGACGCCCAGGAGCAAGCTGCGGACGCCATGGTCTTGGGCGAGCCACCGGAAGCAGCCTGATGGAATTCATGCTGCCTGGGCTGATGTACGCCTGCCCGTTTGACGACGAACCGAAGGAGAAGGTGATGGAGATTCAGATGGCCGAGGGGTTCCCCGTTCGGCCCATGCACGACTACATCTTCGTGGCGGACATCGGGATGCCAGCGATGAGCCAGGGCGGCATCTGGTTGCCCGACGAGGCGTTCAAGTTCGCCCGCTACAAGCACCTCAACGAGCGCTATGGCATCGTGGTCGCCATCGGTAAGGGCCGCGTCATGGAGCCGGGCACCGACTCGCTCTGTAAACAGTGCTCGTGGGGCTGCCCGAAGAGGAAGGCGATCCTCTGCCCCAAGCTGGGCGGGCTCATCGACGAGGGCCTGAAGCTGGGCTCGACTGTGATGTTCAACCGGCGCTTCGGCTCGCGGCTGGGTATCCAGTTCCAGCCCGAAGGCTTCGCCCACCCGCTCTACGTTCGCGTGCTCGACACCGACAAGGTGCTTTGCCTGGTGGACGACTTCGAGCCCTGGTGGGACACGGAGCGTGGAGTGCTTCATCCAGACCTCCTGATGAGCGGTTGACTATTTCTTTTCAGTGCGTAGGTTGCATGGAGTGACCCCGCAACGACTCCAAGCCATTCTCCAGACACTCGGCGCTCGCAATCTGAGCATCAGCGGCAGTCGTGTGCGCTGCTCCTGCCTGCTGGCCCCTTGGACCCATTCATCCGGCAAAGACAACAAGCCCTCGATGGTGGTGTTCCCGGAGGGGCGCTACGGCGATCCCATCTACTCGTGCCAGGCGTGTCACGAGGATGGCTCTCTGCGGAACCTGGTCCTGTTCCTGTGGCACAAGACCGGGCTCAACATGATGAACGTCGTGGAGGCCCTGGACGGCCCGGACGCACCCATCGAGGCCCCGGCTGGGAAGGAGGTCAAGAACCCCTTCATCCGGGAGAAGGCCAACCGGCTGGCGAAGCTCCAGCGCGAGGGAGGGAGCCACGAGGTCTACCGGCGCAAGCGGCAGACGACGGACGCGCCGTGGCACGATAAGTACGCGGTGGCGGCGAGCGACAAGGTGCCCGAGATCCCGTGGGCAGAGTACGAGCCCCACCTGACGGACCAGGTCCATCCATATGCCGAGATGCGAGGCATCAACGAGGAGACCTGGCTGGAGTGGGAGCTTGGTGTAGACAAGAGGATGCACCGCATCCTGTTCCCGATGCGCGACCATCACGGGCGGCTCATCGCCATCAGCGGGCGGCTCTACGACGAGCACCGATGCCACCGCTACGGCTGCAAGGGGGAGATCGTCACCCTGGCCCCGGTGCCCCCGGCGAAGAAGGGGAAGAAGATCTGCGGCAACTGCGGCAAGGCTCCGCCGCCGAAGTATCTTCACAGCAAGGGGTTCAAGCGCAACGTGTTCCTGTACGGCGAGCACATGCTGCCCAACGACTCAGGGACGAAGCTCTACGTGGTCGAGGGGCACCTGGATGCGCTGGCGCTCTGGCAGGCCGGGTACAGGCCGGTGGTGGCGACACTGGGGACCAAGGTCGGGGAGAGTCAGATTGAGCGACTGGTCCACTACGCCGCGATGCCTGGGAGGCCCATGCGGATCATCCTCGTCGTCCACGATGGCGATGACGCCGGGCGCAAGATGGGCGTCCTGGTGAAGCAGATGATCGCTGGTCGCGTGCCCTGCTTCAGCCGCCCCTGTCCAGAGGATTCCGATCCCGCGAAAATGCTTCCATACGAGCGCGTAAAATTGCTGGGGGAGCCGTGGGGAAAGTCTGTTGACACGCAACTCACCATGGGTTAGATTGGGAAGTGTGCAGCGGTGACTGCACGTCTGATTTGGTGCTCTGGTGAGCACGGAAGGAGAGCGAGATGGGATGGTTCAACACCGGATTCGAGTCTTCCAACAACGCCTACGACTTCGCTGACGGCGACAGGGGACCGCGAAGGTTCTGGATGCCAGCCGACACGGAGAAGCGCGTCATCTTCCTCGATGACGACCCGACCACGTTCTGGGAGCACAACTTCAAGCACAAGGGCAACTGGCGGAACTGGGAACCGTGCAAGGTCCGCAACAAGATGGCCAACGACTGCGCCGTCTGCGACCGCTACCCCGACCGCAAGCCGTCCTTCATCGGGATGCTGTCGGTCATCAACATGACCCCCTGGGAGTCCAACAACGGGCGCGAGTTCTGCTACGGGCGCGAGTTGTACGTGGCCAAGCTGGGCGGCAAGGACAAGCCGGGCGTCCTGAAGAAGCTGGAGCGGCTGAAGAAGCAGCACAGTGGGCTCACCGGCTGCGTCTTCGACGTCTACCGCAGCGGCGGCAAGACCGAGTCGGTCGGTGACGAATTCACCCTGGTCGAGAAGATCGACCCGAAGGAGATCGAGGCGTTCGGCAAGCGGCACCTGAAGGAGTGGGTGCAGCGGATCAACGAGCAGATCGACGACCCGGAGAAGTACCTCACGCTCGACAAGCTGTGGGAGCGAGCCCCATGGGAGCCCTACGTCTACGCCGACATCTTGGAGGTCCGCTCCAACGAGGAGTTGCGCGTGATGTTCGGTGACGCAGGGGCCGACGAGGACGACGACGGCGGATCTTCCCAGGCCGACGCCGATAACCCCTACTGATCAAGGGTCCTTCACTCGTCCCGCCCGGTAAGGTGCGTCCCCCCCCCGTGCCAACCGGGCGGGGCGTTGTGAGGGGTGGAGGCGTCATGGACCTGCGTGTCTCAGGCATGGTCTGGCTCCCGAAGAAGGAGGTGGACCCCTTACTCATCGCCCATCTGCGGGACGAGTTGACCATCATCCCGCGCAAGGCGAAGGGCTACGACGACGTGAGGCCCGAGCCTGTGCGCTGCTACTCCGAGACCCCGTTCGAGTTCGGGGTGCCCAGGGCGTTCTGGTTCGGGACATCGAAGCAGGAGCACACCTACCACTGGGACATCTCGCTGGGGGAGGAATGGGCCGAGCCGCCCGAATGCCGCCTGACCCACGAAGGCCCCTATGCCGAGCAGGGGGAGATCATCGACCTGTTCCAGGACAGGTTCGAGCAGGCCGAGCATGACGAAGAGGTCTCTGACCGGCGAAGCGGGCTGCTCATGGGCGGCATCTTCCAGGCTGACACCGGATTCGGAAAGACCGACACGGCGCTGGGCCTCATCAACCGGCTCCAGAAGAGCACCCTCATCATCGTCCACAAGGAGTTCCTTCAGAAGCAGTGGATCAACCGCGCGAAGAAGTGGCTGCCAGGCATCGAGGTCGGCATCGTTCGCGAGGGCCGTTGCGACTTCGAGGGCAAGCATATCGTCGTCGCCATGGCCCAGAGCTTGGCTCTCGACGACGGGGAGCGGTATCCACAAGCGCTCTATGACTGGCCTGGGCTCCTGGTCATCGACGAGACGCATCGCGTTGGAGCGCCGACCTGGGCACCGTTGCCGCCGAAGTTCTCGGCAGCGTTCCGGCTGGGCCTCACGGCAACGCCACGGCGCATAGATGGTGCGGACAACGTCTTCTGGTGGCACCTGGGCAAGATCGTCTACAAGGCCCGCACAGAGACGCCGAAGCCCAACGTCCGCATGATCAAGGTGCGCTCGACGAGCCTGCCCCCGGTGGTGCAGCGGTCCAGCGTGAAGAGCCCCATCGTCATCAACGTGCTGACCAGGCTGAAGAAGCGAAACCGCATGGCTGTCACCGAGATGGTCAAGGCCCTGAAGGCACCGAGCGAGCGTAAGCTGTTCGTGCTCTCCGAGCGCCTGGACCACCTGCGGAAGCTGGAATCATCGCTACAGGCTGCCTGGGCCGAGGAGCGCGGCGCTGGAGGAGTTCCAGACGAAGACCTCACCACTGGGTTCTACGTCGGGGAGTGGTTCACGGGCGAGGTCGTTCCGAAGCTCGCACCCAGGACGTGGCCGATGAAGGACGGAGGGCGGGAGAAGGCCATCGCCACCATCTACCGCAGCCTGTCGAGGCGGTGGAAGAAGGTCGAGGAGCTTGGGGACCTGAAGCCCATGACCTCGGTCTCGAAGTCCACCATGGAGAAAAAGCACCACATCTTCATGCAGTGGGGTGATCTCGCTGGCATTCAGGGCATCGTCACGGACGGGGACGACGACGATAGATGGGTCCATGTCACGCTCGAAGACCTGGACGACGCTCATCTGTACGACCTGGCCAAGCTCAACAAGATCGCCCAGGAGAAGAAGGAGAAGAAGCGCAGGCGCACGGACGTGGAGCTTGAAGAGGCCGAGCGTGCGCGGGTCATCTTCGCGACCTTTCAGATGTGCGCGGAGGGCGTGGACATCCCGGCCATCGACACCGAGTTCTTGGTCACGCCCATCAGCGACGTGCAGCAGGCGAACGGTCGAATCAGACGAATCTGCAAGCCCCAGAAGGAGAAGTGTGAGCACTACTGCCCGTGGCGCGCGGGCGTGTGCGAGGGCAAGCCCCACCCCATGGTGGCCGACATCGTGGACCTCGGCATCCCGCTCGCATCGAAGCGCGAGGGGTATCGTCGCGACTACTACGCCACGCTGGGCACGACGGTAACGGGGTAGGTGTATCTTGACAATGCCATCTCAAGTGTTAGTTTGGTGTGTAGGAGGTGCGAGATGGCAGAGCGCACAGAGAGCCCGCGCAAGGACTACTACGCGGACTGGTATCAGAAGAACAAGGGACGCATCTCGGACAAGCGGAAGGCAGCCTATCACGAGGACCCGGAGTACCGGGAGAGGGTGTTGGCGCAGTCTGCCGAGCACCGAGAGCGGCAGCGAAGGACGCCACGGGTCAAGGTGCCCAGGCACCAGGTCCCGAAGCGGTACAAGACCGGGGACGGCGGCGAGGTCGTGCTCTACAGCATCGGCTTCTTCGCGATGTTCATCGGCAGGTCCGTCCAGAGCATCAACGAGTGGGAGAAGGAGAAGGCGGCGGACGAGCCGGGAGGTCCGAGACCTGCCCTGTTGCCACCGACGCCCTACATCCAGGGGACCAGGCGGTTCCGCTTCTACACCCAGGCGATGATGGAGGCGGTCAAGGAGATGGTCGGGACGAAGAGACGTCTCTACCCTGTCGATCCCGAGATGTACGACAAGATCGTGGCGGCGTGGGAAGCGTCGGGCGTGCCCGTGGACTGCGAAGACGGCATGGAGGCCGCGCTGGAGCAGACGAAAACCGCCCAGGACGAGGCCAAAACCGCCGCACAGTGAGTTGACAACCCATTCTTAGTGGTTAGAATGGGTAGGCGAAGGAGAAAACCATGGCGGAAGAGGCGGTAATCGCGTTCATCGACGGACGGTTCCTCCACAAGGGGAAGGAGTACGACTCCAAGGCGACCGAAGAGGTCGTCCACGTCCACAACTTCGACGGTCCCGTGGCGCGCATCCGTCGTGGGTACGGGCTCACCATGAACCTGGGCAACTACGAGTCCGCCAGGTTCGACGTCACCCTCGAACTGCCCTGCCACGTCGAGGACATCGACACGGCGGACGAGTTCGCCAAGCGGTGGGTCGAGCAGCGGTGCGAGGCCGAGGTCGCCGAGGTGCGCGGCAACGGCAACGGCTCGTCGAAGCCAGGGTACTGACATGGCGGAGAAGAGCGGTCTCGCCGCCGCCAAGGCTGCCCTGCTGAAGCAGTACGGGGAGAAGGTGATGGGCTCTGGTGAGCGCATCGCGACCAGGGACGTGCGCGTCTCGTCTGGCTCCTTCGCCCTGGACATGGCTCTGGGCGGCTCTCTCGAAGGCGGCTTCGGAGTCGTGACAGGCAGGCCACACGCCTTCTGGGGTGACAAGTCTGGTGGCAAGAGCACGACGTCGATGCGGATCGCTGGCATCTTCCAGGGGCTCTGCCGCAACTGCTGGCGACCTGCGAAGAACATCGAAGCCGTGCCGCCGACCGAGGATGAGTTGAAGGCCGACCCCGATGCCAGGTGGAGTGCGACCGGCGAGTGCGACTGCTACGCGACCGGCTGCATGGACCACGAGTGGAGCCCGCCGCCGAAGGAGACGGGTGAGAAGGCCAAGGCATACGCCGAGCGCGTGGCTGCCGAGAAGGAGGCGCTGAAGACCAACTCCTACGAGGAGCCAGTGGTCGTCTGGGTGGACGCCGAGGACGCCTTCGAGAAGCGCTACTTCGCCAACTTTGGTGACCCGAGACGCCTGATGCTCGTCAAGCCAGAGGTCGGAGAGGACGCTGTGGACATCGCTCACGTCCTTGCGGCGAGTGGGAGCGTCGATCTTATGGTCCTCGACTCCCTGGCTCACTTCGTTCCGAAGGATGAGGTGGAGGCCAGCGCTCACGACTGGCAGCAGGGTCTTCAGGCTCGCATCGTGAACAAGGGCGTGCGGAAGTTCATCTCCGCAGCCCACGGAGCCCACCAGGGCGGCAGACGGCTCACCCAGATCTGGATCAACCAGGTCCGCATGAAGATCGGCGTGATGTTCGGAGATCCGAGCGTCAAGCCATCGGGCATGGGCCAGGACTTTGGCGCTCACATCGAGATCCGGTTCAGGGGCTCGAAGGGCGACTTCATGTCCGAGCAATTTGGCGATGCGAAGAAGGGCGAGATCGTCTCCACCATGGTCGGCGAGACCTTCAAGTTCGAGGTCGTGAAGAACCGAAGCTGTGCGACCAAAGGGCGCAAGGGCTTCTACGAGCAGACCCCGGACGGTAAGGTGCTCGAAGACGACTACATCTACAAGATGGCCATGAAATTCCTCGTGAAAGAGGAGAAAAAGGCCAAGGCCGACGAGAAGTACAGCCTGGGCGAGATGAAGTTCCGCACCCAGAAGGCAATCCTCGAAGCGATCAAGGACGACCCGGTGGTGCGCGAGGCGGTTCGCAACGCGCTGCTCGCCAGATTCGTGCCGGGGTCGTGATGGCGCTTCCTCGCTTCATCCAGGATGTGGCTGACGGCAAGGCGGCGAGGGACCGCAAGCCGAAGAGGCACGAGAAGGCCACGGCCAAGGCCCTGGGCGGACGTACGCAGCCAGGCAGCGGAGCGAAGGACGGTTTCAAGGGGGATGTCCGGGAGGTGGCTACCCCGGACATGGAGTTTTTGATAGAGTGCAAGCGCACCGAGGACCAGTCTCTCAGAGTAGAGGCCCGGTGGCTGAACAAGATCACCACGGAGGCAGGCCCCGATAGGGAGCCCGCCCTGGCGATCCAGTTCGAGACCAACGTGCTCCGCAGGCTCACCAGGCCCGACCAGGTGACGGCGGAGGCCGACTGGGTGGCTGTTCCCCGGAGCGTCTTCAAGCGGCTGCTCGATGCAGCAGGGGAGTAGGAATAGTGGGTCTCGGAAGTCTGGTACGCAAAGGGCAGCAGCAGAAGCCCAGGAAGCCCACAGGGGCGCTGGAGCGACCAGACAACCTCTGGCTCCAGCCTCGCATCATGGAGGCCCTGACGAGCGTCAGGGAGGTCACGGTCAAGCCGGATATGTGGCTCTCGCCATCGGTGCTGGCTGGCTGGTGCCCGCGCGCCTGGGTGATGGCCTACCGGCTGGGCATCCCGCTCCTGGACGAGATCGGCCCGAGCAACCGCTGGTGGATGGACGGCGGCACGGCTCACCACACCCTGTTCCAGGAGTGGTGGATGGGACCGGCCAAGATCATCAAGGGCGGTTGGGAGTGTCCGTGCTGTGGCCGGATCGAGGGCATCGACCCAGACGACGACTTCCCCGTGTACACGCACGGCGAAGAGGTTATCGACAAGGTGACGCCGAGGAGTGCTGTGTTCTGCCCCGACGTGTGCCAGAAGTGCGGCTACAAGCCCACCTGGCGTGCTCCGTTCAGGTACGTCGAGCCCATCCTCTACGACGCCGAGATGCGCGTTGTCGGTTGGAGCGACGGCATCATCGACTGGGGGGCATACGACGACGAGCTATGGGACCTGAAGACCAAGGCAGGTCCAGACGGCATGGGGTGGATTCGCGAGGCCCCCGACGAGGGCAACGTGAAGCAACTCAACTGGTACTTGGACCTGGCGAAGATGAAGTACGGTCGCCTGGTCTACATAGAGCGAGGTGCAAAGCACCTGGTGGACGCCTTTCAAGAGCACCCGGTGGAACACGATCCACTGCTCATGGCGAAGGAGAAGGAGAAGGTCATTGCCTTCCGCGAAGCGTGCAACAACCCCGAATCCAGCCTCCCAGCCTGCCCAGATGGCGGGCGTACTCGGTTCGGCCCTTGCCAGTGCCGAGAGTTGGAGAGCGCCTGGAAGGATCATCGGGCTCGACCTTGAACTGGTGAACACCGGGCTGGTCGTGCTCTCCGACAGGGGCCATGTGCTCCGGTCGGCGACGTACCACTACCCCCTCACCAGCACGAAGAAGCGCAAGGTCACAGAGCGCGACAGGGTGGACCGCATCCTCCACCTCGCAAACGACATCATCGGCGTTGCCAGGACGTTCAGCGTGCAGCACATCGCCATCGAGGCGGGCGGCGCGACGTTCGGGGCCAAGAGCCAGGCCGTTCAGCGCGGCGGTCTGATGTACGTGGTGCTCACCCAGATCTGGCTCGCCTGCCACATCTTCCCAGAGACCCCGACAGCCAGTGCCACTAGGAAGAAGGTGCTGGGCTACGGCGGCAGCGGCCCGAAGACGAAGAAGGGTGAGAAGAAGGTGTCACAGAAGGAGCGGGTCATCGAAGCCCTGCGCCTGGCTGGCATCGAGTTCGAGACAGACCACGAGGCCGACGCCTATGTCGCGGCCAGGTGGATGTACGAGACCGTGAAGGAGAGGACGTCATGACGAGAATCGCCAAAAAAGGCGGCGGCTATCGCGAGTTGACCGACGAGGAAGCGAAGGCCTGCAAGTCAGGCAACCTCGTCTCTCTGTCGGGTGCGAAGGGCGGCGTGGAGGTGCTGACGACAGACGAGACGGAGGCAAACAAGATCCATCTGCGCCTGATCGATCTCGCCGCCAGGTATCACAGCACGCAGTTCGAGATCGCAGCCCTGCTCTACCGCGTCACCGAGGAGCGCCTGTTCACGGCGAAGAGCCTGGGGGCCTACGAGACCTTCAAGGAGTACGTGGAGACCGAGCTTGGCTTCTCCCTCCGCAAGGGTCAGATGCTCGCCACCATGCACTGGTGGTACTGCATCGAGAACAAGGACGCGCCGAAGCTGCTCGAAGGAGCCCGCGAGATCGGCTGGACGAAGGCGTACCACCTGGTCAGGGTCGTCGATGCGAAGAACGCCGACAAGTGGTTCAAGATGGCGAAGGAGATGAACGAGCAGGAGCTTCGCCGGAACGTGCGGGCGGCTCTGGAGGCTGCCGGGAAGAAGAAGGACCGGCGCATCAAAGAGACGAAGCCGAAGATGAACCCACCACCCGGCATGACACCGGACGACCCGGAGCCCGACACTCCGACCACGGAAGAAGCCGAGGAGAACGGGCAGGTCGTGGACGACGAGACTGAGTCGGAAGGACCAGAGGGCGTCGATCCTCCGACCGAGGAGCAGGTGGAAGAGGTGAGGGCCAAGGATCAGGAGTGGACCACCTACCAGCAGCGCGTGCCGAAGGAGGTCAAGGGCCTCATCGACGACGCGGTGGCGCTCGCGAAGAAGATCGGCAACACGGAGCACCCAGGCTACGCCCTGAGCCTCATCGCGCAGCACTTCCTGTCGTTCAGCCACGATAAGAAGACGGTGATGATCGGCGAGTGGCTGGCCTGGTTCGAGCGCAACACCGGCCTGAAGGTCATCGCCGTGGACCCGAAGGACGAGAAGGTGGTCTACGGTCACGACGTCCTGAAGGGCGTTGACGCGGAGGAATGACATGCACGTCAGACGAGAGATGGCAGCCGACACACTGGAGCGAGCCAGGAAGGTCTTGTCCGGTTGGGAGCGCAGGCTGAAGAAGCCAGACCCCATCGTTGTTCAGCGCGACGGACAGGGGAGACCCATCGAGACGCAGCCGGTCCCGGAGGGCGCGATGGTCGTCCAGACCCTCGGCGAAGAAGACACGATCAAGCTCCGTGCCGAGTTGGCTGCCATTGCGACGACTCTGGAAGGGCTCGCCGGGACGTGATAGTCTGTCCTTCAGCGGAGGTCAGAAATCATGAAAACCGCGAGTCAATTCGCAGAGGAAATCAGTGCCATCACGGCAGACCTTCCGGGTGACGACGGCGAGACCGCCGCGATCACACCGGCAGAGCCAGCCCCGGTGGCCGAAGAGCTTGCCGACTGGCGGGGACCGCTTCAGGACATCCAGGTGCGCCTCCGCAGAATGATCCAGCAGGACATCGACAAGTTCATGGAGAGCGCCACGAAGATCCTCTCGGACGCCGAGAAGTCGGACTGGTCGCCCACTGTGGTCCAGAACTCCGTGGCCCGCTGGAGCCGCGACATCAACCGGGTCTACGCCGACTTCGTGAACAGCACGAAGGGGTTCCAGGGTCTCGTCAAGTCGATGGGCATCCCGACCCGCCGTCACAGCGGCAAGGGGAAGGCCCCCGGCAAGAAGGGCAAGATGAACTGGAAGGGCTTGTCCCAGACCCAGTTGAAGAAGGAGGTTCAGCAGCAGGTCAAGCGCCTGTCGCAGGGCATCCACAGCCTAGCTGACGACGGTTCCTTCATGCTCCGCCAGATCGACCGTATCCTGAAGTACAAGGCCCCGAAGGACGAGACCGTGCGCGAGGAGATCGGCGCGCTGTTCCAGGACTTCGTGGACTTCCGCAACTCCTTCGGGTCGAAGGTGTGGGGTCCGTACAAGGGGCTCATCGGGCGGCTCGAAGCCATCCCGGCCAAGCCCATCACGAAGTACGGCAAGGAGTACGGCAAGGCCATGCGGAAGCGCCCATTGAAGACCATGCCGCCGACGCCGAGATTCGCGGCCAACGAGGACGCGCTGCCCATCGACTGCCCGGAGCTTCGCGAGGCCATCGAGCGCGACCGCCTGCGCGCCACGCGCGGCGTGCTGGGTGAGGACCAGGAGGAAGCAGCGGCGCTCATCGAGGACATCGAGGGCGAGCTTCTGGGCGAGATGGACGACGACCCCGAGAAGGGCGTGGCCAGCAAGATGAAGGCGAAGGGGTACAAGTTCAAGGTGCTCCTGAAGAAGGGGGCACCGCTCTACACGAAGACCGAGAAGGGGGCCAAGGACGTCCAGAAGGACTACCCGGGCTCCAAGATCGTCGCCAACGAGAGCGAGGAGATCGACGACCCCGCCGTCATCGAGGCAGCCGAGCACGGGAGCCTCTTCGACTTCTTCGAGGACTTCGACAGCCTCTTCGACGAGGAGCCGCTGGACGAGGGGGCCAGCGACGACGCCCCTTTTCTGAGTGAGGCAACCGAGTTCGAGAAGGGTGTTCGCGTGGCTGATGGCCCGAGCCGACAGAAGATGGCCATCCAGCAGGTCTTCGGTCACATGCGGCTGAAGGGGAACGTCGAGCCAGGCCCAGGCGGGAAGTTCATGCACGGCGTGGCCAAGATTCCTGGCGGGCATCTGGAGTTCGACGCCGACCGCACGCGCCTGGCATGGACTGCCTTCGCCAACGGAAGCATCGTGGACAAGGGCCACAGCCCCTACGGCGGCTCCATCAACCGCATGACCAAGCCCATCGCTGCGGCGATGAAGAAGGTGGCTGCGACGACCGAGGGCAATGACCCTCTGAACGACTTCTTCGACGCCCAAGAGCGAAAGTCACTTTCGCTCTGATCTTGACCCATAGGCTGCCATTGTCCACAATGGTAGTGGTATGGGTGACGTAACCCCAATCCGAGGTGGTCGCATCCCGCTTGCACAGCGGATTTCGGACCTGCCCATCGTTAGCGAAGTGGACGACATGCTCCGCGAAGGGCTTTCTGCGCCCGACGTGGCCAAGCACATCCAGGAGACATTCGAGCTTCTGGCCGACGTCTCGCCCGACGTGCTTCGCAAGGCACTGAGCGAGAGGAAGAAGAACCTGCCTCCACCTCCACCTGACCCGGAACAGTGGCCAGCGGTCTACTCTCCCCCGGACACCGAGGTGGTGAACCATCCTGATGGAGCCCGACCCCCTGGGGCGCTCGCGAAGGCGCAGTACCAGCAGGCCAAGCGCGGCATCAACGTGATGCTGGAGGCCGAGTGCCTGTACCTCGCGCAGCGCGACCGCATCGACCGGCTCATCCACAGCGAGAACCGGACTGGCGAGCCCTACGAGGACATGCCTCGTGAAATGGGGACTGCGCTGGAGATGCTGAAGACGCACGCCAAGCTCGAAGAGCAGTACGGACCCGCCGTGGACCGGATGCGATTGAGCTTGGATGTTCAGGGTGACGCGGCAACTGGGCTGGGCGGAGCTATCGCAGCCGTGATGAAGAACCCAGAGAGCCGACACAAGGTGCTCTCGATGGTTCAGCGGTTCGCGAAGCTCGCTGCACCCCCTGTCATGGATGTGGAGGCCGAGCCTGTTGGTGGCGGCTGATGGCCATCGAAATCGTCGGTGGCCGACCTCGCTCCGTCCGCACCGAGAAGGAGTTGACCCAGGAGATCCTTGAATCGCTCGAAGCGATGAGCGAAGAGGAGCGCCTGGCCTTCCTGTACTACCTGGACGAACTGGAGAAGGGGAACACCGACGTACTCGACGAGCACATCAAAGCCGAGTACATCGAGGAGCCCGTTGACCCGCTCACCTTCCTGCTCGACGAATACTACCTGGGACAGGTCGGCCAGCATATGTGGCCGAAGCTCCAAGAGGACTTCGTTGAGCTATTCGAGGGCGACTACTCCGAGGCCATCCTGACCGGCTCACTGGGCTGGGGGAAGAGCTTCTTCGCGACGTGCGGGCTCGCCTACGTGCTCTACCAGATGTCGTGCCTGGCAAACCCACAGGAGGTCTACGGACTGGCCAGGGGCACGGGGCTCGCCGTCGCCATCCTGTCAGCTACGAGGGAGGCAGCCAGGCGCGTTCCGCTCGCGGAGTTGGGCTCGAAGCTCCAGTTGAGCCCCTACTTCAAGGAGAAGTGCCCCTACAAGATCGCTCAGACCATGTACGAGATCCGCTTCCCCACGAAGAAGATGATGGTGGTGGCGGGCTCGACCTCCAGCGCGGCTATCGGCACCAACGTCTTCAGCGGCTTCCTGGATGAGATGGCGTTCATGGGCGGCAGAAGGCAGATGGACAGGACCGGGCGTCTCGTGGAGGTGGATAAGAGCGAGGTGCTGACCAAGGCCATCGTGCGCCGGATGAAGTCGAGGTTCATGAAGTCAGGGAAGCTCCCTGGGCTGATGTTCCTGGTCTCCTCGAAGGAGAAGCCCGTCGCCTTCATCGAGCAGAAGATCGAAGAGGCCCGAGCAGGACAGGCCCCGGACGTCTTCGTGAGGGACTATTGCTTGACGGGGGACACCATCATCCCGCTTCTCGACGGGACGGAGAGGCGTCTCGATGATCTGTTCGCTGAGTTCGGCGGCACCGACGAGCGATTCGAGGTCTATTCGTTCGACGTGTCGAGCGGTCGTATGGTGCCTGGCCGTGCGTTCAGGCCGAGGCTGACTGCCAGGGCCGAGGAGATTCTGGAGGTCGAGCTAGATAACGGCGAGGTGGTCAGGGCGACACCGTGGCACCCGTTCATGTTGAAGGATGGGACGTACAGGAGGGCTGACGAGCTTCAGCCAGGTGACTCGCTCATGCCCCTGTACCGAAGGCTGGATGACAAGGGGTACGAGGAGGTCGCGCAGCCGTGGTGGGGTGGGCGCTGGCAGAAGACGCACCATATGGTGGCGAGGGCCAAGTTCGGGTCGTGGCCCCGTCGTGGGAGCGATGGCAAGCCAACGGTCATCCATCACAAGGGCTTCGACAAGCGCAATAACACGACAGGGAACCTTCAGGTGAAGGAGTGGGACGAGCATCGTCGCATTCACACCGAGAATATGGAGACCTTGCTTCGCCATGTCAGGTCAGATGAGCATCGCAGGTTCGCATCCGAGCGAATGAGGGCTCTTCACCAGGACGAGGACTTTGCACGGGAGCGCGATAGGCGTGGTCGTGAGTTGTTGAACAGGCTGCGTGAAGACGAGGGGTTCAGGGAGTGCCAAGCCAAGGCGGCGTCGAAGACGCTTTCGAGATTTCATCGCACAGACAGGGGGAGGACGAGGCAGTCTGAGAGAAGCCTGAAGAGGTGGGACGGCGAGCGCAAGATCGGCGGCGTGGGTGTCATTGTCGATGCGGCGAGGTGTGGTGAGACCATCACGTCTCTGGCCGAGAGGCTTGGGTGTTCACCGAGCGCCGTGAGTCAGCGTCTCAGGCGTGCTGGGATGCCGACCTATTCCAAGTTGAAGAGGGAGGCAGGACACGCGAGCCCAGGGAACCACAAGGTCGTCTCTGTCAGGGCCGGTGGTCGGAGCGATGTGTACGACCTTTCGGTGGAGGGGCTTGAAAACTTTGCCATCGGGAGCGGGGTTTTCGTCCATAACTCGACCTGGGACGTCAAGCCACAGGAGAATTTCAGCGGCAAGACCTTCCAGATCGCGGTCGGAAACGAGACCGTGCGCTCGAAGATCGACCCGACAGACGAGGACAAGGAGTGGTACGAGGGCTCCGGGCTTCGGGTCATCGAGGCCCCAGAGGAGTACCGCCCCGACTTTGAGTCCGATCTGGAGGGTGCGCTCCGCGACATCGCAGGCATCGCGACCGAGAGCACGAGCCTGTTCGTCCATCGGCGCGAGAAGATCGTGGAGGCCATCGACGAGAGCCTGAAGAGCCCAGTCGATGTCGAGGAGTGGATGAGCGGCGACCCGCTGGAGTTCTGGTGGGAGAGGGTGGCGATCCCCTTTGAGAGGCCCATTCCTGGCGGTTTTACAGAGAAGGCGTGGAGGCCCATCAGGCACCCACAGGCTGTGCGCTACGTCCACATCGACCCATCGCTGGTCGGAGACTGCGCCGGGCTCGTCATCAGCCACATCGCCGGGCACACGGAGGTGACCCGGAGGGATGCTGGCGGCGAGTCGTACACGGAGGTGGCTCCGGTCATCGAGACGGACCTCCTGCTCAGGATCATTCCCCCGCCTGGGGACGAGATCTTCCTGGGGGACATCAGGGGCATCGTCTACGAGTTCCAGGCCCACGGCTTCATCATCGCCTTCGCCTCACTGGACAGCTACCAGAGCGCGGACACCAGGCAGCAGTTCAAGCAACGCGGCATCGAGTCAGAGGTGCTGTCGGTGGACAAGACGACGATCCCATACGAGTCAATGAAGACGGCCTTGTATGAGAACCGTCTGCGGCTCCAAGACAACGTGACGCTCCAGAGGGAGCTTCGTGCGCTTCAGCGAGTGCAGAAGACCAAGGGCGTCATTCCGAAGTTCATGATCGACCACCCGGCTCGTGGCTCGAAGGACATCGCTGACGGTCTGGCTGGCACCGTTCACAGCCTCATGACCAGGCAGCCGGGATTGCCGATGGCACCCATGATGTCCGAGCGAGACGCGATGACAGAGAAGCGAGACGACTCCTGGGTGACTGGCGGAAAGGTGATGGTCCCACCTTCGGCTGGTCAGCGAGGGGGTGGCCAGGGTATGGTTGGGCAGAAGGTGTCGAACAAGGATCTACCGATGCCGTTCACAAGGGGATAACGTGGCAACACTCTGGGAAGGATTCACAGCGAACGTGGGCAATGCCCTGCGCTCGTTCTTTGCCCGGACCCCTCAGAGGCAGGCGGCGGAGCTTCAGCGAGGCGGCACACCGGCAGTCTCGATGGCCGGGCTACCATACAACCTGGTCACGCAGTTCGGCTACGATGCGCTCGCCAACTACCTCCGCATCGACCAAGACCTCCAGCAGCGCTACACCGACTACGAGGAGATGGACGAGTACCCCGAAATCAGTGTGGGGCTCGACATCTACGCCGACGACTCTACCAGCCCAGACCTGGACCGGGAGCAGGCGATCTGGGCAGTGAGCGAGGACAAGAGGACCGCCGACGAACTGAACCACATGCTCCACAAGCAACTCCTCATCGAGGAAGACATCTGGGGCGTGGTCAGGACGCTGTGCAAGTACGGCAACGTCTTCGGTGAGTGCTTGGTGACCGACCAGGGGCTCGTGGGCATCAACTACCTCCCTCCGCCGACCACGCGGCGTGTCGAAGGCCCGCGCGGGCAACTCATCGGCTTCATCCAGGACATCCGGGGCGAGTTCAACATCAGCCTGGAGGACTTCTACAAGCTCGCGGAGCAGCAGCAGGCGTACCGCCAGGGGCAGACAGACCGACAGGCGGCACCGGCTGCCATGGGTCGCAAGCCTGGCGAGTTGACCGTCTTCGAGGACTGGGAGTTGATTCACTGGCGACTCCGGGGCAAGCACCTGCGCTCCGTCTACGGGCACGCGGTCATCGACCCGGCTCGCTGGATATGGAAGCGGCTGGCGCTCCTCGAAGACGCCCTGCTCATCTACAAGCTGGAGCGCGCCCCTGCTCGCTACGCCTTCTACATCGACGTGGGCGAGCTTGACGCCGAGCGCGGCCTGGCGTTCGTCAACAAGGTCAAGAACAGCTTCACCCGCCAGAAGTTCGTCAACCCCAACACCGGCAAACTGGACATGCGGTTCAACCCGCTGGCCATGGACGAGGACTTCTTCGTGCCGGTGCGGGCTGGCAAGCGGACGACCGAGATCGACGTCATCAGCGGCCCGGACTATTCCGAGACCGAGACGCTGGAGTACCACCGGGACAAGCTCGTCAGCGCCATCAAAATCCCGAAGGTCTACATGGGGTATGGCGGCGAGAGCACGCGCAACGCCCTGTCCAGCGAGGACATCCGGTTCGCCCGCACGGTGATGCGGATTCAGCGCGTCACGAGGAGCGGATTCCGCCAGGCGTCTCGCGTCCATCTCATCGCCAAGGGCATAGACCCCAGGGCCGACTACGACATCAGGATGAACGTCCCGAGCCAGATTCTCGAACTGGCTCGCGTGGAGGTGATGAGCGCCACTGCCGATCTCGCCTCTCGCATGAAGGAGGACGTCGGCACGAGGTGGGTCCTGACGCACCTCTACAAGTTCTCGGAGGACGAAGCTGCTGCGGTCATGAAGGAGAAGAGCCAGGAAGAGCTTGACCGAGGCAAGCGCGAGGCCGACATCGAGAAGATGAGGATGGAGGGCATGTCACCGGAAGAGCAGCGAGATGCCATCCTGAAGGGGGATCTCGATGTCCGTCTGTCGAAGCTCATGACTGCTGTCTCTCGGCGCGACTGGCGGCGCGACTTCGAGCGCCCCCGCCACGTCGAAAAAAGGGCCGAGGAGAAGCTGTCCCGTGTCCTCAAGGAGAACCGCGATACAACCCGCCGCCTGAAGGAGCTTGGGGGCCTCATGATGGAGATTCGTGGGGCACTCAGGGCTTCCGCTGCGCCTCCCATGTGATAGGATGCCTTTGGTGATGGGAACAGTGGCTTGACATCGGCTCAATGGTGGCCGTAGGTTAGCTGCTTAGAGCAACCCATCATCCACGGGCGACATGACACGGAAATTGGTTGACGGCGAATACCTCTCCAAGCTCATCGAAGGCTCCCACGAGGAGGCCATTCGACGGGCTGACGAGATGGTGGAGAGCCATTCCGAGCTATTCGGCGGTGGTGAGGGTGTCCAGCTTCAGTCCTGGACTTTCCCCCAGCACGTCATCGTCGCCAACTCGGAAGGTGAGTTCTTTCGCGCCTCCCTTGGTGTCTCAGAGGACACCGGAGAGGCCACTTTCGAGCAGGTCGAGACCATCGACGTGCCCGTGCGCGAGGCCAGGACGATGGCCCGCGAGGCTCGCGAGACCGCGACCTCGGCGGTGGATGCCATCCTCTCTGGCGACCGCAACGGAGCACTGAGGGCTGTCAGCGACCTTCACGACCTCGTGCAGGGTGGTGTGCGGCTGACGGCAGAGGCCGTCGAAGACGATCTGCTCTCCGTGGACGTGTCCGACGCCGACTGGTTCAAGGCAGTCCGTGTCAACGAGAAACAGATGCGGAGCTTCGTCGGGGCAGAGGCCAACAAGCCCACCCCGCAGCCCCGCTTCGAGAACATCCAGGAGCACACCCCGGACAATGCCGACCGGCTTCGTCAGATCGTCACAAGCAGCCTCGTCTCCCTGAAGGAGAGCCTGGCTGGCATGTGCAACGGCCTGGCGCTGGCTCGCGAGGTCACCGAGGCCCATGTGCTTCAGGGGGGTGCCGGTGACGCCGCGATGTCCGCGATGGACTACGTGGAGTTCGTCGGTGCCTTCGACTCCGACCTCTGCCGCGTCAAGGGTGTCGTCGAAGACGCCATGATGGTGGCGCAGGACGGCTCGCTGGACAGCCTGGGTCGCATCCATGACAGCGTGGCGTCCAGGATGTACGAGATGGCACTGGCGGCGGCGTTCTGCGAGAAGCTGGCCCGCCGATTCGACGCCCCTGCGGCGTAGGAGGTCAGCATGAGGCACCCTCACAACGCAACTGTCCGACCGCTCGACGAAGAGCTTGCCGAGATGGGGCTCAACCCCGACAAGGTGCTCTCCGAGATCGACCGCAACACCGCGATGCTCGAAGGTGAGTCTCCGCTGCTCGATCCAGCGGGTCTACCCGAAGGCTCCGAGGACGTCCCCCGCTCTCTGGCCCAGTACGGCTCGACCCTGCTGGACGAGAAGAAGAAGTGTAAGAAGAAGGAGGACGACGACGAGGACGACGACGACTCCGACGACGATGGACCCGAAGGCGACGAGTACGAGGGCATGGGCGAGGGCCAGGACCCGGAACCCGCTCCCGAGCCAGTCTCCGAGGACGTCATCGTCGAGAAGGAGTGGATCGCCAAGGCGATCAAGGACCCGGGCCGCGTGCGGAAGTACCTGGGCGTGCCAGAGGGCGAGAAGATCCCGATGGCGAAGATCGAAGCCGCCATCGAGAAGCTGAAGGGCCAGCCCGACAGCGACGAGAAGAAGAGTCTCATCGGTGCCCTGGTGCTCGCGAAGCGCCTGAAGAGCGGCATCGGCGAGGATGTGACCGAGGACCAGATCTCCGACCTTCTGTACCTCATCGACGAGGGCTGGGAACTCGACGAGGCTGGTCTCGGCATCGTGAAGAAGGCGCGCGGCGCGGCTGCTCGCCTGGCCAAGCGCATGAGGCACCGGGCCTACCTGAAGTCTCGCGGGGCCATGAAGCTCGCCGCGAAGATCTACCGGAAGAAGTTCAAGCGGAAGATCAAGCGCCGCGAGAAGATGAAGCTGCGCCGCTTCGGTCGCGAGGGGTTGGCGAAGCTCCACAAGATGGGGAAGCGCGTCGTCCAGCGCGTGACCGGGAAGAAGAAGAAGAAGGAGTGGGCCGACACCATCGCCAGTCTCCAAGAGGAGATGGGCGTGATGGAGGAGACCTTCGGCATCCAGGAGCCCATCGACGAGGACATCGAGGAGCGCGAATACTCCCCCACGGTGGAGGCCCTTCTCAACGCGGCAGAGACCGCGATGTACCTCGGCGAGGTCTTCGACGCCATGGGCGACGAAGCGGGCCAGGTTCTCCTGAAGCTCTCCGACAAGGCCGTGGACCTCGCGGACGTCATCGAGGCCAATGAGAACGGCGAGCCGACCGAGGAGCAGGAGAAGCACCTGGACACGGTGCTCGATGCCGTGATCAAGGCCCTGGGAGAGTACGAGGACCGGGGCTCCCCCTCTCTGAGCGAGGCCATCGGCATGGCGCTCGTCGCCGAGGGCGTGGGCACCTGGGACGAACTGGTCGAGTACAAGATCCCGACACCTGCCGAGATGCAAGCTCGCATCGCTGGCGGGAAGAAGGCGCACCAGAAGACTGGCCACAGGGTTCCGGCTGGCAAGACGGTCTCTCCCGACCCCACGGTCGCCGGGAAGTACCTGAAGGCCATCAACATGGCCATGCAGAAGCGCGAGCCTGCCGCAGCGATGAAGGCTGCCGAGAAGGTGCTGAAGAAGCACAAGGTCATGGACGCCAAGGGGCTGCCGGTCACGCGCATCGACACGATGACCGACGTGCTGCGGACGGTGTTCTACCTCTCGCAGATCACCGGCCTGAAGGCCCCGGCCTGGATGTACGCCGGGAAGAAGAAGCCATGGTTCGTGGCCAAGGGCGACGACGACCAGCCCGGCATGGCGAAGACCGACGCGAAGCTCGTCGGCGCGCTGAAGGCCCTGGGCGCTCCCGCTGGCCTGCTGAAGGCCATGGGTGAGGAGTTCGAGCACGTCACCGACTTCGTCTTCTCTCTCGAAGAGGCGGGGATGGGGGCGCAATCGGTGGTGCCCGGTCTGGACCCGGACCAGGAGCGCATCTTCGACACCATCGTGCTGATGGCGACGAACGACGGCGCGTCCTACAAGAAACGGGACGCCAAGGGTGCGGTGAAGAGGGCCGCGACTCAGCACAAGCGGGACGCGGCGAGCGACCTCGCTTTCGACCTGAAGAAGGTCGAGCCCTACGCCACCAAAGAGGTGGCCCGGCGCTGGGCTGCGGCGTGAAATGGGTGCCCCTCGAATGGCTGTTCGAGGCCCCGCGAAAGCGACGGACAGCCTATCGAAGTGGGCGTAGAGAGCTTCTGGGAGTGGAGACGCGACGAAATATCATTGGCTTCGAGAAGCCTGGTGAGCGTAAGATAGCTCCCAAGAGGAAGCGCCCGAAGAAGTCGAGGAGCGTCATAGACCGCACGGCACTGAGGGCGAAGACGAAGAAATCGAGGGTCTGGTAATGGCCGAAATTCTCATCGACTCCATGCCTCTGGAGTTCACGCTGGAAGAGGCGAAGGATCGCCCCGGCAAGTACGTGGCTCGTGGGCAGTTCGCCCGCAGCGACAAGCCGACCGAGAACAAGCGGCTGTACGGCCCCCACCTGTGGGAGCGCGAGATCGGTCGCCTGTCCGACTCCATGAAGGGCCGCATGGTCTTCGGCGAGTTGGACCACCCGGCTGACGGGCGGACCAAGCTCCAGCGGGTCTCACACATCCTCACCAACCTCCGCGCCGATGGCGCTGAGATCATGGGCGAGGCGGAGATCCTGGACACTCCCAACGGGCGCATCCTGAAGGCCATCCTGGACGCCAACGGCAAGGTCGGCGTGTCCAGCCGTGGATTCGGGACGACCAAGGTGACCGGCAGTGGAGTCCACGAGGTGCAGGAAGACTTCCGTCTCCACACATTCGACTTCGTGGCGGACCCCGCAATGAAGACGGCGTATCCCGACGTGTTCCACGAGGAGACGCAGAAGATACCGGAGGACGGCATGGAACTGACCCTGGAAGACCTGAAGAGGGACTACCCAGGGCTCGTGGAGGCGCTGTCGAGCGAGGTCAAGACCGCCGCTCTGACGGAGGCTGGCGAGACCCATGGGCAAGCTCTCAGCGAGGCGGTGACGGCGGCAGAGGAGCGCACCGAGGCGAGGCTGCGAGAGCAGTTCTCCGGTGAGCTTCGGCGAACCATCGAGCAGATCGAGGAGTCGGCTCGCGAGAAGGCCCACAGCGAGGCCGCGAGCGACCCGACCCTGGCTGGCTCGAAGCTGGCGGTCGAGCAGATCGCCCGCATCATCGCGCCCTTCGGCGTCCCGATGGACCAGAAGGCGGAACTCGACCGCAAGGACGAGGAGATCGCCAAGCTGAAGGGCGACCTCGCCGAGCGTGACCTGGAAATCCAGGCCGCGAAGAAGCAGGCCGAGGAGTACAAGGCCGTCGCCACCGAGGCGGCGTTCCAGCTTCATCTGGAGCGCCTGGTGTCGGAGGACGACTCCAAGGACGCGATCATCTCACTCGTCGGCGCTGTCGCCCAGTACGGCACGACCGACGAGATCGAGGCCAAGGTGGAGGCCGTCAGAGACGAGCTTGCCAAGGCCAAGGTGCAGGAGCAGGAGAAGGCGGAGCAGGCCGACGCCGAGACCCAGGCCAAGATCGAGGAGATCGAAGCCCGGCTCGATGCGGCGGAAAAGAAGGCCGAGGAAGCCGAGGCCGAGAAGGAGAAGGCGAACGACCGCACCCGGAAGGCTCTCCAAGTGGCCGAGGAGATGCAGCTTGCGATTCACGTCGAGCAGCGTCTTCGCGAGCACAAGGGGGGCGACGACCTGCGTGCCCTGTGCGAGAATGCCAAGTCCGCCGACGAGGTGGACAGCATCATCGCGGGGTACGACGAGCGCCATCCCGAGCCCCCTCGCATCGACGAGGATCAGGCACAGCGGATCAGGAGCCGCGCGGCCACCGGGAAGGAGCGGGACATTCACGAGGACACTCACGGGAAGCCCGAGGACGAGGGCAAGGGCAACGGCGTGGACGAGCACGCCGAAGACCCCCTCGCCGCCCTGGGTCTGACCGAGGAGCAGTTCGACGAGTTCGCCGGGACGAAGGGTCTCGACAGTTAGGGCCTCCTGGGGCCAAATCGAGGAGGGAGTTATGGAAGCGAGGAACCAACTCACCGAGGCCGGTGCCAGGAGCATCAGGGATGAATCCTACACCGCGCAACTGAAGGGCAAGTGGGGCAAGTACCTGAAGGGTGTGAAGGAAGAGCACACCCAGAAGTGCATGGCCATGCTCTTCGAGAACCAGTTCGGCGACATGCGTCGTCAACTGTCGGAGGACACGCTGGCCGTGAACTCGGCGGAGTACACCAAGTACATCTTCCCCGTTCTCAGGCGCGTCTTCCCCAACCTGATCGCCAACGAGGTCGTCAGCATCCAGCCGATGACCGCGCCGGTCGGGGCCGTGTTCTACTTCGAGTACAAGCACGGCAAGTCCAAGGGCTCGACGGCGGCGGGCACCAACCTGCTCCAGAACTTCGACGAGAACTACTCGGCGGAGTTGGTGCAGTGGGAGCAGCTTGCCGCCATCGTGGCCGGTGGCGAGTGGTCCGGGGCGACCCCCGGCTCCGTCATCCTGGCCTACTCCCCGGTGCGACCGCTGGACACCGCTCTCGGCATCCGGTGCGTCATCCAGGAGTACAACCCGACGACCGACACCGTGGTCCAGGAGGCCATCGACGACGGCGCGGGCGGGTTCACGGGCGCGGTGGCCACGGGCGTCATCAACTACGCCAACGGCCAGGTGACGAACTTCACGTTCGCCGCCGCGACCACGGCGGGCAACGTCGTTCGGACGTCGTACCAGTACGACTCCGAGGCGAACCGTCTGGTCCCCGACGTGTTCATCGACATCGAGCTTCAGGAGATCCGGGCCACCACGCGCAAGCTGAAGGCCCGCTGGTCCTCCGAGGCTGCCGACGACCTCCGCGCCTTCCACGGCGTGGACGCCGAGACCGAGTTGGTCAGCGGCATCTCCCAGGAGATCTCGCTCGAACTCGACCGGGGCATCCTGGAAGAGCTTTTCCAGGCGTCGGCTGGCATCGTCCGGTCCTTCGACTTCACCGTCCCGGCGGGGCTGTCGGAGATCGACCACATCCGGTCGGTCATGACCCAGATGTCCAACGTCAGCTTCCAGATCCACAAGGAGTCGCGCCGGGCTCCCGCGAACTGGGCCGTGACGAGCCCGGAGGTTTCCTCCAAGATCGTCCAGCTTCAGACGCACATGGACTACCGCGCGCCGTGGGTCTCGGACCCGGCCAGCCCGAGCGGCCCCTACGACGGCACCGTCGTGCCGCCGAGCTACGGCCCGATCACGAGCCACTTCGGCATCCTCCGCATGGGGCCTCTGAGCAACAAGTGGATGATGTACCAGGACCCCTTCTTCAGGACGAACTACATCCTGCTGGGGCTCCGGGGCCAGAGCTACCTGGACGCGGGCTTCGTGTTCGCGCCCTACGTGCCGCTCCAACTGACCCCGACGTTCCTGGACCCGGAGGACCAGACCTACCGGAAGGGCCTCCGCACCCGGTACGCCACGAAGCTCCTGCGGAGCGAGTGGTACGGAAGGGTTCAAATCACCGGAGGTCTGTAGACCTTTCGGTGGCTTGCGCCGCTTGACTCAAAGATAACAACGATTCACACTCACCCCTGGCGGCTTGTTCGCCGGGAGGTGGGCGTGGACGACGAATCCCTCGCAAGATTCAAGCTGAAGTACGTGGTGGCCGATGAGCCGCACGAGCGTCTTGGTACGCCGTGCTGGTTGTGGACTGGTGCGAAAAAGAATGGCGGCTATGGATTCATATGGGTGCCACGGGAGCCTGGTGGGAAGGTCAGAGAGGGGTATCAGCGTTCTGCTCATGTGCTCATCTACGAGCATGTGAACGGGCCTGTCCCAGGGGGGCTGGAGCTTGATCATCTCTGTCGCGTGCGACACTGTGTCAACCCGGCTCACCTCGAAGCGGTCACGCACGCCGAGAACGTGAAGAGGGGCGAGGCAGGGCTCCACAACCCGGCCAAGACGCACTGCCCCAATGGGCACGCCTACACGGCTGAGAACACGCTCATCATCAACGACCCCCGTGGAGCCCATCGGCGGTGCAAAAGGTGTCACGCCGACTACGAGCGCAAGCGCAGGCAACGACTGAGGAAGAAACGCTAGTTCGTGTGTGGTAGGATGCCCTGGAAGGAGGGCACACCTACATGGCACACCGTTACGTCAAGCACCCGATGTACGTCGGGAAGAGCCTCACCGTCCAGCGTGGGCGGCAGGACAAACTCGTGGGTGACCGCGAAGTCCTGGTGGGCCGAGAGTGGGAGAAGTTCGTCAAGCAGGGCCTTCTTGTCCCGGCCCCAGAGGAGGAGAAGCCGGCGCCGAAGGTCAAGCCGGCCCCCAAGCCGGCTCCTGAGCCTGTCAAGGAGCCCGATCCCACACCCGTTCCCTCGCCGCCCGAGCCCGAGCCCGAGCAGAAGGCGGAGCCCGAGGTGGAGAAGGGCGCTCGCGACGAGGGATCTGTCTCGAAGTCGCCTGCCTCGAAGGTGAGCGGCGCGGGCGGGAAGAAGAAGAAGGGTCGCAAGGGGAAGAAGTAGGACAGCTACGTCCCTTCCTGTAGACTAAGAGAAGGAGGGGTCGATGGCTCGACCTTGTGACAGAGCGGGTGCCATCGCGTGGCTTCGTAGGAAGCTAGGCTGTGGTGTCGTCGCCGTCGAGTTGACCGAGGAGCAAGCCGAGGACAGCTTCGACGATGCGATTCGGTGGTGGGTGGGCCGCAAGGGCTTGAAAAAGCACGCGGTCCAGAACCTCACCCCAGGGGTGCAGGAGTACACCATGCCGGATGACTGCGACATGGTGCTCGAACTGTTCTTCCCAGGGGTGCAACTCGACATCATCGCTGCGGTCAACCCCTACGCCTTCATCGACGTGGACCAGCTTCCGGTGGCGTACTCCAGCATCACCGGGGTGCCAGGTGGGAGCTTCTACGGGACCTTCTACCAGATCTTGGCCCACGCCGAGACGGCCAGGCGTGTTGTCGGTAGCGAGCCGACTTGGGAGTACCGCAAGAACGAGAACACGGTCTGGGTCTTCCCTCGCAACCAGCGGAACGGTGCGGCCATCGCCAGGTACGTGTCCAACGACCTGACGAACGAAGCCTGCTCCGACGAGTTCGGGTCGAAGATCACGGTGCGGGACAGGGACATCATCCTGAAGTGGGCGCTGGCCGACGCGAAGGAGACGCTGGGCCGCATCAGGGGCAAGTACCAGGACTGGCCGACAGCAGGCGGGACGCGGGCGCTCGATGGCGACACGCTCCGCACAGAGGGGCTGGCCGAGAAGGAGAAGCTGGACGAAGAGGTCATCGGCCTCTCGGACCCGGTTCCCTTCCTGACGGGGTGACGAGGATGGAAGACGAACAAGCTCTCCACGAGGGCATCAGAAAGGCCCTGACACGCCAAGGTCTTCTCGATGAGGCGGTTTCCAGCAAGGCTGTTCAGGCACGGGACAAGGCCGTGAAGGCGGCGATGCTGGAGATCAAAAAGCACGCGAACCAGACCGGCAAGACGCTGACGCCGACCATGGTCAGACAGATGGAGGCGTTCATCGCCAGCGCTGTCTCCAGTGCCATGGCCTACTACGGGATGGCGTGACCTGGGTCGCGCTCGATAGCCTCTTCGAGAGGTCTCCGCGCACGCAGGCGCGCGGGAGGGGCAAGACGAAAGCCCAGATGGTTCCCGCCGTGGTGTCGCACTGCGTCCTGCGTGTGAAGAAGAAGGGGCACTCCACGAGCCAGGCGTGGAACATCTGCCGGTCGCAACTGACGAAGCAGGGCTACCTGAAGCCTCCATACAAGGGTGGCGCGAAGCTCCCAGACGCGGCCAGGCCGACCCAGAAGGGCGTGCGCCGGGGCATGAAGCACGCCATGGAGAAGGACGCCCCGGAGAAGTTCAACAAGTTCAAGGATGCCCTGCGGGACATCGAGACGAGGCTGTGATGGCGAAGAAGACCTACCACGCGAAGGATGGACGGTTCACGTCGTTCAACCGGGCCAATGTGGTCAACCAGGGAGGCGAGCGCTTCAAGCTCGTGCGGACCTTGGAGCCGCTGGACCCCCCGAAGGAGCCCGAGCCGACACCGGCAGAGACCTCAACGGCAGAGGGTGTGGCCCAGGTGAAGCAGAAGGTCCACGACCTGGCGGCACGCATCGCCCCGCAGTGGATCTCTCTCGACGAGGTGGTCGAGGCGAAGATGGCCGGGACGAGGCTTCGTGACGCACTTCCGAAGGAAGCGAAGCTCACGGGCAAGATCGGGCCAAACGAGACCTACAAGCACGGTGAGTGGTTGTACCTCGTGGACCCGAAGACGAAGAAGGTCTTGAACGTCACGAAGGACAGGCGGTAGGTGGCCAAGTTCTGCCCATCGGACTGCGTTTCGGGCCGTCAGCGGTTCCCCGGCGACAACTGCGAGGGGTGTGGAGACGAGCGCCTGATTCACGACGTCATCGCGACGGAGCCAGCAGTCCTGGCGGGCACGGCCATCCGGCTCTACGTGCTCAGGCGGGCGAAGAACCGTCACCCCCTGTACAAGGAGCCGAGCCACGAGGGGAAGGAGTGGTCGTTCCAGGGGCCATTCGAGATGTACGCCGAGCTTGACTTCCCCCAGGCGGCGAACACCACAAGCGAGGTCACCGAGGTCGGTCAGCGCAAGATGAGCGAGGCCATCCTGAAGCTCCCGCGCAGCGAGGTCGAGCGTGCCGAGGCCCCGGAGCCGAAGAAGGGTGACGTCATCGAGATGTGGTGGGAGGGACCGTTCGCCGACATGAACGGCTACAGCCAGTGGGACGTGGTGGGCGCAGACCGCGACGGCAACGTGTGGTCCACGCCTGTGTTCACTGGCTACGAGATCGAGATCAAGCGGCGCGGGAAGTTTCTGGCGTTCCGCAAGACGGAGCACACGAAGATATGACGCCGCTGTCCCAACGACTGCGAGAGGCCAAGGACGCCAAGGTGGTGCTCCACCCGGGCCTCATGGTGAAGGTGAAGACGAAGGCGGGCGCGCTGGTGACCCAGGGCCGCATCACGGACGTCATGCCCGACGAGGGCGTGGTCTTCGTGGCCAACGAGGATGCTGGTGCAGATCTCCGCGTCGGAGTGGATTCCAAGCACTACGAGATCTGGGTGGTGCCTCCGACGAACTACGTGCCGAGACTCCCCGACGAGACGACCCTCTACATCAGGACGTCGAGACCAGGGCCGCACGCCTTCTCGAACGTGAAGATGTAGGAGGCGAAGGTGTTGGAGCCAAAGTGGTTGATGAGCCTGGGATTCGCGTTCCCATGCTCCTTCTGCACGAGAATGTTCAAGCCCCCGAATCGCGAAGCTCCCAGGTGCTCGATGCAGACCTGCGGCGGGCCATTCGCCGGGCGGTCGTTCCCTGACTACCAGGGACCTCTGACCAGGACCACCATCGCGACCAACTGCTTCCGTTGCGGTGAGGCAGCGAGCGAGGCCATCGTGGCGAAGGACGGCGGCTACGTCGGGGTCTGCGAGAAGCATCTCAACTCGACCGTCGAGACGTCGTCGGACACGTTGATTCCATCGACGGAGGTGTCTCGCTGATGCTGGATTTCTACCTGAAAGAGGACAAGAACAACAAGCTGGCCTGGAAGCTGGCAGAGGAGTGGCCAGACCGGCTCAAAGCCTTCACCTTGGCGCTCCCCCAGGACGTGGCCAAGATGGTCTACGAGGACGTCCTGAAGCTCGCCCCGACTGACATCCCGAAGTACCCGGAGATGCTGAAGGTCGTGCAGTTCCCGGAGCAGCAGGGCTGGCAGGTGATGGGGATCATCCCCCCTGGGTGGAACTACAGCCAGCGGCTCAAGAGCAGCGACGTTCAGCGCACGGTGCTCTACGTGCTGCCCAAGGTGAGGGCCGGGAAGGTCGTCAGCGAGGCGGCTGTGGTGCTGGAGCGCAACAACCCCTGGACGATGAACACGCTGCCCTACGAGCCGAAGAGGGTAGAGGCGAGCCTGCGAGCCCGACGTGTGGACGAGCAGGACGTCAAGCGCATCGAGCAGCAGCGAGAGGCGGACAAGTCCAAGATCATCAGCGAGCTTCGGTCGCTTGGGGTTCCCATCAGGGCCGAGGGCAAGGTACTCTTGGAGCGGCGCGTCAGTCGGGACATCGCCTTCGAGGTGCTTCGCAGGGAGAAGGGGATCGGCGTCCCAGGCAAGGCGCACTGGAGGCCAGCGGTCAGGGCGATCTTCACTCAGCACTTCAAAAGAGCCATGGAAGAGCTTGGGCCGTGGATGGCTGACCCGAAGGACGAAGGGTGGGAGGAAGACCGGAACCTCCCGATTGAGGCTGCATCTGTGATAAAACGGGTGCAGGAGTTTCAGGATAGAATCGCTCCAGACGGGGCGTGAGCGAGGGCAACATGGACATCGATCAGGTCAACGATGTGCTCTCCCGGGCGAACAGTGAGTTCGAGCGGCGTGAGCTAGAAGACCTCCGGGCCTACGAGATCGAGGGCGAACTGGAGACCGGCGAGGAGCCGAGCGCAGAAGATCTCGACCGCATCGAGGCCGGTGACGACAACAGCCTGGGCGAGATGTACGTCGGGGTTGGCGGGACGGAACCACCCGACTTCTCGCCACCAGGCGACCCCATCGTGGGCAGCGACCAGGGCGTGGACAACCTCGCCACGGACGCCGAGTCCTACATGAGCTACGTCGCGCAGTGCGCCACGGACGTGGCGGCGCAGTGCGGCATCAGCGACGACGACGCTCTCAGCGCCTTCGAGGACGTGGCGGCGCAGCTTGCCCAGTCGGGCACGCTTCCCGAGATGCCCGACATCGAGAGCGCCACGAGCGAAGCGATCTCCGAGTGGACGGGCAAGGCCAAGACGAGTGATCTCGTGGCTCGCGTCATCGAGTACGTCAAGGCTGGGAAGGGGCAAGGCCCCCTCCACACCGTCGCTGGGCGATAGCTCGTGGCAGATGGCCGCACCGGCACCGTCTTCATCGAGGACTTCGACACGGGGTTGGTGACCACGTTCGGGTCTGTGCTGAAGACGATCACCCTCGATGACGAGGAAGTGCAAGACTACGCGGTCCAGATCCCGGGTGTCACAGGCCCCGACGAGTACGATGGGCTCATTCCGGTCATCTTTCAGGAGCCCGAAGACGTCTACCAGACGGGCTACATTCCGCACATCGCCATCTCGCGCAGCGCCATCACCCCGGCGATGCAGAGGTGGCATCCGGTGGGCAAGGCGTACCAGGTCCCGTCGAAGGTCGCCCAGACCGTCGCCGCTCAGGACGGCAGCGAAGGCCCGAGTCTGAACGAATTGAAGGGCTATGCCCTGCCCTTCGACATCACCTACGACATCCACATGCGCGCCCGGCTCAGGTTGCAGGCGAATCGCATGTTGAAGTACATGGGCCGGTTCATCTGGGCCTATGGGAGCATCTTCTTCACGGACAACGAGGGGGACGAGCGCGGCTACGTCGCCTACTTGGAGTCCATTGACAACCTGGACGAATTGGTAGAGTTTTCAGATAGGACGCTTGGGTTCACGATGAGCGTGAGGGTCGAAGCGGAGCTTGACTTCTCCGACCCGCTCGTCGTTCCCACGGCGAGGGCTTTCGGCATCAGCGTTGAGAACCTGGCTGCGAGCGTCCTGGGAGGTTGACGATGCAGTGGTGGCTTTATAAAGGGGCGGTCACGACCCCCATCGACATCCCTGGAAAGGGACCGACCGTCATCCGTCCCAGGGACAAGTTCCAGGCTCCGTTCGCGGCTGTGGCGCACCTGAAGCGCCTCGGCAGGGTCGTCCCCTGTCGCCCCCCAAAGGAGGCGAAGGAGGCGAGTCCCAAGCCCAAAAGTGCCCCCAAGGCACCGAAAGCCTCCGAAGAGCGTGCGGTTGCGCCTCCGACTGTGGTAGCATCCAAGTCGGAACCAAAGGCGGAGGTGGTAGAACAAGAGAAGGTCGAGGCCACCGTGACAGAGGTCGCGGACGACACCCAGAAGGAGAAGGCGGAAGAGGAGAAGGAGGCCCCGAAGGAGAAGGCGAAGGAAAAGAGGCGCAGGCGGTAGAAAAGCTGACCCTTCATGGCCCCCCAGGGGGTAGGGAGATTGAACGATGGCAGAACGCTTGCACCCTGGCGTGTACGTGGAGGAAAAGCGCAGCGGGCTTGCTCCGATTCAGGGCGTCTCGACGTCGAACATGGGCATCGTCGGCTTCGCCGAGCGCGGCCCGAGCGACGAGGCCACGCTGGTCACGAGCTACCCGAGCTTCGAGCGCACCTTCGGGACCTTCATCGCCGCCTCGCAGATGCCGACCCACGTCTTCGCCTTCTTCGCCAACGGTGGCGCGAGGGCATACATCGTCCGCGTGACCGGCGCGGGCTCGACCAAGGCCACCGGCTACATCACGAGCGACTGGACCGAGGAGACCATCGCCACAGGCGACGGCTCGACGGCCTCCATGGACAGCGCTGCTCCGACCATTGGCGAGACGGACATCGATCACGTCCCCGAGATCGAGCCGTCCTCCGTCGCGGTGAGCATCTACCAGACCCCAGGAGCACTCGGAGCGGCTGGTGATGCCATCGACGCGACCGCAGCCCCGGTATGCACGCTGACGCTCCCGGCTGGCACCCCGCTCTACGCAGCGATGGTGACCTGGGGCGCAAGCCTCACCCTGGCTGGATGCACGTCGGCTCCAAATGATGGAACCTTCCCAATCACGGCGGTGGACACGGTCAACAACGTCGTCACCTTTACGAATGCTGCTGGCGTGACAGAGCCTTTGGTTCTTGGTGTCTCGTCCTGGGCCATCAGCGTCGTCGGTGAGGCTGGCGACCTGAGCCCTGTCCCGGCTGGCGTGGTGACGGAGTTCGCGGGCAAGCTCGGCCCGTCCTCCACCAACATGAAGATCATCCCCGGGACCGTGACGATCAACGACTCGACGGCACCTGGGCAAACCTACTCCGACACCGGCAAGGACGGCGTGCTCTACGAGGCCGGTGCTCCTGCGGTTCCGGCTGGGTTCGTGGACTACGAGACCGGCCTGTTCTCGCTCACGGCGTCGGTGGCACCGCTCCTGCCCGGCAACATCACCTACGACTACACGCCCGCTGGCCCCCAGGTGGAGATCACCGACGACGGCGCTGGCGCGTGGAACGCCCTGGGCGTGACGGCCATCGCTGGGGCGCTGGACTACACCACGGGCGTCTGGTCCATGGGTCCGCTCCCGCAGGCCCCAGCCGACAGCCTGCCGGTGGATGTGGCGTACACCCAGCAGGTCTGGGAGTACAACCCCATCAGCGAGGGCACCTGGGGCAACTACGTGCGAGTGGACGTCCGAGGCGACGAGGACTACTACACGCGGGCCACGGCGAGCTTCACCCGCTACGACGCGCTGGTCTACCTGTCGGAGGACCAGGGCACGACCTTCGACCTCGCCGAGACCTACGAAGACCTTTCGCTGACAGACCCGACCGATTCGCGGTACATCGGCGACATCCTCAACAACGAGGGCGTCGGGTCCAGCCTGATCGATCTCGTGGAGCCGTCCAACGAAGACGTCGCCCCGCGAAACCTGTCGGGCTACCAGAGGACCAGGGCCGTGGGGGCTGGCAACGGCACCCAGGCGCAATTCGGAAGCTCTGGCGCGACACCGACCATCCCGGCCCCCTTCGTGTGTGCCCCGCTGGAGAGCCCGGTGCAGCCCGGCTCCGTGACCATCAACTACACCGACCTCAACGGGGTGGCCAGGACCGTCACGGACGACGGCAATGGGAACCTCGTCGGTGATGTCTTCGGCGGCGCGGCGGCTGGCTTCAACGAGATCGACTACACCTCTGGCGAGTTCGCCTTCGAGTCCTCGGCGGACGACGGGGCGACCTCTGGCGCGGTGGGCAACTTCACCCAGGCTGGCAACGCCTCGGTGCCGACCGTCAGCTACTACGTCACGCCTTCGGACACCGAGACGGCGGACCAGGCCAGCGGCGGCACGGACGGCGCGGCGCTCACGCGCAACGAACTGACCGACCCGGCGCTCCAGACCGACCGCAAGGGCATGTACGCCCTGCTCTCGACCGACGAGCTTCAGAACGTCACCATCCCGGACGCGGCTGGCGACGTCACCATGAGCGTGGACCAGGTGACGGAGGCCGAGCGCAACGAGAAGTGGTTCATCATTCTCGCGACTCCGCCCGGCTACACGCCGACACAGGCCCGCGACTGGCGCATCAACACGCTGGGCATCACGTCCAGCTACGGTGCGCTGTACTACCCCTACATCCAGATCGCGGACCCGGTGACCGACCTCCCGGCCAACGTGCCGCCAGGCGGTCACATCGCGGGCGTCTACGCGCGCACGGACGCGAGCAGGAGCGTCGGCAAGGCTCCCGCTGGGACGGTGGACGGCAGGCTGCTCTTCGCCACGGGCGTCGAGCGCAAGATGGAGTTCGCCGAGATCGACGTGCTCCATCCCAACCAGGTCAACGCCATCATCAACACCCCGCAGACCGGGCTGGTCGTCTGGGGTGCGCGGACGTTGGAGCGCCCGCCGAGCGACTTCCGCTACGTCCACACGCGGAGGCTGTTCAACTTCCTGAAGGCGTCGATCTTCAACAGCACCCACGGCTTCGTCTTCGAGAACGTGGGGCCTCCCCTGTGGTCGAAGATCCGGCTGTCGGTGGAGAGCTTCCTGCTGACGCAGTTCCAGCAAGGGCTCTTCAAGGGGACGACCCCAGCAGAGGCTTACGCGGTCATCTGCGACGAGACCAACAACCCCCAGAACGTGCAGGATTCGGGCACGGTCATCTGTGACATCTACGTCGCGCCGAACGTGCCAGGCGAGTTCATCGTCTTCCGCATCCAGCAGAAGGTGGCCCAGGCGGCGTAGCAGGGCCGTGAGCGAAAGTCACTTTCGCTCTGAGGAGAGGATAGAATGGACGCAACGATCACGAACCTGAGCGCCGAGCGGGTCTTCATCTCTGGCCCGCAACTGGACCTCGCTCCCACGGGAGATCCCGATGGCAAGGACGTCCAGGTGTGGCCCGACATCACGGTCAACGACATCGACAGCCACGTCAGGCTGAAGGAGTTGGTCGTGGCTGGCACGGTCTCCATCCAGATGGACCCGGACAGCTTCGACGCGGCGCTGGCGACACGGGGCGCACTCAACTTCGCGGCGCTCCCCGTCTACCTGTTCGCCGACCTCCCGACCGGCTACAACGGTCGTGTGGCCTTCGTGTCGAACGGCCTGAAGGGTGGCGAGGTTTCGCCTGGCGGGACCGGAGTTCCGGCGTACTACGATGCGGTCGCCGGGGCGTGGCTCAACTTCTTCGACAACCTGCCGACCGCCGCCTAGCGGCTCGCTGGCAGTAGGAGAAGCCCGTGGCACAGTCCCCAGTGGTCATAGAGCAGCGCATCAACGCTGGGCAGCAGTTCAACGAGACGTTGCCCAGCACGACGCCTGCCGACGCAGATGCGATTCGCAAGTTCCCCGTGGACAACCAGGGGGGCTTGTTCGAGTTCGCCTTCGCAGGCCCCGATGCGTCATTCGTGACCTACCAGATCGACCAGGTGTTCGTCGATTTCGGGGATGCGGCTCCGGGGGAGGTCTCCATCATCAACAGCGACACGCCGAGCCCGAAGAGGGTGGTGTTGGCATCGTTGCCCGCTGGTGGAACGTATCTCCGGGTGGACCCAATCAAGCTCGCCTGGGACGAGAGGCTGGTCCTGAAGACGACGGGGGCGACTCTGGCCCTGTACGCCAGGGTCCACGCGAGTCCCGGGCGGATCAGGCAGGAGTAGGCGATGGACAAGCCCCTCTCAGAGCAGCTTGCTGACGCCGTGAGGAGCGAAGTCCTGCGGAGCGGAGACTTCCGCTGCAAGCTCCTGCGGCTCACGCACGAGGACTACCCCGGCAAGGCGGCGCACGGTGTGCTCCCTCTCGTCGTCATCGGCCACGAGGCCCTGACGGACGTCGAGTGGGGGGAGTGGCTTCGAGAGAACGCCACGGCTGCCTACGGGACAGCCTACGCCCAGAAGCTCGTCGAGACCGGCGTGGATCTGAAGGCCATGCTCCCGACCGCGCCCCTGGGCAGACTGCTTCGCATCTCGAAGGAGGCGAAGTGGAGGTCCCTGGCGAGCCGCTACCGGGTCGTCAACGAGGCTGGCGCGATCCTGGGCATGGTCGAGCAGTGGCCTTCGCTGTACAATCTGATGGCAGAGGAGATGGCCGAAGAGGAGATGACCCTCGACACGTTCGTGCAGCGTGTCAGGAACATGCCAACGCCATGGGAGGTCGGCCAGGGCCGCTTTCAGACGTTGGGAGACCTCATCGGTCGGGGTGTCGTGCTGACCCCCAACTGGTAGGAGAAGGAGAAGACCATGGGACGATCTGCGGCAACCGATCCGCTTCATGCCTTCAGGTTCCACGCTCGCATGGTGGAAGGTGACGCCTCCCCGGTGAACGGCATCCCCGGTGCCGCCGCAGGAGACGTCCTTCAGCCGTCCGAGGCTGGCGAAGGCTTCATCGCCGGGCAGGGAGCCGAGGCAGGCTTCCAGTCCATCACGGCCCCCGAACTGACCCAAGAGGTCGCGGAGTACCGTGAGGGCATCCGAACCTACACGCAGAAGTTCCCCGGCGTGCCCAGCGTGAACGACATCACGCTCATCCGGGGCTGTGCGCGGTTCGACACGAGCTTCATCTCCTGGATTCTCGCGTCCGCCGAGGGCGACGAGTACCGGGGGGACCTCATCATCTTCCACATCCAGCGCCCGAAGAGGGACCTGGCCATCAGCCCCGGCGCGGGCGGGTCGGCCCAGATGGCGGCGAGCGAGATCGAACTGACGGACGCCAACACGAAGCGCTACATCCTTCGTGACGCCTTTCCCACCAGGGTGAAGATCGCTGGCGACCTCGATTCCTCCACCTCGGACGTCTCGCTGTCGGAACTGGATGTCGCCTACGAGCGGTTCGACGTCGAGCTTCCCGCAGCCGCGTAGGCCAGAGGAGAGGCCCAGAGCCAACTAGGCTGGTCTTCGGGTCTGCCGTGGGGCATCATGGGCCAGAGGGGTCCTGATGGCTCAACGGCGATTTCTCGACATGATGCAGCAGTACCCGTTCTGGGTGCTGGATGCCTCCGGTTTTCAAGGGAATCCCCTTTTCAGCGTCTTCGATCCGGTGTTGGGCTTCTCTGGATGCACGACACCGGAGACGACGGTCGAGATCAAGGACATCCAGCGGGGTAACTGGGAGTTCAAGAACAAGGTCGTCAAGTCGGCAGACGTCAGCGCCATCACCCTTCAGCGCGGGGCTCGCTTCTACGATTCCGACTTCTACAACTGGATCACCGGGACAATACGAGGGGTTCAGCCCGTCAGGCGCAACCTGGTGCTCATCCACTACCTGGGCTTCCGGCTTCAGCGATTCGTGGCATCGAGGTCCGGTCTCATCGAGCCAGGACAATCTGGCGTCCAGGCAGAGGCGGTCCTCAACGCTGCGGGTCAGGTCGGAGTTCCGCTCGACCGCATCCCTGGGAGGGCCTGGTTCTGCGGTGGCTGCTTGCCGGTGAGGTACAAGCCTGGCGGCGACTTCGATGCCACATCGAGCGAAGTCTCCATCCAGGAGTTGGACGTGCAGCCCGAGTACGTCCACGAGCTTACGATCACCACGGTCAGTCCCATCGCAGGGAGGCTCGCTTCGCTCACGTTTGCGAGCTTGGAGGCGGTGGGCGTCGGCGGGTTCTAGGGGAGGGGTGGAGCGGTGGTCGCGAAGGTCAACGCCGCATCCGTCCCGAGAAGCGAACGCATCCTGGGGCGGGCGAACTGCCTCGCCACTGACATCGTCGGAGACGTGGTCCGCATCCGTGCGGCCAAGACTGGCAACCGCTTCGAGGTAGAGAAGGTTGACATCTCGACCATCGGCAGCCCACCCGCTGTCGGGGTGGTGGCGAAGAAGCTCGCGGCCACGGACTGCATCGTTCACTTTCATGGCCCACTGAGGAGCGTCTACACGGGCCTCACACCTGGACGTGCCTACTTGGTCGGGTCTGACAGCAGGCCAGCGCTGGTAGGGGGCGCGAACTACCCGGTCGGGGGTTCTGACTACTTCCAGCAGATGGGGGTCTCGACCTCCGACGACGAGCTACTGGTGAGCTTCCTGGACGCCTCGTTTGGAGGACCGGGCGGCGGTGGGATTCGCTTCTACCAGCAGGCACTTACGCCGACCGTGGACCCGAAGGTCTTCACGGTGCCTATCGACTTCAAGCACGGTGGCGTGGACACCGAGATCATCTCCTACAACGGGCAACGACTCATCGAAGGAGCCGGGAACGACTATGTGGCCTCAGAATCGGGCGGCGTGGGGACCGGCTACGACACCATCACTCTGGAATTTACACCCAGGGCTGGTTCTAACTGGAGGATCGACTACACCCCTGATGTGTGATGGTGTTATGCTCACCATCGTCGGGGGATTTTGACAGGGTTTTTGGAGGCTGAACATGAGCAGGAGTCTTTTCGATCAGGACACTCAGGTCCACAAGTCAGGGACCTACGACGACACCATCGCTCCGTCCCTGGCGGACTACGAGACCAATCCGACGACGCTGGAGGACGACCTGAACGTGCTCCGGTCGCTGGCGCACGACATGCTGAAGCGTCGGACTGGCAACTGGTACGACGGGCTCGTCACCCCGTCAGCGCTCGACCCTGGCACCCCGCGTGCGATCAACGACCTCAACGACGACCTGCACGGGCTGGAGCGCAAGCGCTTCATCGACTACGTGTCCATGGTCGGCGTGGACGTCGCGGTCCCAGCGGCGCAGCAGTACGTCATCCTCGGCGCAGGTGACCTCCCGTCGAACACGACGGCAGCCATCGGCGCGGTGACGACCGAGGGCACCGTCTGTGCCACCGCAGCCGCATTCGGAGTGGCTGGGCTCGACGAGGTGGCAGGCCCCACGGCGCTCGACCCGAAGAACCTCGTGCGGATCGTGGATGCGACGACCAGAGACCCCATCCTCGACGCCCAGGACCGCGAGATCATGGCCCTGATGCAGTCCGAGTCCGCGACGGACGGCTCGACCATCACGGCGGTCACGCCGAACCGGGTCCAGCTTTCCTTCGTTGTCATCAACGCCACGGGCGACGACCTGCAACTCGCTGCTGGGGCGGACATCGGCGGCAAGACCATCGACTACGCCTACTCCGAGCGGTTCGCCTTCGACGACATGCTGGAGACGCAGTGGAGAGGCAGTGGCTACGTGGACGGTGGCGCGGCCAACACGTCCAGGCAGAACGCCTACGACAACCAGGGCACAACCCCGGTGGATCTCACCACGAACGCCACCCTGGACCTCGAAGGGGCCGGGCTCGTCTGGGAGATCCGGGACGACCTCGAAGCTCGTCTCTTCGCCATCATCGAAGGCTCTGCGGGCGGCACGTCGGAGATCCAGTTCGCGGCTGCCGTGGACACCTTCAACAACGACGCAGCGGTCAACGACTTCGCCAACGGTGCCACGCTCAACAGCGGCGGTGCGCGACCCATCACGGTGGGCGTCACGGACGGCGAGATCACCACGGCCGCTGGAGACCTGATGGTCCGTGCGGCGGCAGAGCTTCTGTTCGACGACGTCAACCAGACGGGCTCCACCTGGGCGCAGGATGGGATCAAGCTCTCCGAGACCACGGCGGAGTGGGATGCCTACGAGACAGCCTTCGGCGAGGTCTCGCTGCTCAACGCCATCGTCCAGGCCCAGGGCTCCGTGGCGCGCTGCAAGGCCGTGGCGACGGTCGGAGGAGCAGCGGCGGCTGACATCCCCGCTGACACCCTCATCCAGGGTCCTGGTGGGCCTGGCGTGGACAACATCAGTGCCGACCTCTGTGACTACGACGCGCTCACTTTCGTGGACGATGTGGACATCTACATCAACGGCGCGCTCCAGTGGAACGGGGCCAACGCGGCGGCGAACAACGACGTCTATCCGAGCGCCGTCGCCGCCGAGCGCCAGGTGGGCTGCTTCTACGCAGAGTTCGCGCTGAAGTACCGTGGCGGCGTGGACCCGGACGTCATCACCATGATCGCCTGGGGCTAGTAGCCCCCGGTCCTCACCCTGACCCGAAGGAGAAGGCGTAGATGAATCCCACGAAGACCAGGTTCAAGATCGACATGGCGGAGGACTTCGGGCGCAAGTTCGAGGGCATGGAGGAAGAGGCCGAACGGTCTTTCCACCGCCAGGAGGGGGCCAGGGACGCCCTGAAGTCGGCGGCGCAACCCGTGGCCTCCCTGATGGAGTTGATCGACCAGGATCTCAAGGATGGTGGTCTCCCTGCTTCTGGCGACCCCGTGGAGGTGGCCAAGTACGCGAAGCGTTGGCTGAAGCGAGCCCTGGGCGCTCTCGACAACCTGGCGACGAAGGCGGAAGTTGCCAGGATCGCTGCCGAGGGAAGGCGGAAGGGGCTCGAAGACGCGAAGCAGTTCGCCTTCAAGGTCTGGGAGGACGAGCGCGGCAAGCTCGAAGCGTACCTGAAGGCCGTGGAGGAAGAGCGTGATGGCGACGGCGAGAGCGACGATGTGCCAGGCGGTCATCCGGGGCCATCGCTGAAGTCGCAACGCCAGGCCGAGGAGAAGCAGAAGGAGTCCGCGCCACCGGCAGAGACACCGAAGGGTCCGAAGAAGCCCAACCCGCTCGCATCGAAGGAGAAGGCCCCTCCGAAGAAGGCAGCGAAGAAGGCCGCGCAGAAGAAGACCGCGTCCAAGCCTGCGAAGAAGAGGTTGCGCGACCCGAAGAAGAAGAGGTGATCCATGGGTCGGACGCCAGACGCTCACGACGGACCTGCCTTCGAGGAAGGCACATACTACGAGAGCACGGGCGTTGCCTCGACCCCGGGAGAGGTCCGCTACACCGGCACACGGTTCAGCTATGTGGACGCGACCGGGGAGTACGACCCAAGGGCTGGCGGCGGGCTCTCTGCCGAGCAGCACAAGACGCTCAGGCAACTCATCCACTTCATCGACGAGGGTCCTGCCGAGGGGTTCGCCAGCGGGTCCTACAAGGAGATCTTGCCGTCAGCCAACCCATTCCCGACATCGGTCATATGGTGGGAGTCAAGCTCCAAGCTGAAGAAGATTGTCGAGAAGCTGATCACCTGGACCGGGGCGTTCGCGACGACAATCGAGTGGAACATCTACGACACGGACGGCTCAACGAAGCTGGCAACCGTCTCTGACGCTATCTCCTACTCCGGGGCATTCGAGACGACCAGGACGAGGACGATCACGGTGTACTGATGGCCAATGACTCACCAGCGAGGATTCTCTATGACGTGAACGGGAACCCGGTGTCGGTCATCGACGACAGCGGAACGTACCGACTCTCAGGGGTCACGAAGGTTCTCAACTCAGGGGGCTCCCAGGTTGACCCAGCCACCGAGGGCACGTTGTCAACGCGAGCCTCAGAGGCAACTCTTGCCACGAGGGCATCCGAAGCCACCCTGATTCAGGCAGACGGCAGGCTCACGACCATCGACGCCGTGCTCGACTCGATCAAGGACACGGACGGGATCAAGAAGATCACCGACGAGCTTCCTGCTGGAACGCAGGAGATCGGGAAGGTTGCTCAGGGTACGAGGGCGGTGGCTGGCGGCGGCTGGCCACAGTACGTCGTGGACAACGCTGGAAACGTCGTCGGCGTGGTGCTCGATGGGGCTGTGTATCGGCTCCAGAGTGAGGCGCAGCTTCAGACGAAGGCCAAGGGGACTACGGTTGCGGCGCACCCAACGAGCGTGCCCATCGACGCTAACCGGCAAGCTCTCAGCGTGGCTCTCGTCAAGGACCCTGCCTATCCCAATGACCCAGGCGTGGATGTCAGGGTCGTGGACAACGCCGGGAACCCTGTCGGCATCGTGCTCGATGGGACGCTCTATCGCTTCCAGACAGATGCGAAGGTGGCTAGGGGAGAGGGCGGGGAACTGGTCCACCTCGACGCCATCGACACCGACCCAGAGCAGGGACGGCTGAAGGCCACGCTCTACACACCGGAAGGTGAGTCCGTGGCTCTTGGTGCGGTTGCTTCTTTGGCCACAGCGATCCGCAACGACTTTGTCAGAGATGGAACCACCTCCCCGTCGCTCCTCGTGGACGGGAGCACAACTCCGGTCGTCTTCACCTACGACGCCCACCCGACGCAGGACGTCTCTCTCCAAGAGGTGAAGTTCGTCTTGGCGTCGAACAGCATCACCTTCGGCACGGACTACTTCGGGGCGACGTCCGGGCCACTCCCGAATGGGCTCTTGGTCGAGATCACGGCTGGTGGTGTCACAGGAACCGTGGCGGTCTTGTATCAGAACGAGGATTTCGTGAACTTCGCTAGTCCAGGAGGTTTTGAGTGGGTCGTGTCGTCGAAAGACCTTCTGGCGTCAACGTGGCTCGTCGGTGGCGGTCTGAAGCTGGAAGCCGGTTCTGGCGATCAGGTGAAGATCACCGTGAGGGATGACATCGACTCTGCTGGGGTGTACTTCCGGGCCTATGTGAGAGGCAACCTGTTGGGGTAGGAGGATCAAGTGCCGACTTCAGTATTTGTGACAGGCGGGCAGGTGGGGATGATCGCCACCTTGGAGCCCGGCCTTGTCCAGCCAGATGACGACCTGAGCATCGCCATCCTCCGGTTCCACTACGAGCTTGACGGCGTCAGGAGCATCTTCCCAGGGGCCATCAACCAGGCGGTCACGGACGACGCCTGGAACTACGTTTTCCTCGACTGGGACGGATCGCTCAACATCAACACCACAGGCTTCCCGACCACGACGCACATCAGACTCGCAAGAGTTCGTGCTGTGGATGGCGGCATCGTGGCTATCGACGACGAGCGAGTCATCCTCACCGCAGGGATCGACAAGGAGATCCACCAGGACATCGCAGAGGGCCAGGACAGCACGACATCGACCGACTGGCAGCAGAAGTTGCGGCTCACGATCACGGACATCCCGGACGGCACCTACGTGGTCCAGTGGTACTGCGAGCTTCGGCACTCCAACAACGTCGCGAACGAGCGGGCCGAGATGCGAGTCGAGGTCAACGATATGACTGAGATCGGCTACTCGATGTGGCCATACAACATCTTCGAGGACGCTGGCGGCTTCGCGGTGAACACCCTCTCGGCTGGGAGCTACACCATCGACCTCGACTTCAGGCAGCAGAACGGTGGCACGGCGTACATCCGGCGCGCTCGCCTGCTCCTCTGGAGGATCGCATGAGCCACTACGACTACCTGAACACCGACTTCCCAAATGACATCTTCAACGAGGACAAGCTGGAGCAGCAGGTCGCCGCCGACGAGACGATCACGGCCACGCTGACCTACATCCACAGCGCAGAAGACGTGGAGACGGGGCTCGTCACCGTCAGCTTCTATTTCGACGTGGACCTCTCGACGGAGGAACAGGCGGCTCTCGACACCATCGTGGCGAACCATGACGGACAGCCGCCCATTGGCTACAAGTACCACGCGACAAGCTCCCTGGTGGAGGCCAAGGCCATCGTCGATTCGGACGCCTGGGACTACATGGCCAGCGCGGTCACGACGCCCGACTTCTTCATGGCCGACCTGACGAGGTTCATCGGGCGCGTCATCGGGGCCTACCGCGCCGTGGGCGATGGGGCAGAGCTTCGCGTGCTCGAAGATGATGAGAGCAAGATCCTGGGCTCATTCACCATGACGGACACCCAGGGGGAGTGGTCCACCATGCAGTTCTTCTCCTCGATGCTTCCGACGAGTGGGACACACGAGTACATCCTTCAGGGACGGCTCAACGGGGCAACGGAGGCCGAGATTCGGGGGACCTCGATGACCATTCTGGAGGCGGTGGTCGAATGATCTGCATCGGATTCGGAGCCAGCGACTCGCTGCGCTCGAAGCTCATCAGGTGGGCCACCGACGCCGAGTACAGCCACGTCTGGATCGAGTACCCATCGACGTGCTGGGGAGGCCAGTGGGTGGCTCACTCCGCCGAGAAGGGCGTGGTGAAGGAGCCGATGAAGAGGGTGCGGGCGCGGTACGACCGCATCTACGTCTTCGAGGTGAAGGGCTTCGACCTGACGTCTGGGATGGCAGCGTCGAAGGAGCTTCTGGGGCGGGCCTATGACTTCAAGGTCATCTGGAACGCCCTGCTCCTCGTTATTCACCGGGCGACGAAGTGGAAGTGGTTGTGGAAGGTGGCCTCGAAGGACATCAGCAAGATCACTTGTTCCGAGTTCGTGGCCACGGTGATGAAGCGCGCCGGGCTCCCGGAGGCAAAGGGGCTGGACCCGGAGTTCGTGACGCCTGGTGACCTGTTCCACCTGTGCAAGTCGAGCAAGACCTTCTGGACGCTGTAGCGCGGGGGAATGGAGACGTGGGCGATGTGCGACGAAAGGCAGGACACGAATCCTGAGATGGACCTCCAACAGGCAATCCTCGAAGAGCTTCAGAACCTCGTCAGCGAGGTGAGGAAGGTCAACGAGCGGATCGACCATCTCGAAGAGCGCGTGGAGCAGGTGGTGACGGACCTCAACACGGTCCACACCCTTCAGCGAACCTACACCGGACGCCTGGCTGTCATCGAGCAGATGTGCGTGGACCAGCCTCTCGTGACGGCGACACCGACGCCTCCGCCGAAGAAGGCTTCGAGGCCACCGGATGGGGATGGTAGAGTAGATCCGTGACGCTCAACGCCTCAGTCGGCGAACTGGTCCAGATCCAGTTTCCAGCCTTCGACATCGACGGGATCACCCCGCTGACCGGGCTCGTGGACAGCGACTTCTCGAAGCTCCTGCTCCGCGACAACACGGTCAGCGCGGTCGCCGTCACCGTGTCCGAGGTGGGCGCGACGGGGCGCTACGTCATCCGGTTCACCCCTGACGCTGACGGGCTCTGGTACGCCGAGGTCGAGACCCCGGTGGAGGACATCTTCGCCGACCAGGTGGAGGTCGGTCCTCCGCCAGACGACTGGCTCACGGCCATCGCGACCGAGGTCTGGAGCACTATCCTGCCTGGCACCTTCCCGGCGAACAGCGCGGGCTACAGGCTGGCCCAGGTGGACGCCAACGTGGCCGACATCCACGACGCGCTCATCATGGCGGTCCTGACGGCGAGCGGCGGGGCCGTGGACGGGGTCCTCACGAACGCCACCCAGGCAGACGGCTTCTACGATGGGCTCACCCTGGTGGTCCGTAACGCGGCTGGCAACGTCTCGCGGCGCATCGACAGCTACGTCCAGGCGGACGGGACCTTCTACTTCGACGACGATCTCCCCTTCGTCCCAGCGGCGGGTGACGAGGTCATCGTCCTGGGTGTCCTGGGTAAGGTGCTCTGCGAGAACAGCGACTCGCTGCTCACGAAGCTCGTCGAGATCTGGCAGCGGCTTGGGCTCGACCCGGAGAACCCGCTCTGCATCACGAAGACCGAGCAGACGGCTGACGGCTGGAAGATCATCAGCACCGTGGTGGGCAACAAGATGATCAACACGAGGGAGGACACCTAGTGTGGACACCCTCCTGCCGCCAGACCCATTCCATCTCTCGACGCTAGGGCTCTTCGACAGCGAGATCGGCAAGTCCACTCTGGGCTACATCGTTGGTCCGCCCATCATTCCTCGCTTCCCGGCAGATGCGACGGTCCAGGAGATGGTGTGGCTGGCTCGCGTCGAGCCCGAGAGCGACTGGTGGGCGAAGGCGCAGCCGCGCAACTGGATTGCCGAGCTTGACCCGAGCATCTTCGACCTCGAAGGGCTCTTCGGGTCCACGACGCACCGCGCCATCGTGGAGGCAGCCGAGGAGTTCGAGGCGATGATCCAGCAGGCCGACGACCTCATTGGTAGCGTGGAGGTCATCGAGGAGTCGGCAGTGGTCCAGCAAGATGGTAGGCTGGGTGTCGTGGAGGACGGAGCGGCGAGCGCCACCGTCCAGGAGGCCGTTCCTGTCGGGACAGTCAAGGACGTGCCTGGAAAGGGGAAGTGCTGATGCCCCAGCCAGCGAACCTGTTGAACAAGATCTACGTCGTCCAGCAGCAGACCAAGAGCCTGCTCGTGACCGTGAAGACCTCGGAGGGGGCGGCGGCAGACCTGACCGGAGCCAAGCTCTACATGACCGTGCGCGACAAGATCGGCGGCACGGTGCTCATCACGAAGACGACCGACGACGACATCGCCATCACCTGCGCCGAGGAAGGCCAGGCCGTTATCACGCTCACGACCGTGGACACCGACATCCCCAAGGGGTGCTACTACTATGACGTCTGGTGCGAGTACCCTCAGACGACCCCGCCGACCCGGCACCCGGTCGTCAAGCACGCCGAGATGATCGTCGAGCCCGCTATCACAGATTTTACGCCCTGACCTGTTGACAACGCCAAACCATGTGCTAAGTTCTCTGGGAAGGCGGAGGACACCATGGCGCATCACATCCCGACAGAGACCTGCGAAACCTGCGGACGCGAGACCCGGATGGTCTGCGAGTGCTGCGGCGCTCCTTGCTGCGGTCACTGCCAGCGGGAGGGCTCGATGTGCCCCTCCTGCTACGCCAAGCACGAGCGCGACTACGGCGCGTGGTGTGCGGAGCGGGACGCCGAGGACATCGAGGCGATGGAGAACGACCCCGATTACTACGACGACTCGATGGACGGGGACCACGAGAGTGCCCTGGCGAGCGCCGGATTCGGCACGGATGAGGACTATGGCTGCTTCGGCGGCGACGAAGGGTGGTGAGTCATGGCCAAGGGAAATCGACATCACACGCGACCTCGTGGAACACGCTCCTTCTGGGCCATCCAGCAACTCTCTCGCGCCCGGCAGAAGGGTGACGCCAGAGCGGCCCGGAAGCGGGCTCGTCAGAATGACCGCAAAATCATCCAGGAGAGTGTTGACAACTGCTAATTACACCTTAGATTGAGAGAGAAGGACGGAGGGCACCATGGCAAACCAGAAAGACATCGACGACGTTGTGAGCATGGCGAACGCTCGCGGCCTCTCGAAGCGCGAGATGTGCATCGCCGCCATGAACCTCTTGGACCACGCTGGCATCTCCGTGGACGTCCAGGGGCAGGTGGCCGACCTTCTTTACGACGAGATCGACGACATCAACGACTGCGAGTTGCCCGGCGAGGGCTACGACGAGTGCTGCGACCGTGTGGCGCTCGAAGAAGCGCGGCTGCGCGACGAGTTGACCCTGAAGGTGGAGGTCTGAGATGGGACGGAAGAAGCAAGAGAAGGCACCCGAGAAGACGAAGGCCGAGTTGTTCGACACCTTCGTCGGCAACATAGGCCGCCACTGCGGCTGCCTGCACCGCGAGAGTGGGAAGTTCCGGGCCAGCGCGGTCCACGGGATGCTCACGGTCAGCATCTTCATCGAGCCCAAGGTCGAGGGCGAGATCGACATCTGGGACCAGTGCTATCTCTGCGACGAGGACTGGAACCGGATCGAGTGCCTGGGCAACCGCTGCGGGGCCGAGCAGTATTACTCGAAGGTGGCTGGTGAGGCTCTTCGTCGGTTCGCGACCGAGATGGTCTTTGACGGAGTTCGAGGGGCCATGGAGATCGCGGCCTGACGTGGTACAGTGGGGGGCATGACGTCCCCCGCTGTCGGCTTCGCAACCCGAAACCTCGCCGGTCCCATCGGCGCAGGACAGCGTGGGCGGTTCTCGGTCCCACGGCGCTTCGTCCCCCTCTCTCAATTTTTCCTCACGACGAACAAGCCCGAGAAGGGCGAGAAGGCCCTGTACGGGCGCGAGGAGCCCCCGAAGAAGAAGACGCCCAAGGGGGCGAAGAAATCGTCCACGACCACTGACGACCCCATAGCGCCCCAGGAAGAGGCAAAATCGAGCGCTCCCAACCCGGACAACTGGAAAAAGCATCACGAGTGCGCCTTCTGCAAGGCACCTGGGACGCACGAGCTTGCCTGGGATGACGGCAAGGCGTTCATGATGGTCTGTGACAAGCACCTGGCGAGGGGCAAGGCCGAGGTGGTGAGGCGCGGGGGCAAGCTGAACAGCGTCGAAGGCATCACGACGACGGCCAACGTGCCGACCGTGCCGGTGCCCATTGGTGCTGGCGACGGGCGCAGGTTCCTGGATCGACCCGGGGACGAGAAGAAGAAGCGGAAGAAGCGCAAAGACCTTCCGGCCAGGATGACGCTCCTTCTGAGACGTCTATTTTAGTGATAGGATGACAGCAACCGAAGGAGAGAGCGCCCAACGCAGGGTGTTCGCAGGGAGTAGGAGCGAGGAGATGGCAGACCAGCAGGGCACAACCGAGCCCCAGACGAAGCGCACGATCAGACCAGGAACCCCGGACGACCTGAAGGAGTTGGCAGGGAAGGGTGAGCCCCCTCCGCAGCCGACCATCGAGGACGTCGAGAAGGCCATCGGGCCGGGCGACAAGGAGACCGGCAAGCCGAGCCCCCAACTGGAGCGGCTTCGCGCTGCGGTGGAGAAGGGTAAGGCCGAGGGCGGCATCATCCAGATGGACGAGACGCCCGAGTACGAGACCCTGACCGACGCCAAGCCAGAGCGTGGGGTCTACAACCTGGTCGGCGGCTACATCGACCGTGATGGTGTGCTCCACAAGGAGGTGGAGATCGAGGCCATGGGCGGCGACGAGGAAGACCTGCTGGGCAACCGCAGAGTCCCCATCGTGCTGCGGCTCAACTCCATCCTCTCGCGGGTGGTGACGCGGCTGGGGACCATCACGGACAGGGGGCTCATTTCCCGCGCCGTGACCGACATGCCCATCGGCACCAGGCAGCACCTTCTCATCGCCATGCGGGTGACCTCGCACTGGCTGTCCGAGAAGGATCTGTACAGGTTCATGGGCAGGTGCCCGACGTGCCGACACGAGTTCGAGTACACCATCAACCTGTTGTCCTTGGAGCACTACGAGCCAGAGGACCCCTCGAAGCAACTCTACGAGGTGGAGCTTCCTCACTCGAAGGCGACCGCCGAGTGGCGCGTACTTCCCGGGGAGTGGGACCACGCCCTGGATGTGCTGCGCCGGAACAAGGAGATGGGTAGCGACTTCCTGACGCACGCCATCATGGGGCGCATCGTGAGCGTCAACGGCGAGAAGATCGACCTGAGCGTGTCCGACGTGCTGACGCCGGATAAGAAGAAGGCCAAGCTGACGAAGCGCGCGAAGCAGGTCATGAAGTGGGCGAAGAAGGCCAAGGTGGTGGACCGGGAGACGCTTCGGGCGAGCTTCCTGGAACACGAGCCTGGCGTGGATACCGACATCGAGTGCGAGTGCAAGAACGAACGGTGTGGTTCGACCTTCTACACACCGCTGGACCTGGGGCAAGAGGCTTTTTTCTTCCCCCAGACCACCTCGATGCGCTCGAAGACGAGATCTTCTATCTGATGGAGTTCATGGGGCAGGGCTATCGAGACATCATGGCCATGCCCATCGGACGCCGGAAACGGCTCTGTCAGGAGAAAGACTACTTCGAGGAGGTCAAAGCGGCCCGGCAGCGAGCAGCCGAGGCCCAGGCGAAGCGAAAGGCGGGGTTACGATAGATGCCTGCTGGTGGCGGCGGAATGGGACGCCTGGTCGGCGTCGGATTCCTGGTCGGGGCCAAGGATGACGGCGCTACCGAGACCATGGATGAGGTCGCGGAGAGCACCGACCGTGTGGCCGAGTCCGCCGAGCGAGCAGGCAGCGAGGGCTCGCGCAATGTAGGGCTCCTGTCCCGCGCCATCAGCGGGCTCAACACCATCAACATCTCCAACATCTCTGACTCCCTGGCCAGCTTGGCAGAGAGGGCCGGGACCGGCATCGGTGCCCAGTCCACGTCCTTGGAGTCGTTCGGCGCTCAGTTCAACCAGACGGCCAGAGCAGCGGAAGCTCGCCTGGGCTCCATGTCGGGGGCCATGCGGGCTCACCGTGGCGAGGTCTCCAGCCTCGCCTACACCTACGGCGTCAGCGGTGACGAGATGTTCGCCGCGATGGCCCCGCTGTCGCGGATCGGCGTAGACATCGAAGAGACCGGGATCAACGTCCGTGGTCTCGCTGGGCACCTCCAAGCCGGGATGATCAGCGGGCAGGCGTTCGGCAACATGCTGTCCGAGTTGATCGGGACCTACGAGATGGCCCCGGAGGCAGCCGGGCAGATGGTCAACAGCCTCACGGCTATCGGTGACCGCTTCGGCTTCGTCGCGGAGGTCGGCCAGGGGATGCCAGCGCTCATGGACGCCATCAGGCCGGTGGCGGCGCGCTACCCGGACGTCGCGGCCAACGTGGACGGCGTGGCGACATCCATCACCAGGCTCGCGGCTGGCATGGTCAGCATGGGCATGGCACCGGAGGCGGCCATGCAGGCGGCGACGGCGACGTTCACGAACCTGGCAGACCAGCGGGACGCCATGACGGACCTCGTCACGGGCGTCAGCACAGAGTTCCCGCAGATGGCCGAGCGCATCGGAATCGCCACCGGGGACATCCACGGCTCCGTCTCGAACATCCTCGAAGACCCGCTGACCTTCGCCCGCAACATGGGCGAGATGATGGCTTCCGGCGATATGTCGGACGCGATGATGCAGCGGCTTCGGGGCACGCTCCGCGAGATCAGCCCGGAACTTCTGAACGTCATCAACAACGCGGCGGAGGGAGGTGACGCACTGGCCCAGGCGGCGGAGCCCATCGAGGGTGTCGAGGACGCCTTCAACCGGGCCGGGCAGTCGGCGCTCACGAGCACGCTGACCTTCCAGGACCAACTGGACCGGATGCGTGACGCCTTCCAGACCCGCATGAACAGCATCGGGCGGCGCACGATGCCCGACTTCATGTCCAGGCAGAGGGATGCGTACCGCCAGGTCGGGGACCGCATCGAGCGGTTCGCTGCCGACGACGGGCCTCTCGGCACGCTCACCAGGGGCTTCCTGCGCGTGCGGACCTTCGGGCTCGTCCAGGGACTCCTGCCGCAGCTTGGCGCTCTCGGCGTGGACCTGGGCGAGACGGCACAGATGGCTGGGCCTCTACTCCTGGCCATGAACCAGCTTGGCTCCATGCGGGGCGTCAGCGCTGTTCTGGGCCGGGTCAGCGGCGTTCTCCGCATTGTCGGTGGCAGGGCTCTCATGGTTCTCGGACCCATCGGCCTCATCGCCGGGGCTGGGCTCCTGCTCTACCAATACTGGGACCGCATCCCGGGGCTGCTCGAATCCGTCAGCAGCAGGCTCGAAGCGGCTGGGCAATGGTTCCAGGGCATTGGCGAGAGGGTCATCAACTGGGCCAAGGGCATCGACTGGGCCAAGGTCGGTCGCGAGTCGATGGACCGGCTCTTCAACGCCATCACGAGCACCATCGAATCTCTGTTCGCTGGCGACCAGGGACAGGGTCAGGTCGGGTCCGCTATCTGGAGCGGGCTCGTCAACATCTTCTCTGGCATCAGCATGATGATCGGCGGGCTCGCGACAGGGCTCTGGGAGAGGTTCACCCAGGGCTTCACCAGCGAGCTTGGCGGAAACGCGGGCATCGTCCAGCGGATCTTCGGCGTCTACTTCCGGGGCATCCAGGCCAACATCCAGAACGTCATCACCGTCTTCTCGACCCTGGGCCGCATCCTCATCACGCCCTTCCGGGCCTGGTGGCGGGTGGTGCAGCCTATCGGTGCGATGGTCATGAGGATCTTCGGCCAAGGGCAGGGCGAGGCCCAGGGCTTCTCGAACATCATCGAGGGCATCGTTGGCTTCACGGAGCGCTACCAAGATGTGCTTCTTCGTGGGGTAGAGAACTTCGAGCGCATGGCGGACGCCGTGGCCTCATGGTTCGAGGGTATCTACTCCGATGCCATCGACCCCATCGTCTCGGCTCTCCAGCGGGATCTCCCGTACATCGAGGAGCAGTTCACCAAGATCTTCCAGGACGCCAGGGAGGTCTTCGCGGACGTCTTCGCGGCCATCGGTGAGGTCGGCGGCGTCGTGTGGGAGCTTTGGACGGACACCTTCGAGCCCATCTTCGGCCTCATCTGGGGGCTCGTCAGGCAGGTGTTCACCGGGACCTCGGAGCAGTCGGAGCACAGCTTCCGCCAGGTCGGCGACAACGCCAGGGGCATGTGGCAGCGGCGCATCAGGCCCATGCTCATCGGGATGGTCCGGGGCTTCGCCGAGGCGTTCAACTGGATCTTGACCAACGGCACCAACCTCTTCACGCAGCTTGCCACCAGGGGCGGCACGGCGATGATTCGCATCCAGACCGGCATCGAGCGTGTGCGCGCGGCCTGGGAGGGGATGCAGAACATCATGCGGACGGGGTGGGAGGCGGTTCAGACTCACACGGAGAACATCATCGGAAACATGATGGACTTTGTGGACTTGACCTTCCAGCGAATGCTCCACGGCTGGCGCACCACGATCATGGACCTGAAGATCTACCTGGTGGACACCTTCAACTCCGTGCTCGACGTCATCCAGCGGTTCGTGAACAACATCCCAGCGGTCATCCGGCAGAACGTCCCGGCGCTCCAAGCCTTCGCTGGCGGAATGGAGAGAGCACGCACCGGCCTGACAGAGCTACACGAGAGGCTTGGTCGCGAGCGGACAGCAATGGTCGCAACGCACAGGGAAGAGGAGCGGGAGCTTCTTCGGACGATGGAGCGACGACGCCAGGAGATGGAGCAGTCGAGAGACGCCTTCTCCCAGGCGCGACAAGACGCCATCGACGACCAGCGGCGCATCGCGCAACAGGGCGAGCGTCGGATTCGGATGCTGACCGACTTCTACGAGAACCTTCAGCAGCAGATCCAGAGCGGGACTGCCGAAGCCTACGCCGACATGATGAACATCGCTGGGAGGTTGGAGCGGGGGGAGTTCGGCCAGGAGAGAAGGGAGGCAGCGAGGGGAAGGCGGCTCGTCGGTGTGCAGAGGATGGGGACCGCACTGGAGGGCATAGGAAACCTGCGGGCCGATGAGCGGCGCATGTTGGAGCAAGCTCTCATGCGTCGTGCTGGCGAGGGCTCTGCGCTCACGCCGAGGGATGTCGAGAATGCTGTCGCCAGGCTCAGGGGTGCTCCGAGGCGCGGTGGTGAGGCCAGGGCTGGTGTCGTTCAGGAGCTTGCCAGGGCCATCGAGCGCGGCCAGATCATCGGTGCTGCTCGACCGGCACCTGAGTCGGCTGGCGGAGGCAGGGTCGCAAGGACGGCGAGGCGCAGGCCAGCGGCAGGCGGCGGAGGGGTGGACCAGCCATCCAGGGTCATCGTTGAGAACCCGGAGGACATCGGGAGGGCCACCGGGGAGGACATCGAGCGGCGGGCAGGAGGACCAGCAACCAGGCCCGCTCCTGGCAGTGGCATCGACCAGCCATTGCCGTCGATTGAGTAGGGCATGGGCAAGATCAGATTCAGAGCGACGTCGAAGCAGAACTTCTCTCGGTGGCTCGTCATCGACGACGTGGAGCACTGGGAGATGGCAGAGCTTCCTATCATCGAAGAGGGTCAGGACGACATCCTCTACCAGGTGCAGCAGGAGGACCGCATCGACCTCCTGGCCAACCGCTTCTACGGCAACGCCGAGTTGTGGTGGGTCATCGCGGTGGCCAACAACCTGGCGCTACTGCCCAACGACCTGAAGCCGTTCTCGACCATTCGCATCCCGTCGAACAACAGGGTCTACAACAAGATCCTGAAGCAGGCCCCAAAGAGAAGGGACGGCAGGTAGGTGGGAGTCGTAGACCCATCGGGAATCCAGATTTCCGTCGTCGTGAAGACGGCCAGGGGGACGGAGTTCCCTCTCTGGATGGGTGGGGCTCGCTCCGGGGAAGGTGGCACAGGAGAGTCGTTGTTTCTCGATGCGAACGTGGGCTTCCAAGACCTGCCCATTGTGAGCAGCGTGAACATCGAAATGATGATGAGTTACATGGCCACCTGCACGGTGGAATTGTCGGCTCCATATGACCTTGGTCTGGCCCTGCTGGACAGCGAACTTTTCATCGTCGGCAACGTCATCATCGTGCAGGTCGGATACCCGCGCATCGGGCTCTTCCTGCCGAAGCTCGCCTGCATGGCGATCAAGCCGTCCATCACCATCAACCCGGACGACGGGCTCACGGCGACCATCAACGGTCGTGCCGGGTGCTTCGCGAGCACGCGCGGGCGCACATCTCGCGTGTGGGAGAACACGTCGGTAGTCAAGGTGGCGCAGGAGCTTGCAAACCTGCCACACAACAGGTGGGACGTGACGTTCCCACAGAGACTCAGGTCTGCGTCAACAATTGAGGAAGTCGCTGCAATAGCCGAGGCAGAGGGCGTGGAGGCGGCGCAGGCAGCGGCCACAACGGTTGACCCGCTCTATGGCAAAAGGCCGCGCATCAGCCAGCCCAACCGCACCGACTGGGATCAATTCACCCATATGTGTCGCGTAGCTGGGTGCAGAGCCATGGTGAGGCCGCAGACCCAAGGTGATGGCAGGGCACAGATTCTCGTCGAGCGCGAGTCTGACGTGGCCACCAGGGAGCCGGTTTACACGCTGACGTCCAGGGGGCAGATCGACATGATCTCACCGAATGGACGCTTCCCGCTTCTGAGCTTCGAGAGCGAGGCGGAGAACTTGTGGTTGTCGGCTGGCTCCGACCGTGTTGTGAGCGACGACATCGACTCCGCGACTGGAGATCCAGTCAGCGCGGAGGCGAACCAGGATACGGTGGAAGACGAGACGCCGAATGCCGTGACTGAGACTGGCGGCACTGGCAATCAGGACACGCCAGAGGAGAACCTGGCCCTGAGAGCCGACGCCGCTGATGGGGGAGACCAGCGTGTTGCAGCCCCGGCGAACTCGCTGGAGCGCACTCCGGGAGAAGCTGTGGGGCAGGTGGCGAGGGAGGAAGGCGAGCGTGGCGGTGGCGTCCATGCCACGGTCTCGACCATCGGCAACCCGGTAGCCTTCCCCAACGACCGCATCAGGATCGAGAACCTGGGACCGTTTAGCGGCAACTACGAGATCGAGGGCATGAGCCATCAGGTGGCCGAGGGGGAGTGGACGACGACCATGCGGCTCATCCGGCGCGGGACCTTCGGGGACAACTGGATCGCCGAGATCATTCGCCGCCAGACCGACAACCCCCAGGACCAAGAGCCAGAGGACCAGCCTGAGATCGGCCAGGACGCCCAGAGCGGTGGTGCGGTCACGGCAGAGGCATTCGATCCCTTCTCGGTGGAGGGCATCTGATGCTGATCATCGGCAGGCAGAGGCAGCCAAGGAGGCGTGCGCCAAGCTCGGTCGAGTTGTCCGGGACTGGCTTCCGCTTCTTCTTCGACCGGATCGTCCAGTACGGGCTCGAATACTTCCAGCTTTACTACGGGACCTACAAGGCGCGCGTGGTGAGCAACGAAGACCCGGTCAACGAGGGGCAGCCAGACCCCTTCGGTCGGCTCGTGGTCCGCATCCCGGCTGTCGGCGACGGAGAGGACGTGCGGCGCATCGCGTGGCCCATCGCTCCCGTGGCCGGGAGCAGCTTCGGCTTCAAGAGCTTGCCCCCGGCTGGGAGCAACGTCTACGTCGTCTTCGAGCGTGGTCAGGTGGACGCCCCGCTGTGGATGGGCGGCTGGTGGCCGAGGGACGCCATCCCGACCGAGTTCAACAAGACCGAGACCCACTACTGGATCACCCCTGGCGGGCACCAGGTCATTCTCGACGAGCAGGATGGCGGGCAGGTGGTCCGCATTCGCCACATGGACGAGGAGACGCGGCTGGAGTTCGACAACGACGGCAACGTCTTCATCGTCAACAGGGCGAACGCGAAGATTCACATCGGCGACGGGGCCGACACGCTGACGCCGACGCAGCCAGGCGTGCTGGGGGAGAAGCTGAAGGGGCTGATGGAGGAACTGATCGACGCGATCAAGGCGATGACGGTGCCGACGCCCGCTGGGCCATCGGGAACCGCCATCAACTTCGCGCAGTTCGATGCGGTGAAGGGCCGACTTCAGGAGATGCTGTCGGAGACGGTGGACCTGAAGTGACCCTACTTGGGCCACACTGCGGCCATCGTGGGCCACTTGCCCTGGGCACCGGAGAGTTCCCAGGCCCAGTCGTGGACCGTGTAGGCCCACACGAGCCCGCCGTGGCGGAGGTCGATGACCTCGGTACAGGACCGCTCCGGGGCGTAGACCCGGCACTTGCGGCACTGACGAGCGTGCGCGATGGAGGCGTAGTGCTCGCCGCAGGAGCACTCGTAGGGGTATTCGGTTCCGTCGATGGTGGTGATATTGGTCATGGTGTCCTCCGCTGTCCTGCACAGAACATAGGCACTGATTTGCGATTGTCAACAGCGAAAGTGACTTTCGCTCTGAAGGAGAAGGTGAGTGGCGCTGATTCAACCCGTTCTGGCCGGGAGGCTGACTAGCATCCTGAGCCAGCCAGGCGACAACGCACAGGCGAAGGCGGTGGAGTGGGCCTCGGCCTACCAGACCTACGCTGCGCCTGCGATGGCGGGTGTTCTCCTGCCTGTGTTCACCGGGTCTGAGATGGCGCTGTTCCTGGGGCAGATCTCCCCCGTCTTCAACAACCCGAACAGCACGGCTGTCCAGTTCGCCAACGCCCTGGCGAGCGCGGTGGAGTCGTTCTGGTTCCTGCCCCCGGTGCCCTTCCAGCTTCTCCCGGTAGCGGGCGCAGTGACAGGGTTCCCAGGAAAGCCAGCGCTCATCGCGCAACTGGTCAGCATTCTTGGGAACCAGTACAAACAGGCCGCGCAGCCAGCACAGGACATCGCGACTGCGCTCGACACGGCGACGAGGACGGTCATTGTGACCTTCGCTCCGCCCCCAGGCTCCACAGCTACGCTGGTGTGATGTAGGATGAAGCCGTGACGATTCGAGGACCAAAGCCCAAGCCCATTGCCGAGAGGCTTCTCTCCAAGGCATCGACACCATTGGACGGGTGCTGGGAGTGGACGGCAAGCCTGGACAGTCAAGGGAGGGCCTTCCTGATGGTCGGGTCAAAGTCCGATGGCACGAGGACTTCGGCGCGGGCGGCGCGGCTGTCCTATGAGGAGTTCGTTGGCCCGATACCAGATGGCATGTGCGTGCTTCACAGGTGCGACAACCCGAAGTGCATCAGGCCAGGCCATCTGTTCCTTGGAACGCAGGCTGACAACGTAGCCGATATGGTGGCCAAGGGGCGACAGGCAAGCGGTGAGAGCCACGGGTGGTTCAGGCACCCAGACAGGGTTCCGAGGGGCGAGCGGAATGGACGCTCAAAGCTCTCGCATCCCAAGGCGCGGGAGATTCGTCATCGGTATGCTTCTGGTGGTGTTTCGCAGAGGGCTCTTGCTGGTGAGTATGGGGTCACGCTTCGGGCTATTCAACAGGTGTTGAGCGGCAAGACCTGGGTCGGAGGTGGCCAGTGACCATCAGGGGGATCGCGTTTCCGTTCCAGAAGGGCACGACATCATTCCCGTTGACGCGGACTGATGCAGATGTCGTCGCGGACAACATCAGGCGCATCCTCGAAACCCGCAAGGGAGAGAGGCCGATGCGTCCAGGAACGGGTGCGGCGGTCTGGGACTTCATCTTCGAGAACATAGGGGCGCTCCTCAACGCGAGGGTGGACCACGAGGTCAGGCGGGCGCTCTCCGAGGGTGAGCCCAGGGCGGACGTTCTGAGGGTCACGACGCAGCAGGAGAGCCGTGAGGATGGCGGCGTCAACATGGTGGTGACCATCGACTGGGTTTTCAACCGTGAATTCCGCCAGTCGGCCATCACATACGCCGGGCCGGGGAGTGGCTGATGACAGAACCGATCCAGATCGAGTCGCCCCAGGCGAACATCAACCGGGTCCGATTCGCGGGCAAGGACTTCTTCACCTTTGTCGATGACCTCATCGCTCGCATCCAGCTTCTCTTCGTCACAGAGTTCAATGATTTCGTTGCTTCTGGCACCGGAGTCATGCTCATCGACATGGTGGCGTGGGCTTGCGAGACCCTGAGCTTCTACCTCGACAGGCAGGCGACCGAGAGCTACATCCAGACGGCCCGCAACCGGCGCTCCATCAACCGGCTGGCGCGGCAGATCGGCTACAAGATGCGGGCTGCGGTGTCCGCGTCGGTCGATCTGGAGATCAATCTCACCCAGACCTACGCCTTCGCCGTCACCATCCCGGTGGGGTTCCAGTTCCGGGGGCCGAACGACACGACCTTCGAGACGGTCGAGAGCATCACCTTCCCGGCTGGCGAGGGTCCGCTCTCCCCGGCGAGGACCGTGGCCTGCACCGAGGGGTACACGCGCGAAGAGGTCTTCGCGTCTGACGGGACGAAGAACCAGGCGTTCAGGCTGTCGCCAGGGTCGAACCGCTTCGTGGCGGACGACTCCGTGGGCACGAGGGTGGACGCGGCGCTCTGGGAAGAGAGTCAGTTCATCAGCTTCGATGCGACGGACCAGTACGAGGTGGACTACAACACCGACCCGCCTCTCCTTCGCTTTGGCGACACAGTGGCCGGGAACGTACCTCCGACAGGGGCCGAGATTCGGTGCTCCTACATCTCGTGTTCCGGGGCTGCTGGGCTCGTGCTCGCGGACACCATCACGGAGGTGGTGAGCCCCCTCGTGGTGGCCTTCCAGACCATCGACCTGACCATCAACAACCCGCTGCCGTCTTCTGGTGGGGCCAACCGGGAGAGCATCGAGGAAGCCAGGCGCAACGCCCCGCTCTTCTTCTACGCTCGCAACGCTGCGGTCACGCGCGAGGACTACGTGGGCTTGTCCCAGGCGTTCAGCGACCCCGTGGCCGGGGCGGTGTCGGTTGCCCAGGCATTCGTTGCCCTGGGGGCTGACGACGACCTGGCCCTCCAGGGCTACCTCAACGACATCAGGGCCATCGTGAACACCATTGCGACGACCGTCGCCGGGTACACGGCGACGGCGCAGGCGGCGGTGGACGCGCTGGAAGCGGCGCAGGTGAGCGCGTCGTCGGAGTCTGGTGACATCTCGACGGCGCTGGCGAACATAGACACGGCTGCGCTCGCGGCCAGGCCGAAGGCCAACTCGGCGCACGCCGACATGATCCAGGTGGAGTCACAGGTGTCGGCAGCGAGGACGAAGGTCACGTCCATCGGGGACGGAGGTGCGGTGGCCGATCAACTCTCCTCGGCGTCGTACACAGAGCTTCTGGGCTACTTCACGGCGGCGGACACGGAGAGCGGTCAGGCCAAGAGCAACATCAACAGCCTCATCGGAGATCTGGACGACATCGACAGTGAGGTGGACGACGGGCAGGCAGCGCAGACGCAACTCGACACCGACCTGGCGACCATCGCGGCGCAGGCGGTCATCATCGAGAGCGAACTGGGGAACATCGACGCCGCCATCACGACAGGCTTCGAGGACTACATCTTCGACCTGCTCGACCTAATCTACGCGCACGTCGATGCTTTCCTCGCGGACGACTGCAAGGCGAACCTGATCCAGGTCCCGATCCTGACCAAGGACGTGGACGGCTTCTTCGTGGCCCCCAGCGCGGCGCTCATCAACGCGCTTCAGGCGCACCTGGACAGCATCAAAGAGGTCACCCAGGTCCCGGAGGTCGTCAGCGGAGAGCCCTGGCTGGTGGGTGCCGTCATCGAGGGAACCATCGGCGTGGCAGAGGGCTACGTGAAGCCGACCGTGCTCTCGAACGTGCTGAAGGCCATCGACGACATCCTCCGAGATCGGGAATTCGGCCAGAACCTCTGGCTCAACGAGATCATGAGCGTGGCACCTGACCCGCTGACCGGGGTGGGTGGCATCGAGGGGGTGGCCTACGCGAAGCTCCGCATCACGGGGCCATCGGCATACCTCGATGCGACGAGCCAGAACCTCGTCATCGGCCAGAACCTCATCATCACGAAGGGGTCGGTGACCATCGCAACAGAAACGGCGGACTTCTGATGAAGACGAAACGACACATCGTCCTGTACATCATCTGCCTGCCATGGGACCTGGTGGCCTATCTGACCGTGCTGCTCATCCGGCTCTTCTGGGGCAAGGGGCTGCGGTGGGAGACCCCGCCAGATGCGAAGCAGCGCGGCGGAGGGCCGTGCTTGACGTGCCAGATGAAGGAGGGCTCGCTGCCGGTGCGGAAGGGCACCTTCCCGGTGGGCTGGTATCTGCACGACCGCAACGCAGACCCGCCGAGGCCGTGGGGTGGAACGACCCTGGGTCACGGTATCTTCTACGGACCCTTCGGGCGCTACGACAACGATCCGAACAACACCTGGACCAGGACCCAGGAGCACGAGCACTACCACGTCGAGCAGCACGAAGCAGCGATGGTGGGGAGCTTCATCATGGGGCTGGCGACGTTCATCGTCTTGCTGGCCCTGGGGCACCCCGTAGCGGCTTCGGCTCTTGGGGTGTCCCTGTGGGCCTCTGGCTACCTGCTCATGGGCGCAGGAGGCTGGCTGACGGCTCTCCTGCGCGGAGAGAAGGCGTACCGGGGCAGCCAGCACGAGGAGAGCGCCAGGGCGCAGACCGACGTCAATAGGAGCAGGCGATGACCGTAAGCTCACCCAGGATGCAGTGGCCGTACCCGACCCGGGAAGACGACCCATGGTACGAGTTCTTCCAGGACTACATCAACTCGGCTGACGCTTCGGGCTTCGCTGCACGCGAGGACAGGAGCATCATCTGGGCTGGCGGCGGGACGGTCTCGTGGGACCTGGCGTCGGAGACATTGGAGTGGACCGGGGAGATCGACGTCTACTCCCCCATCGGTTCCAGGCTGCTTCAGATCGATGCTGGGAGCATCGCTGACCTGGCCGAGGGAGAGGTGGTCTACGTCGTCCTGACCAGGCAACCGCTGGAGAACATCTCGGCGACCCTGGTGAAAGCGAGCCAGCTTCCATCAAACGACAACGCGATGAGCCTCGCCGTCCGCATCGGCGACGTCATCTACTTCCGCACCGGCATCAGCCTGGGCGACGGCGACACGGCAGACGGCATCGCTCCGGTTCCAGGCGGGGCGGGGTTGGAGGTCGAAGACGAGGGGGTCTCGGTAGACCCCGCTGTCTCCAAGATGGACTTCGTTGGCGGCAACATCACGGCCACGCAGACGGCTCCTGGCGAGGTCCAGGTTGCGGTGACGGGTGGTGTGGCGAGTCCCTTTGAAGACGACATCCCGAACAACGAGATCCAGCCCGTTGCGGCGAGCATCGGCAGGAGCTTCATCGTCGGCTCGCAGGACATGGACGACTCCGGGGTAGCGAATGACGCCCGGATGTTTTTCAACAAGACCAAGGCTGCATTCCGGGCTGGCGAGGCCACTGGCAACGAATGGAATGACGTCGATGTGGGCACCAACTCCATCGCCCTTGGGCGCAACTGTCGGGCATCTGGAGACAGGTCTGTTGCCCTTGTGCAGTCCTCAGCCACTGGATTGTCTTCCTTTGCTGCCGGTGGAAGTGCCAGGGCGCAGGGCGAATACACGGTGGCCCTCGTCGGCGGACAAGCAGCCGGAAACTACTCGGTTGCCGAGGGGTATTCGAGGGCTGGTGGTCTTACATCCCACGCTGAAGGCTATGCGCGGGCCGAAGGGGACTTGTCGCACGCCGAAGGCTACGCTGAAGCCAACGGTCAGGCGTCTCACGCCGAGGGGACTGGTGGGTACGCGGACGGGGATTGGTCCCACGCTGAAGGATTCGAGAGCATCGCCCGTGACCAGGCGTGTCACGCCGAGGGGTACGACACGTTAGCCGAAGACGTCAACTCTGCCTTTGACTATGGCGGGTCGCACTCAGAGGGAGTTTTTACGGAAGCTACCTACGAGGCGGCACATGCCGAGGGGTACTGGACGGATGCGAACGCGAAGTGGTCGCACACCGAGGGATACACCACTTCCACCGGAGCGGCTGGTTCACACGCCGAGGGAATTGGATCATCCACCAGCGGGAACCCAACGTCTTACAACAATGGTGGCGCTCATGCCGAGGGCTACCAGACCAGTGCGAGCGGTCCCAGGGGAGCCCACTCAGAGGGTCGTTTCAGCACGGCATCCGGGACTGCGTCACACGCTGAAGGCAACAGCACAATAGCAAGCGGTAACAACTCTCACGCTGAAGGGTCGCAGGCCGACGCTCTCGGGGATAACTCTCATGCCGAGGGGTATTTTACGACCGCGACGGCAGTCAATTCTCATGCCGAGGGTGAGGACTCTGAGAGCTATTTCGAGGGTTCTCACGCGGCTTCGAGTGGACTTGTTTCGTTCTCTGATCGAACGCAGTACCAGAGGGTCACGGTTGGCAGGAGACTCACTCCAGACCCGCTGTGGCACCCTCTGACCCTTGGCGGTAGCTCCCCATCCCCGGCGACCTCACTGGTCGTGCCTCTCGACCATTCATGGTCCGTCGCCATCGAGGTCACGGCGAGGGATGGTGATCCAGCTTTCGGCGGTGGTGGAACAGGCGACACGGCGACGTTTTTCTTCAAGGCAGCGGTGAAGAATGTAGCTGGCGTTGTGACTTTCGTCGGGGGCGTGTCTCCCTGGACGTGGCTGCATTCGTTCAAAGATCCCGGTGCCGCCCTGTGGGATGCTCGGATTGTCATCGGGACCACGGTGCCTGGTGCCATGGAGATCGAGGCGCTGGGCGACATTTCGCGGTCAACCATCTGGGAGGCTACGGTCCATCTGACGGAGGTCGCCACACCCGGCTTACTGGTGGACACGTAGGCGTAGGAGATAGAAAATGGCAATGACGCAAGAGCAGATTGACACCGCTATCAGCCGTCTCGAAGGCGGGGAAGCCCCAAGAGCCATTAGGGTCGATATGGGGATCTCGAAGGATGATTGGGTGGCCTGGAAGCGGGATAACCTTGCTGTTTTCAGGGCGGCGCATCAGACGTCGATAGAGGCGGCTCCTGCTGAGACTGCCGAGGAGCGGATCACGCACCTTCAGACTCGAAAGGCTCGTATCGAGGCGCATATGGCGAAGCGTGTGGCCCGCATCGACGCGCAGATTGCTGAGTTGGAGGCGGAGTGATGCGGAAGCTCGTCTTTCTCTGTGGGCTTCCGAGGAGCGGAACGACGTTGCTCGCGAACATTCTCGCGCAGAACCCAGTGGCCTACGCCACGGCGACGAGCGGGCTCCTCGATACGCTGCGGGCGATCCGCGACGTCTGCGACAGCAACACGTTCTACAAGGCCATGGACCCTGGTGAGCGCAAAGAGCGGAAATTGGCGCTACTTCGCGGGGCCATTCAGGGATACTTCGCTCATGCCGAGGGGAAGGTCTGCTTTGACAAGAGTCGTGGCTGGCCGACTTCCTTCGAGATGATGGGGTGGGTGCTCGGCGGGCGGGAGCACGTCAAGGCCATCGTGTGTGTCCGGGACATCCGTGACGTGCTGGCGAGCTTCGAGAAGCTGTACCGGGTGACAGCGGAGTCGTCTTCGACATCCCAGGAGCGGGCGGCTTTCGTCGAGCATCGCACGGCGCTGGGGCGAGCGCAGTTTATCATGAAGCCCGACGAGCCCGTGGGCTACGCGATGGATGTGGTGCAGGACGCGGTGACCCGTGGCTGGCGCGACAACATGCTGTTCGTGGACTATGACGCGCTGTGTCATTCGTCGCAGGGTACGCTGGACAAGATCTACACCTTCATCGGCGAGGAGAGCTTCGAGCATGACCCGAAGCACGTTGAGCAGGTGACCAGGGAGGATGATTCCGTTCACTCCTTTGTCGGCCTCCACGACATCAGACCAGAGGTGAAGCCCCAGGAGCCGCAGTGGCCGCTCGTTTACGACGGGACGATGACGGGCACACCGTTCTGGGCTCGCGTGACGGAGAGTGCTCGCTACTGGGAGCACATGAAGTAGGAGGAAGGCCGTGCCGACGCACCAATTTGCACCATCGAATACGCCCCCGTTCAACCCACGGGTCAACGACACCTACCTGGATGACGGGACGAACACCGGGTCAGGAGCCCCTGGGTGGCGCTACTGCGTCAGCATCGGGCCGAACGTGTGGGCTGACGTCGGTGGTGGAGGTGGTGCTCCGCTCTCGTCCATCGGCCTGGGGGTCGGGGACTACACGTACACGCAGGCCGCGCAGCCTGTGGAAGAGGTGGTCGGCAACGGAGGATTCGACGGAAGCTCTGTCGGCTCGTCCACGGCCTACTTCAAGGCTTCGGTGACCAACTCCTGGCAGCAGACTGGCAGCGGCGAGACGACCCGCGTGCGGCTCTACGACATGGGGCCAGCAGCGGGTCCTCCCGACGTGACGCCGAGGCTCGTGAGCGAGTTGACGTTCACGGCCCAGGGTGGTCCTCGCGAGTCGGAGGTGGCACTGACGGTGGTGTCTTCAACTCCGGGAACGGACGACATCCTCGACAGCGACCGCATGTACGAGGTGGCGATCATCCAGGACCCGTCGTCGCAGGGTGATGTGGCCTACCTGGGGTCGGCTGGGCTGGAGGTGAGGTAGAGATGACGGTGCAGAGCAACCTTGACGCGGCGGTGGTGGACCTGAAGGCGGAGCTTGATTCGATGAGCTTCCTGGACCCTGGCGCGAAGACGGCGGTGGATCAAGACCTCATCGACGCCATCCAGGCCGACATGGATGCGCTGGTGACGAGTTACAAGGCAGAGTTCACGGCGACCCTTGTTGACGACGGGTACGCTTTCAGTCCGACAGCGGAAGCTCTCGCGCACTGGCTCTTCGATGGCGGTGAGCATCGGCTGATGATGACGCTTTATCCAACGAGCGATGACGAGGCGATGGTCTTCGAGGCTGACGTCCCGTTCCCTTGGAGGTCGTGATGGCACGGTGGGTCAGAAACCTTGGAACGCGGCCAGTTGTTTCGTCAGCATGGGGCACGACCTTCATTCTGAGCTACACCATTGAGTTGCTTAGGATGCTCGGGTGGACGCTCGACTCTGACGATGGTGATGCCTTCTGGGCTGGAAGCTGCCGAGTGATTGATCAGGCTCCTGGTGTTGGTGGCTTCGAGGTCGATGCGCTCAATCCTCGTCGGATTTATGACCCTGGTGGTCGCTTCACGCAGGCTATGGCTGACGACAGCTACGCTCTCATTTTGCGTGGCGGGGCGGCGAACGGTGGTGCTGGTTACGAGCAGAACCAGTCGGCGTGGCGCATCGTGACTTACATCGACGCGAACAACATCGAGGTGGACCCCAACGGCTTCAGCCCCTTTGGATGGCAGACGGACACACAGATGGGCGGAACGGTGCTCGATCCGGTCCTCGACAAGCCACCCGGCGGGGGTTGGGTTATTTACAACGCCCCTTCTCCATCGAGGGCTCAACTTCGGCTCGAATATAACAGCGATTCGTACCTCTACGTCACCATGGCTCCGATGGGGCAAGACCTCGTTGAGACGGGGAACGGAACAACGGACGCCATCGACGCCACAGGTGCTCCAACATGCACGGTCACACTCGCATCGCTCGCTGGACGGCTCAACAAGCACATGCCGGGGACGAACATCACCATTGCAGGGGCGGCGAACGCTCTTGACGATGGAACCTTCCCGATCACGGCCATCGACAACGCGACTGGTGAGGTGACCTACACCAATGCGAACGGGGTGGGCGATGCGTCTTTCAGCGGGACGGTGACCATCGACGGCATAGCAACCTTCACGGATCAGATAGACATTGGCAGCTACTACATGATCGAGGCCCGCTGGAATATGTACGCCGACGACGATGGCTTTCATATGTACTGGCATCAGCAGCAGCAGAACACGGGCACTCGATACAAGAGCTTCTTCTCGTGTGCGAAACTTGTCGATGTGGCAAGCGGCGATACCGACCCTTGGTACGTCAGAGGGGACGCGCAGATCGGTTCAAATAAGCCGTGGGAGCAGGAGCTATACCTCAAAATGCTCGACGGTGCTGTCGCCCCGGCTTCAATCACAGGCTACCCGACATACTGGAAGCGTGACTGGGACCAGGATGACGGCGTTTGTTACGCAAACCAGTTTGGCATGAGGGTCGAGAATGGGAGCCCAGGCAAGACCTTGCTCGTCGAGCCGTGGGTGGTCATGGGCGACAGGTTGAACAGCGGCGCGTGCATTCGAGGCCGCATGTCGAAGGTGGCCATCGGGTATACCGGCTTCGGCAATTCGAGGCCGGTGGATGCTGCGGGAACGTGGGTTCACTTCACGGGCGGGAATTTCTTCCCTCGCAATGGCCCGAACGATCAGTTGCCAATTTTCGTGTAGGAAGGATTGAGTCATGGCAACCAAGCACTGGGTGAGAGACGTCAGTATCACTGACCCAAACTGCTCTTCCGGCAATCAGCTTGCTGCGAACGCGATCCTCTACCACTTCCTCCGCGTGGCAGGGTTCAACTGGCTGTGGGAAGCTGGCAATCAGGGCCATTCCGTCGATCCAAACTGGGTGCCCGACGGCAACATGGAGGAGCCGACGAATCCGCCTCCGTCGTGGACGGCTACGTTGGGCGCGACCGTCTCCAAGGTGACGACACCCATCGACAGCGGTTCGCAAGCCTTGGAGGTCACCAATGTCGGCAGTGGCGGTGTGCGGTCGGCTGACATGGGCCTCGCTCCGAACCCGGTCACGGTGACGGCGCAGAACGGTGCGTCGATGACTGGTCCAGATGCCAAGGGCAAGATGACATTCGACTACCAAGCCTCCCTCATTGACGAGGAGTGCTTGGGCATGGAGGTCGAGATCAGCGGAGACGCGGCCTCTGGGAACAATGGGCGCTTCGCCGTGGTGGGGTGGCCTGATGCGACAGGCGACGACAAGGTCATCTTCTGGAACCCAAGCGGCACGGCGAAGGGCTACACGACGACGACTGACGAGGCCACGGTCACGCTCCGACCGATTTTCGTCTTGACGATGGTGGTCTCCAACAGCGGCCCCTCGCTCACGGTCAGTGTGGACCGGGGTGACGGTTCGCCATCCGTCGTCGGCTCCATCCCGAACAACGGCGGGGTCTACACGCGGTACAGCTTCAGTTTCAGCCTTCAGGGCTCTGGGGCGACTTACGTCTACGTGCAGAACTCCTCGTCGGGACCATCGTTCTACATCGACTCGATGCACGTCTTCAGGTCGAGCTTCGAGTATTACATGGCCCGTGACGAGGCCGTGGCGAGCCCTGATCCGGCGCACTACGGCTTCACCAACGACCTCGCACCGAACCACTACGGCGTGGACGGCACGCTCACCAACCCGGACAGGTTCTCGGCGGGGGCGGGAGACAACTACTCACCGGGAGCGGCTGACGTCGGCAAGCACCTGTTCGTTTGGGACCCGGTGAACAACAAGAACAGCGGGTGCTACGAGATCATCGCCGACGTCGGGGGTGGCGTCGTGCAGGTCAACCTTCGCAGCGGGTCAGCGGCGTTCGTCAACGCCTCTGGGCTCAGGTGGCGCATCGTCAACATCTACCAGGACTCGCCACCTGGCAACGGCGTCGGCCCCTTCGGCAACGTCTACATGCCCAACTGGCAGCAGTCGTGCGGCTTCGGGATCGAAAGCACGCACACCTCGAAGTGGCGCTTCTTCATGAGGCAGAACCAGAACGGGGGGCAGAACGTCAAGTCGTCGGAGATGTGGAGCGCCCCAGAAGACACCGACTTCGACCAGGGTTCAGGTCAGTTCTGGACCTCGGGGCCATCGACGCAGCGGAACAGAAGTGGTCCGTGGTCGAGGAATGTTGGGTCTGGCGGCGACAACCCGAACATCCACACATGGCGTGGAAATTACAACTACTTGGTCAACGCTACGACGCGCACGTTCGTCATGACAGATGAAGACCTCTCTTTCCTGACGATGGTTCACTTTTCCCCGAACAACAGCGAGCATGGGTGCTTCTTCGTTGGGTATCACGACCCCGACATCAACCATCCTGGCATCATGAGCTTCGTTCACCTGGCGCGGTGGGAAGGGATCTCTCCGAGGAACGAAATTTACTTCGATGACAGTGTTGGTGAGCGTTTCGGTTTTGAGGGCACAGGGTTCGACCACAACGAACTCTCTGTGCGGTGCTGTCTCTCACAACTCGGCTATGGCGAATCGACAGACACGCCCCATCAGCAGTCGAAAGCTGGACCGAACCCGTGGTCGGGCGAGGAGTGGCTTCAGGAGCTTCGGATCACCAACGACCCGTATGGGACACAGGCGGTTCCATCGGACAGGGACGCTGGTGTCGGCATCGGCGTCTACCAAGGGAGGATCAACATGGCGAACCTCTCGACGTTCGATAGCGACCAGTACCTCCACTTCGACAACGGGCTCGTGTGGGAGTGGAGCGGCGAGAGCATTCTGCCGTAGGAGGCGATGATGACGGTGATCTACGGAACGGTGGAAGCAACGGGGACATGGTTCCGGCCCGGTGCCCAGACGCCTGGTGAGACGGCTGAGGCGGGGTTCTACCCGTTCCCCCTCCCTGGCTCAGTGCAGGCCACCTACCTCAACAAGTGCGTGGACGGGGTGACGAACCAGTGGGTGTTCTGGGAGACCTTCTTCCAGGACCGCAACGGAACGCAGTATCCTGGACAGAGCTTCGACTCGGCAACCTACAAGGTCGAAACCATCGTTCACCAGAGGGAGCAGGTGTAGGGAGTGCCAGGCTTTGGGTCAGGACCATTCGGCAGCGGACCATTCGGGTCCTACGACTGGGCACGCCAGGTGCTCTATCGGGACTGGCCCGACATCGACCGCAGGCTCGACGAGGAGAACGACTTCGCTCTGCGGACCTGGACCGAGGCCATGGGTCCTCTCTTCGAGGAGATGCTGACCTTCACCAGGGATTTCGAGCAGCTTCGAGACCCGGACAGCATCAGGACTCAGTTCCAGGACAACATCAGCATCACCATCGTCTCCTCGGCGGTCGAGGTGGTGAACAGGACGGTGCGGGTCGAGGTTCTGGACACAGACCCCAATGACCCGCTGGTGCCCCTGGGGCGCACGTCAGTGGGCTGGATTCTGGAGGACGTGGACGGTAGGGAGTTCACCGTCAACGAGGTCCACAAGCTCTCTGCGGCCTTCACGGTGGCCGGGAACATCCTTCCCACGGCTGGGACAGCGACTCTGAGGCCCCCGGCGCTCATCGGCTATCTGGGCGAGGACTACGGCCTGACCATCGACCAGCACGACGCCGAGGTCTTCCAGAGGCGCTTCGCTGGCAGCGCGTTCCAGTGGCTCTCACTGAAGGGTATCCAGCGGGCCTACAAGATCATCGGGCTGGTGGCTGGCTACGACGTGGTGGCCTACCGGCTGTGGAGCCTCCCGGACCCTCCGCCGAGCTTCATCCCGTCCGACCATCTCTTCGAGATCCCGGCTGGCTCAGGGGTCTGGTACACGGACCTCGAACCGAGGATGCCGCGCTACGACGAGGTGGCTGCCGACTACATCCCGACCGACGTCATGTGCTGGGACGACGCTGGTGGAGGCCAGACCTACGGGGAGTTGATCGGGTCGAACCTCCAGAACATGACGGTGACCGGGACCTCGTATGACGCCGTGACGGGGAAGTGGACCATCACGTTCACAGAGAACGCTGCTGACGACATGGGCGTCATCGCCTCCGCTGGCTACGTGACCGACACGGAGGTCTCCGGGTGGTACGCGACCTTCCCGAATGGTGACGGCGGGGACTTCCCGCTTGAAGCTGACCCGGTTCACATCGGCGGGCTCTCCTACTCTGTGGAGGTGGTGGGGCAGCCGACGCTGACGGTGGGCTCCGAGATCAGCATCGACTACGAGTGCCCCATCGTGGTCGCCTGCTGGTTCTGCCCGGCGAGCGCCATCAGGGTCACCATCGTGCCCGACGAGGTGCTGAACGAACCGGAGAGCTTGCTCGACGACGCGCTGGCAAGGATGGTCCGCAAGATCCTGCTCGTGGTGCCCATCCACGTCAGGCTCACCCAGTTGACGCACATCGTTGGCCCAGTCGCGGCGGCGGTCTACGTCAGCACGACTCCGGGGCCTGGTCACATCTACGCGGAGGTGTCGTCCCAGCAGAGGGCTCTGTTCGCCTACGCCTCGGTAGGGTACTATTTCGACATCGTGGAGGCCGACGTCATCGAGACAGATCCTCCGCACATCGCCGTGGCAAACGTGACACAGTACACGGTCCCGTAGGAGGAGGAGAAGGTGGCGGCATCAGCAAGTGTACAGGATAACTGGCGAACCATGCTGGCCCGCATCTTCTCGCGGGACCTTGGTGGGACCTGGGACGCCCACAAGGAGATCGTTCGTTTCAAGATCGGCGAGGGGGGCGGTTCGGGCGGAACGCCCATCACCCCGGACGCGACCTTCGACGACGTGCAGGGCGAGGGTGAGAAGAAGACCGGCCTGGCGAGCTTCGGCAATGGGTCCACGGCGGTGACCGGCGACGGCTCCTGCTCCTTCATGACGGAGTTCGCGGTCAACGACTGGATCAAGCCCGGAGCGAAGACTACGGGCGGCGGGATCAGTCCCTACGCACCGGGAGAGCCCGGGACCGAGTACGACGAGTGGGGCCAGATCTGGCACATCACGGACAACAACAATCTGGTCCTCACAGCGCCATACGCTGGGCCGAGCACGCCAGAGGACCGTCCCCCGATGAAGGCGACGGCGGCTCAGGGGCCGCTGTTCGTGTTCCGCAAGGTACTCAACACCGCAGACGTCGTCTTCTTCAGCAGCAGCCCTGCCATCTGCGAGGTGACGACGCTGGTGGCGGGGGCAGAGGCGAATCTCGACCAGTTGGGGAACAGCCCGGACTTCTATGAAGTCGGTGGGTTCGACGAAGACGGCGTGATGGTGTTCTACTGCACGTTCGACGTTCAGACCAAGGTGGCTGGGGTCCAGCTTGTGACCATCATCCAACTGGTCTTTTAGAAGGAGAAGGCGATGGCGACTGACCTGGCAACACCATCGAACACGCTGGCGAAGATCCGGTGGCACGAGCAGTACGTCTCCGAGGGTGTCAATAAGAAATTCAACGGGATAGCCCCGCACGGCGTCATCCGGGGAGGTCGTCTCGGCACGAGCTTGCTCAACGACACCGTGACGGTGGAGGCCGACCCGGACACGAACGACAGCATCTACTCGGCCATCGACGCCAACGGCCACCAAGTGACGTTCAGGCAGTACGGCGACGTCGCGCTGAACCTTTCGGCGCTCGCCGGGAGCACGGTGTACATCGGGCTGGAGGTCGTCTACGTCGTCAGTGCTGACACCACGGTGAAGTGGAGAGCCTTCAGCCAGGCAGAGGTGGACGCTGACGCCTCTCTCGTCGTGCTGGGTTCCGTGGACGTCCCGGGCGTCTCTGCGATCATCCCGGAGTCGGACATCTACTACGACAGAAGACGCGATGCCGGGTGGAACCTCTCGGCGGGGATGAGGGACTGGCGGCAGATCGTCGTGAACCCATCCTTCGAGGGGCGTGCCGTCAGCATCAACGATGACACCGAAGAGCTTCGCGACTTCCCCTTCTGGGAGATGAGGATCTTCTCCTCTCCCGCATCATGGAGAGTGCTTTCTCCGGGCTCTGGCCCTGCTTCGCAGCCGCACACCGGGTACAACAACCTCATCGCGAACGGCGGTGGTGTAGGTGCCCATTCGATGACGGCAACGCCCGTCGTGAGCCCGAGAGTCACCCCTGGCCAGGTCGTCAAGTCGTCGGTGTGGGTGCGTGGTGACGCCGTCACGCTTGGCTCTGGGGCCGGGGCGAGCGTCGGGATGGTCTTCATCTTCTACGACTGGGACGGCAACCTCGTGACGTCCTACCAGTACGTGGAGGACGGCACCGTCGTGACGGGCACCTTCGACTGGTTCGAGATCAGCGCGACGTTCAAGGTGCCCGCGACGACGTGCATCATGATGGCCTACCTGTGGGTGGCCGACCCGGCGAGCTTCGCTGGCGACATCGGCTTCGACGACTTCCAGATCTGGCTGGAGCCCGGAAGGGTTCACATGCCGGAGGATCGGAGAGTGGACGTCATCGGTAACGAGGTGACGGCGTCGGGGCTCATCGTCACTCCGTCTCCCGCGCAGGCGGCGTCAGTCCTCGGAGACATCGACCCGTCAGACATCGCCCAGCGCGCTCTGAGGCTGATGTGCAAGGACCCGAACCAGACGTCTCTGGAGCACGAGTGGAGGATGGTCAGCGACGCCATCGTAAGCTGGATAATGTCGCTGCCGCAGGGGAAGCTCCACATCGGCAAGAACCTGGCCGGGTCCACCAACAACGCGATCAAGGAGCGGCTGAAGACCTGGTTCTACAACACCGACGGCCACTACTCCCTCATGTGGGAGATGGATGGAGATGGGGGAACCAGCGCGAGGGGGAAGATCAGGATCTATGTGGCAGAGGGTGCGCCGGTTTCCGGCAACCAGATGGTGGTGTGCATCACCCACAACGCTGAGTACGATCCGGCGCTCAACGCTGGTGCTGGCGGCTGGACGAGGGACGTCTTCGGGTCGTCCTACAGGTTCGACATTGGTCGTGGTGACCTGGTCTACTACGGGTACTCGCAGACGGACCCAGACGGT